GGGGGTCGGTCGTATTCCGCGACGAATAAGAGTATAAATCTAATAAACGTATCTTTATTATCCTGCTATGGCGGTGCGTGATATGGTCGATAATCTAGATATAGCGGTGATTAATTTGGAAAGGCGACCAGACCGGTTGGCATATCTTTATAATCATATACCTATTCCATTTCGCCGGATGGCAGCAGTAGATGGACAAAATCTCTCGAACTATTACTTTGAATTCCCGGATTTGCTGGATACAGTTCGTGGGCAAAAACGAATATTGGGCGAGGTAGGGTGCTCGCTGAGCCATTATTCGTTATGGAAGGCACATGCCGCCGCCCCCGCCGCGGAGTTTTTGCTCATATTTGAAGATGATGTAATTCTTACAGAAAGGTCGGTCGAGAGAATTCGGGCTACAATTGACGACATTCAACGAATGAATCATGAGTTCGATGTCATGTATGTCGGCGGACAATGGACGCCCGATTATGATATCGACGGTATTGTGGCACCTTATTTCCCAATTCAAAAAACACATAGAGAATCTCTCGGCGAATACTATCGCGAAATAACCGCTTCAGTCGCTTCCGGCGCTTCCGGCATTTACAGACGCCGAAATCTCTCGCCAGCCGTCATTCAAGGCAATCGTAATGTGTGGAATTCACCACTATTTCGCACCGCGGGAGCATATCTTGTTAGTCGGCGCGGTGCGAAACGATTATTAGACGCTGTAGAAACAGATACAGCATTATTTATGAAAACACCGCTCGATATGTGGCTACTTGAAATGGATTTTCGCGGTTATATTCACACATACGACCGGTTCCCGCACCCATTTTATCAAGCCGGGTTTGAAATGGTTCGCGAACCGAGCCACGCCGAGAACGATATCCATCGAACAAACTTTCAAACGGTGGTTCTTCCCAACCACGACCGACCCGTATTAGACGACCTTCATTGAAAACGTACTCCAGTCAAATCCGGTCGCCCATTTTACACGCCCATCTATCTCACTATATCCTTCTCTTTGAATAATATATTGTTCATTTGCGAGCCAGCACCGATACTTTGGCTGAATATATTCAGTATATAGAAAATCGATATTTTTACGCTCTAGCTCTATCAATGGTGAATACGAATCCACAAAATCCAAGATATGCTGATACATGTGCTGTTTTACAATATACGCATGGTTACACCATATTGTCCCTTTCACCCATTTACGCGACTCATCCATACCATCATACTTTGTAAGAATACCGCCCAAGTATAATATATCCCACTCGGCTTCTGGAAAAGGAATCGTTGTAAGTTCATGAATACTGTCTTGGATTATGACATCATCCTCTAAAATCAGGACTGTCGAGAGATTTTTATTTTGAGCATACCGAATCGCATTAATATGCGAACGAAAACACCCCACCTTTGTATCCTCCGTATTTATTTTATTCAAGAAAATAGAATGGGTTATTCCGTGCGATGTTAAATGCTCGCTCACATACTTTGTTCGCTCGGGTCGCTCTTCGAGGCAAATCACGACGACCTCTTCCGCAAAGGGGGGCTGGTGTATAAATGCCGCGGATACTCCTGTCGGCGTCGGCCATGACGCATCCGGTGAAGACGGTGGCGTTTGTATCGCCTGTGGCGTAAAATTAACACTGGACGATATCGATGACAATGACCGGTCGCTTAGTTGAGGAGAACTTCCGCTGCCGCTTCCGCCGCTGCTGCCGCCGCTTCCGCCGCTGCCGCCACACCCACGATATTTGAAGTAAGCATTTGTCGCTCTATTTACGTCGGCTGATGGCGGCGACGGACACAACATCGAAAGATACGGATTCATAACCTCATCATATTGATTACGTAACATTAAATCGCGGGTTTTTTCGTATATTTTACGCGAACTCACCTCCACGCTGAAAAACCCGATACGAAATACACGGTTTAATACAATCATACTCACACCCTCTCCATTTTCTACATCACATGGCATGGGCATCATAGATGTAAGCGCCGATAACTGATTCTCTTCAAAAAATGTCGAGAGAACTTCGTATTCACATCCTTCACACGCAACCGCACAATAATCAATATATTCCGGACACGAATACTGAGAACACATATCATACAGCGTAATCGCATCTACTTTATACGGTTTGAATCCGGTTCGCGTCCATTCTTGTCCTTCCTTGCCACTTTCAAGTGCACATTTCAAACCACTCAACGAACGAACGATGGATTCATAAAAAATCGCACCGCCATTGGTATGAACTGATGACGTCACATTAGATACAGCAGCTATCACCGGATTCGCACGCTTGGCTTTAAGTTCTGTTTCGTAGATTTTCGCAGGTTCGACCGCAAGACCGCGCCAACCGCGATATCTCTCGAAAAAGCAACATGCCGAGTTATTCTCTCCATCACCCGCACCGATTTCGATGAAATACCCCGCGTCCTTTCCGCAGGTAATATATTTATCCACGAACTGGTCGTTTCGAATACGGTGATAATATTCAGGGTAGATGGCGAGGTCGTCGTGTTCGGCGGCGGGGGCGGAGGCAGCGACGGAGCGTCGAATCACGTCAAGTTCAATTTTCTGCTTTTGAAGAAACTCGTTTTTACGCATAATATCCCCTAATATCGTCTCCCATAAATGCGTCCCATACGACTCCGCGGGAAATTCATAGCCGCCGACCGTCTCGGAACGAATAAACACCTCGCCGTCCTGCCAGTGAAGTGGCATAAATAACTTCCAGTCAAGCACGCGGATTCGATACTTGAGCATATAATGCGGATGATTATCGATAAGATGCTTATTTGAATCACGGATGTGATGCGCCCATATACCCAACCGCAAACCCGATTTAAACTCATTCAACCATAACCTGATAAATTCGTTCTTCGGTTTCGCAGCCAAAAACGCGTTGATGAGCGCACCGCTTCCACGTCCAGCATTCCCCTCCCGTTCCTCGCTAATATAGAATGAATGCCCAGACGCGAATATTTCGTGAAAGGGGCGAACAATAAGCATATCAATATCGAGATATACACCGCCATGTTCGTATAATATCTCCAGTCGAGCGACGTCAGCCTTATACTGAAAGTGCTTTAATTCGAACCCGTCGAAAAACATCGGGGGGTCTATTTTATGAATATATACGCGCGGGTGCGATTTTATGTCATGCCAGTATTTGTTTTCCGCGGGGGGTTCTCTCGCATTATAAATCCGGACTTCGTAATCAGGCATATACTCTATCATCGAGAGAATACAGCGATGATGAAAGTTATAAAACTCGGTCTCGCCAAAATAAAGGAGATGGATGATTTTCGGGATTTCGGCGCATGCGTCGGCTGGATATAGTAACCGCAATTTTTCGGTGGATTCGTTCTTAATGAAATCTGGAAGTTCGGAGTCGTTGTCATTTATACCATTTGGGGCATTCGGCGGCGGCGACGGCGTATCTACGATTTCTTCGAATTGGGGAATTGAGACATTCGGGTCGATTACAAAATTGGAGCATGCGCGATAAAACCGCGTATAATTCGTATCACGCTTGTTATACGTCGGGAAATACTCTAAATACATATCCGCTATGGCGACCAGTTTTTCATGGTCTTTATGATAATGATGCTGATTGTGGATTTCTTTCAGCATTTGATTTCTGTCCATATATTTTGAACTTGTTTGATAATAACTACGACGCAGCTGTTTTATCGACGTCGCCGCCCCGCCCTTTAGTATATCATTATCTCTGAGATTACAATATCGACCCCACACCATTCCACGCGACCTATATTCTTCATTCGTAATATTATCGATTTCAACGGCCATTTTATAATAATCTTCATATCCGTCCTCTATTACTATACCGGTGCTGGCCATATGCGCCCATGCGTTTGTTGGCTCTATCGTATAATGGGCGTGTCTCTCGGGACATCGACATATATCATCGACGGCAACTATCGTATTCGCACCCGAGACGAGTCTATGCGAATTCATAATATCTTTTAAGGGGGTGTCGTTTTGATGACCCCCGTCTATAAAAATAAAATCAAAACGTAAAGGCGGCGCTGTTTCGCCGTTTTTCATTCGGTGTTCGACATGTTTTTCATAGTTGGGGATTGTGGTCGTGCTATCACCCGTGACAAGGGTATGCCGTCCGGGAAATACTGCGTCGATATAACGCTTCGCCGCAAACACGTGCGCATACTCGCCTAAATCAAAACTGACCACTTTGGTCGTGGGCGGAGTAATTGCGAGGAAAAGGAGTGCGGAATGCCCTGTATTAAACCCGATTTCCATGATTGAGTTGGGCGCACATTTGCCGACGAGGTCGCGAAGCCGGGCGACCTGATGGGTGAGTTGAAATGACCCGCCTTCTATGATATTATATTCGGCGATGGCGGTGGCGAGGCCATCGAGTAGCCGAGGGTGGTCGGCGGTCGGACGGGCGCGTTCATCAGGAAATGATTGGGACATTATATAATTCGATTATCGCTAATAATTGGCGGTTGAAAATAATTGTATAATGAAAGGACGATTTTATATTTATATGTTTATCGCGTAGTAGTAGTTTCATGTATTCGAAAGATGCCGACGGTCTGCGTCTATGTTGCGGGAATTATTAAACAGGATTGGCACTCGCGTCGGTTGCGCCTAATGAATCCGCTAATACCCCCAACGCCAACTTCGTCGCGATTTTCTGGTAAATCCAATTATCATCGGCACCCCACTCCTTATACTCGTCGCCGGTTATGGTGACGAATTCTACGGCTAATGCACCGTTTTGATAATGAACTTGGACTTTACAATCTACGCGCTCGTTCGGGACAACGCCTACATTCGTCACCCAAAATTGATTCCTGGCTCCTTCATATTTGGGATTTGCGGGGATACATACTTTCCAATTCGACATTATTATTATTATTATATATACTTTTTAAAAAAAAGTATTACCAAAAACGAATGGTAAAAGTATGGGGGGGGGGTCAGGGCGAACGACGAGTTCGCCTGTTATTTTCTAACCCTATAAATCCTATATGTTATATATCCCGATCTTGTATTGCTAGTAGCCATATCCGCCGTGCTACTGAAATTAATGAATATATTATCAATACCGGCGGCGATATCAGTATACAAATTATTATACGCCATTTCCCACACGGCTGTTCCTGCTATTTGCATCTGTCCTTGACCGTCACCCGCAGGAGCATAAAACTTCAATTGAGACGCGCCATCTATATTATCATATAAGACAGTGTCGGTCAAAAATCGGTTCATAATAAATCGGGAATTAGGAGCAAAGTCGCCCGAAGATTGTTGCGGTCTGGTCGTAGCACGAGATAATTCGCCGCTAATCATAGTTCTATATCGGTATGCATCACCGGTCCCTTGTCCTGGTGCGTACCCGCATATAAATACATTATTGAAAACTTGGTCGAATACGGAAGGAGTGTTGGTCTGTGGGGATGCTGTTGATTGCGAGTTTCTCGTCCAAATGGTATTCGCGGCTTTTACCCCGCTTGGTGGTATTGTGTTAGTTTGAAAACCCATAGATATAAAAGAGTTGCCAGGAGCGGTTACAGTTTGCAAGTCCCAATTTATATCTATTTCATATTTGAGATTGTAAAGCGCTAGGTCTATTTTACCCGCTGATGTAAAAGGCAAATTGATTTTATTGGTTACAGATGAAATAGTAATAGCACCTGAAAACCATAATACTACATCATTTGTTAGCGTATAAGTCCCGTTGGCTTTCGCTACAGTTCCACCAGTCACCGATAAATCCTGAATATTTTGTTGCCCTTGCCGTGCGACACGGATGAACCCATCACCCGCAAAACCCGACTCAGTAAAATTAACCGACCCAAGAACCAGAACCGACCCATCCCCGCTTCCATTTATAGTTCTATATGTGGTCGTAGAACCCGTGGCTGTTGTCATATTCACACCAGTAATATTTCGTCCATAATCGCTGGAATAAGCGAGATACGATACTCCTCCACCCTGTGGATTTGAAACTCCTGCGACAAACTGACCTGTCGCCGAAATCCATATATCTTCAACACCATTTAAAATCGTTGTCGCCCAAGTAGCACCATAATCATCACTGCGGTAACATGCGATTATTGGTGTACTTACATTCACATATCGTGTAGCAAAAGCAAACCGACCTGTAGCGTCACATTCAATTCTGCGCCAATAACCGCCATCGCTGATATGCCCTTGAACTAATGTAAATGTGACTCCGTAATCAAACGACCTGTATATCACACCGCTTGTATTACCGCTTGTTGCCCAAGTTATATATTGTACAGAACCTGACCGAGAGAAACACAATGAATTGGTATAACCAGCCGTCGCCGATAATGTTCGCGAGGTCCATGCTACTCCACTATTACTCGAAGTGTAATATCTTCCGTTATAACTAGCATTCAAGTCGGTTGCTGTCAAGTATGTTCCGTCGCCCGAGCAACGCATACGATGTATATACGCATCACTTGGAAAGCCCGGAGACGCTATTTGAGTCCATGTAGCGCCTTGGTTGACGCTTTGGAATAACGTCGTCGAGTTAGCAGTCCCGTTTGTGGATGAAATCGCAAAAAGTCGCGACCCTTGACTTGTCCCGCAAATCGTTTGCCAGTTTAGACCTACATCTCCACTTAAAAATGTTGCCCCGTAATCCGTAGAATATCGTATAGAACCAGTGGAAGCGTTCACGGGGGAGGCATTCGCTATGATTTTACCATCAACTGAAACATAAATATCATTTTGGTTTCGTGCCGTGTTATCCGCAGTAATCCAGTTCGTTGCCCAATAATCGGGCTTTCTTGGAAGAGCACCAATTTCTACTAATGCTTGGTTCTCATCACGAGATGCCGAAATCGTATAATTACCCGCCGATGACGTGATTATCGACCCGGTTCCAGCAGTCAAATCCTTGACATTCCAACCCGTAATATTCGTCGGCGTGACGGTGGCTGCGGTTATGGTAGCACAGTTTGTTATATTTTGCGAGTTCATACTCAAATTGCTTGATGCCACCGCCCCATTCAACATAACAGACCCCAATGTTTGCGTTGCTGTGCTAATTTCATAACTACCCGATACTACATTTACACCTATATTTGAACCCGCTGTTATTTGTTTCACATTCCAACCCGTAATATTCGTCGGCGTGACGGTGGCTGCGGTTATGGTAGCACAATTCGTAATATTTTGCGAGTTCATATTCAGGGCGGTTGTCCCTGCGGAATTACCCGCCGCTAATACCTGTGAAAGGGTCGGCGTTGATACGGGTGGGTCATTTATCGTTGTTTCTATATAGCTGATTGTCATGTCGTTGAAGAAGAATGCCATTTGGTAGCCGGCATTGACCACTCCGGATGGTTGGAACATGAAAATATCAAAACTCAATCGTGAGTTATTAAATGTATCTATTTGGTATGGTGGTGAGATTGGTAGTTCAATAGGAACGAGATAGGGGGTGTCTGTATTTGTTATGGTTTGTTTTGCATTTACTCCGTCATATAGCAATACCCGAATACTTGATGTCCCTGAACCGCTGCCAAGCCGATAAGCGCATTGTGTTCCTACATTATTTCCTGAATTTGTTTGTATAATATGACCTGTATTTGAAGCTGATGTCATAAAAAGAACAAACCGATAAGCCATTGGTGCTGCTGTCTGTGTGGTTTGATTTATGGTGAAAGTTTCATTAAACGTTAGTGTTTGGTCATTTTGGTTATCCAAAGTATAAGTAATGGTATTGGTCGATGTTTGCAGTGTGCTCCAATTTCCAGTTACTAAATTTTGCCCTTCCAATCTACATTTTAAGGTCATTGTTAAACCACTAAAAGTATCAATATTTATATTAGGAAATACAACACTATTCACGGATAAATTAAATAACCCCCTTGGTGCTCCTATTGGTGCTCCGGCTAATTCTATATACCCACCTGTTGTCACACCAGCGGTAAATGTGCGTTCATATAGGAAATTATTAGCCGTTGCGGATGCTTGAAACCACGCCTGTCCGTATATTTGCCCTACCGTGTTGTTTTGATTCCATCTTACATATTGCTGAATCGTTTGAACTCCTTTCACGAACGGGTTGCTTATTTTATTTATAACGCCCGTTGTATATCTAGCCATAAAAATACCACTGGCTACTGCGGTTGTGCTTTGTGTAATGGTTCTTTGGGGCGTGCTCGTGTAAGTTAATGTTGCTTCTATCTCTGTAGGGGTTGGCGCTGGATTGGTGACATTACTTGCTAATGGAATATAGTATTGAAGCCCACCGCTGCCACCCGCTGCGCCGACTGGACCTGTAGCACCAGTCGACCCCACCGCACCTGTCGGGCCCGTCGAACCCACCGCACCTGTCGGGCCAGTCGAACCCACCGCACCTGTCGGTCCCGTCGACCCCACCGCACCTGTCGGTCCCGTCGACCCCACCGCACCTGTCGGGCCAGTCGAACCCACCGCACCTGTCGGGCCCGTCGACCCCACCGCACCTGTCGGGCCCGTCGACCCCACCGCACCTGTCGGGCCCGTCGACCCCACCGCACCTGTCGGGCCCGTCGAACCCACCGCACCTGTCGGGCCCGTCGAACCCACCGCACCTGTCGGGCCAGTGGGCCCTATCGGCCCTAAATTCAACGACATAATATCCCCTAATCCAGAACTACTCACTTGATAAACATTCAAATCAATCGGTATCATCGTAATGACACCATCGCCATTACCGACACTCATGCGATACGGTATCAGACCAATCTTCAAGAAATTCAGCGTAGAATTCGCATTATCGACATCTTGAATAACCGTTCCAGTGCTTCGTATCGTTCGCGTAGTACCACCATTACTCGATGATGTAATTATAATATTCTGGTTTGTCGCGACAAAGATACATACAAGTTGATTAATCACCGGAGTTACGGGTATTGTATAATTTCCGGCAGCGAGTGGGATTTTCACTGTAACCGCTTGTATCGTATTTATCATATCGGCCGAAATTGCTGGCTGTATTAACCTAAAATTGGCGAGAGTTAGTGAGGTCAAGTTATTCACCGAAGGGTTCGTGTGATTCGCAGCACGTAAAAGTAAATGCCCCTTCTGTAATTCACTAAATGTCAGTGTGTTTATAATCGCACCAGTGATAAGCGTGTTTTTAAATACGGCATTTGTTATAATCGCATTCGTGAAATTTACATTGGTCGCATTCGTATTTGTGAAATTCCCGCCAGTTAAATTTTGATTTGATAAATTTACACCCGATATATCTTGATTTGAATAATCAGACGCCATATTCTTATATGTAAAATTGTAATATAATATTATCTACTACTATTCGCATAGCGATTTCGTGGAAAATTGGTATTCCGTGTGAGGAACGGTTTTTTCACTGAAAAAAATTGAAATGTTTTTCAAGGTTATCCCCAGATGACAGCGATCAGCATTACCAACATGTTTTCCCATCTCAAGAATGGCGATATCAACAATACTATCAGAACACTTACTGGATTTTCTGGACTGTCTCGACGCGACTCGGTCGCAATCAAATACCGATCCCTGAATCACGCAACCGCAATGCGCAGAAATGTCGCGGAGGGCCGCCCCATCTTCACAAACGTCCGGCCATTGGAAGCCGAACTCGAAACACGCGAAATCACTCCTGGAAACTTGCCATCTGTTGCGGGCGCAGCAGCAGCAGCATCGTCATGTTGGGCATCCATTGTTCCCGACGATCTCCGCATCGACAACGCCGTGTTGGCACTCATTATGTCTAAAGAGTTGGCGTTTCTCAACCGAACAATTCAAATGATTTCACTCATCGCATCTAGGTATCATGAAGAGCAAGAAGACGCACGCGAATGCGGCGGTGGTGGCGGTCGTGACGATGACGGCGAGAGCGACGAGATCGACGACGACGACGAGAGCAGCGACGAGGAACCGATGACCCCAAGAAGCAGCAACGGAAGCGGCTTATTATACCGTGCGGGTTCTCGCGAATCACAAAACGACAAACATCGCAGCGACATGAGCCAACTTGTCAGCACATTCCTCGTCGGGAGTGGTCGTCTCCAGCAAAGGTTCCTCAATCTTTGTAAGCTCGTCGACACAAGCGAAGTTCTGGTGAATGCGATGACGACCATCGACCGCCCGCACACCGAGGTCACATTCGAGAGACAACGCACGGCGGAAAAACTGGTTCTCTCGAACATCTATATCGAGTTTGAAAAATATCCCGCCGACAATCGCAGTCAGGTTGTCTCGGCGTTCTTGGAGTTGCGCGACATCTCGGTCAATGCGTGGAGGATGATGTCGATGCTGGCATTCTGTAACCTGTATCGTCTCACGGAAGGAACCGATTTCGCAACGCACACACCAGACGAAGCCGACTCCATATTCTTACAGGGCGGCTCCACACGCGTTCGACATGTTGTCATGCCATGGCAACAAGATGCGGTAGAATCCGCATAATTGGACGGCTGGACGGGACGGACTGCTGGACTGCTGGACGGGACGGGACTGCTGGACTGCTGGACGGGACGGGACTGCTGGACGGGACGGACTGCTGGACGCTGGATGCTGGACGGCTGGACTGCTGCTGGACGAAGGGACGGATAATGAAAAAAGGTAAGTGTCGTGCGGTGTCTGCTATATTTGTTGTGTTACTCTAATACTTTTTTTACCGTATTCAGTCTCGGTCGTTGGAATTTTTTACTACCTCGAAACACTTCATCCACCCTGTAAAAATCCGGTCGAAAATAAAGAAACATGCGCCAATCAATTCTAAAATTGGAAAACGACATTGCGTCCAAAATGCGGTTAAATGTGTCGCTTTCTAGTATACTTTTCATGAATATGCCTTCATCGTCTGTGAGTTTCAATCCAATCGCCCCCTGTGTCATTCCATACTCGCCAGCCTTGTCAATAATTACATTGTTTATACCCGACTCCCCGAATATCACCTTTGGAACACCAAACATCGGTATACACGGCGGCGGCTGGTCGCGCGTAGAAGACCAATATATTCTAGGCCCGTTCGTCGGCGTAGAATGAACCAACGGGTGCTCATAACCATCGTCTTTAAGTTGATTTACCCATTTTTGGTCGCTGCCGAATTGACTACGGCTGAATATAACATAGTCTTCGCGCGGGTTACTCGAGAGTAACGGCTGTATCAACTCGAAACTATGATTCGGTAGAAAAAACCGCCAAAGAGATAAATCAATTTGATGTTCTTGTCCGTGCTGGTCTTTTACGGTGGTGGTAAAATCGCGGTGTGGGATTGGAGGTGTCTTCTGTATAAGGTAAAAATCATACCTTGTTTGAACCCCGAAATCTCTCTTACCATCTACCTTGCTGTGTATTTCAAGGTATATCATGTGATTTTCATGCGTCATTTTATTGAATAACGTGCTTACTGCCGACCGCTCCGTTTGCGGTTTTCGCCATAACGCGGGATGAACAAATAAGAGATACGCGCCCCGACTCATCATTGTATCTAATGATTTCTCTACGAATTTGGGCCACAAATTCGCACCACCCCCTTTCTTGCTTTCATGGGTCTGTTCCGCATTAAACGGCGGGTTTCCTATAATGACGTCGAATTCGGTCAATGCCATCGAGTCTAAAAAACTACCGCACGAGAGATTCGCCGCGGTGCCAAATATCTCTCGAATTCGCGCACAACTCTCAGGATTATATTCGACCATATAAAGCATTCTCTCGATAATATGACGACTACGTTCGGCGGGGTCTGGGATGTGCGCGACAAGACCGGCCATCAGCCGCGCATAAACCACCATCGGGAAATTCCCGAAACCCGCCGCTGGGTCGAGCCATTTTTTCGCGGGGTCGCTCCATAGATGCGGCGGTAATTTGTCAAGCATCGCGTTGATGATGGCTGGCGGGGTGAATACTTCACCGAATCGGTCTTTTTCTGGTTTGCGCAGGGCTGGGCAAGATATAATAGATGTGATATAGGCGTCGGGGTCGTCTCGGTGGTCATGTATTTGCCCCAAATCCGGTAATGATGCGAGTCGTTGGCTCATTCTAATAACCGTCGTGCTTGTGCTTGATACATTATATCATCAAATATAATGTATAAAATTGGCCGTGTAAAATTGGCCGTGTAAAATTGATTTTGTAATCAAATATAAACCGTTCTTATATTATTTGTTTATACTATGAAAACGTTTATCGAAGTGTGTGCTGGCTGTGGCGGCTTGAGCACCGGATTTATGAATGCTGGGTTCAAACCGTTACTAATCAACGAACTGGAGAAAGTATTCTGCGAAACCCTCCGGAAAAATCATGATGGCGAGAATATTGTCGAAGGTAGTATGTTGGATTTGGATTTAACGGAATACAAGGGAAAGGTCGATATTTTACAAGGAGGCGTTCCGTGTCAGGCATTCTCGCAGGCCGGCGAGCGTAAAGGGCTTGATGACCCACGAGGAAAACTTATCGTTCATTTCAATAAACTGATAAATGATTGCGAACCAAAAATGTTTCTAGTTGAAAACGTAAAGGGGTTATTGTCACATAATGAAGGCAATACTTTCAAAGGCATTCTTGAACTATTCAAAAATAATGGAAAATATAATATATACCACAAAGTAATCAATGCGAAAGACTATAATGTTCCTCAAAAACGAGAAAGAGTCATTATTATCGGGGTTCTTTCAACGATTACAAAAACATTCGAGTATCCGCCAATTAGCGACCGCGTTGTTTTATTACGCGATGTTCTCACAAATGTGCCCCCTAGTGTAGGGGCGGTGTATCCTCCCCACAAGGCGGAAGTTATGAAATTAGTTCCTCCGGGCGGGTGTTGGATAAACCTGCCTAAAGAGATCCAAGAATCGTATTTGGGTGAGAAGGGTATGGCCGCGGAAGGCGGAAAACGAGGTATCGCGCGGCGATTATCGATGGATGAACAATCATTGACCCTAACCACGTCGCCGTGTCAAAAACAAACCGAACGTTGTCATCCAATTGAAACACGCCCGCTTACCGTGAGAGAATATGCTCGCATTCAAACCTTTCCAGATTCGTATATATTTTGCGGCGGAATGTCAAATCAATATAAACAAATCGGGAACGCGGTTCCTGTGAATATGGCATTCGCGGTCGCTACTCAAATCAAAGAATTCCTAGAGCAGATTTGAGTTCATGTATTTTTATTACATGTTTCAAAAAAAAAACTCAAAAAGAAAACAGCATTCGGTTGGCGTCTCAAGCGTCGAGTAATGTGCAAAAAGTTTAGGACTAAAGAGGTATATAATATTTATTTATTTTTTATGTCGGCGTTTCGTTTTTGACTTCGAGTTGGATTTGGATTTTTTGAAATATTTTCTTACTGGTTTTCGTTTTCTTGAACCAGCGCTTTTGCTCTCACTTATTAATTCGTGGGTTTTTAATAATTTATATAGTCTTAAATAACTTTTATCCGTATCCTTAAGTTTAATAATTTTATTTACTTTATCCTGCCTGCCTTGTCCGCTAAGACCTTGGAAGAAAATAAAGTCGTTAATATCAGTTGCCAACTGTTTCATATATGCAGGGTTGTCTGTTCCTAGTAAATTGGTAAATACATCATGCCATTTGCTGCTTATTTGAGTTCGGGTTCTTGACTTACTATAATTCTTCGCAAATCTTTTAAACTGTTCACTGATAAATGCATATTCCTCCGGTGTTACTTGTGATCGAAGTTTGGCAATATCGACAGTAGGAAATTCTGCCGAACTAGTCAGCGGGGTCAAATGAGGATATTTTAACTGAATTTGCATTAAAATTGGTTTAAAAAGTTCATCGGTGGCAGCTTCAGCATCAGCTTTGGCTTCGGTGGCAGCTTTGGCTTCGGTGGCAGCTTTGGCTTCGGTGGCCGCTTTGGCAGTTTCAAAATTGTAATCCCATTCCCATTGACCGAATACCTTCTTACTTTCAGTATTCCATTCAGCGCTGGTTTGTTTAAATATGTTTGAAAGTTTTGTTAGAAGTTGGGTTTTAATTTGCATTTCATTGTTATCGATCAAATCATAATATTTCGGAGGGTCGGATGTAATTTGTTTGCGTATCTTAGCTACGATATGCTTGTTTATTTTTTCTTGATTATTCAAAAAGGTTTCAACTTTCGCTTTATAACAACCGCTGCTGTATGCCATCATACTAAACAACATTGGTGCTTGAGCTTTCATAGCACTCAACTCACCATTAGCAATAACGTGAATTCCTGGAGAACTAATATTGACTGTTTTAATACTATTAACGTATGCGTTTGCTACGTCAATATCATTCTTATCTTGAAAATAACTAGTTAACAAGGCATTTATAGCGTTAAGACGCGCAGAGCATAAATTAACAGCATCATCGATGTCGTAGGTATAATCATTCATCCATATATAGACGCTGAATAATATTTATTTTACAAACATATAAAAAATAAATACTTACAATAGTTTATTTTATTTACAACACAAACTAAAGAGTAAAAACCATGAATTTGGAACTTTCCAACTTCGACATACGGGTGTTCAATTTCATTCATGTATCATTTTGTAATGTAAACTAAAATTCGATACATAAAAATACGCGGGTTCTGGTTTATTTATTTTTCTATTTCCGTATTTGTATATTTGCTTCGCTAGATATACTTAATACTCCCTGAACTGGTCACGGATGTGTTCAAACACCACAATCGCATCCCGTGCGCACGTCGTGATATACTCCGCCACAATCCCTTCATCCACCCCCACCGTCTCTACGAACCCGACACGTATCATACTATCCGGATTATGTGGGTGAATTTTCCTGAACGCACAATAGGTCACCGTCTGGTCGTCCGCGTAATGCTTGTCGTGCATGAAGAACTCCAGCACCTTCCCTAAGGTATAATCCTCCCCTTTAAGTTCGATATCGAACCCGTTCTGGATGGTGCTCACCGTTGGAATGATATGGTTCTCTCCGCTCTCAATATCGCGGATGAACTTTGTACATTTGTTTATCATAATCTGCGCGGCCTTGCTCACGATATCCGCGTTCGTGAAGACCCCCACCGTCTCTATCACGAAATCGAAACTGTCGTCTTTTGTATGACGTTGAGCATCAAGCAGCGACCAGTTCTTTCGCTGGGCGTTCATTTCTTCGCTGCCAATCGCGGCTACACCTTCCTTCACAAGTTCGGCCTCCTTGATGCGCCACGCCTCGTCGACCTTGGTGGGGTCCATCGTCATACTGTAAGCACATGTGCTCACGACGTTGAACCCGCCGTCCTCTTTAGGGGTCCCGATATCGAGGTCGCATGTCATCGCGAGTTGCTCGGGCTCGCCGTATTCGGTCATTTTCGGGAGGAGGCGGGCGAACTCGATAAAATCGCCTGTGATGGCGTTGGGTTTGAATATTTCGTGACATTTGACATCAGTGAGGTATTTGCCGTTGACTTTGTTTTTCATCCGGAAATCCTTTGTCGTGATGTAGCGAATTTCACCGCCGTCGGCAGTGACATTTATTTCGACGGCGTAATCTTTGTAGGGGAAATCGGTTTCGGTTATGTGAATTGGTATGCAGCTGAGGCGTTGCTTCAGAATCTCGTTATGCAATCTCGATGTGTTTGTTACGATCGATGCTTTACACTCTGAGTAAGGGAATGTGCGAAATACTATGGTGCTGATATCCGAAAGGATGACCCTACGAAGAGCGTTGGCCAGCGACACATTGATGCGATCGATGGTGAAGTTGAGTTGGCCGTTTTGGTCTGTTTTTGACACGATGCGGGGGATGTATTTGCTGACAGCCGACTTGGAATGAAATGGGGCGGATGATTCGGTAGCGGAATCAAAAGCGGAAGACATTATTCAATAGTAAAGAATAAACGATACCTTTTATATATGTTAATATTAACTTTTACTATCAATTTTTTCTTCAAATATTTTAATATTTCAAACGCTGATTTAACATAAATTGATTTATAAATATTTGTCTATTAATTATAACATTCATTATATAAATGTGTATTCATCCGGGTTGTAAAACGCGACCAATCTATAATAACGAAGGCGAAACAAAGGGGTTGTATTGTTCCGCACACATGCAGGATGGGATGGTAAATGTGATTAGCCGGACATGTATTCACGAGGGGTGTAAAACGATACCAATCTATAATAACGAAGGCGAAACAAAGGGGGTGTATTGTTCCGCACACATGCAGGATGGGATGGTAAATGTGAAAGATAAGACGTGTATTCACGACGGGTGTAAAACACGACCAAACTATAACAATGAATACCGGACAAACGGTTTGTATTGTTCGGAACACAAGAAGGACGGGATGGTCAATGTGAAAAACAAGAGGTGTATTCACGATGGGTGTAAAAGACAACCAAGCTATAACAACGAAGACCGGACAAAAGGTTTGTATTGTTCGGAACACAAGAAGGACGGGATGGTCAATGTGAAAAACAAGAGGTGTATTCACGAAGGGTGTAAGAAAGAACCAAGCTATAACAACGAAGACCGGACAAAAGGTTTGTATTGTTCGGAACACAAGAAGGACGGGATGGTCAATGTGAAAAACAATAGGTGTATTCACGAAGGGTGTAAGAAAGAACCAAGCTATAACAAAGAAGGTGAAACAAAACGGTTGTATTGCTCGGAACACAAAAATGATGGGATGATAAATGTGGCAAACAATAGATGTCCTCACGAAGGGTGTAAGAAACAACCAACCTATAACAACGAAGGTGAAACAAAAGCATTATATTGTTTGGAACACAAGAAGGATGGGATGGTGAATGTGAAAAGTAAGACTTGCCTTCACGAAGGGTGTAAAAAACAACCAACCTATAACAACGAAGGCGAAACAAAAGCGTTGTATTGTTTGGAACACAAGAAGGATGGAATGGTGAATGTAAAGCACAAGACGTGTATTCACGAAGGGTGTAAAAAACAACCAACCTATAACAACAAAGGCGATACAACAGCTTTGTATTGTTCGGAACACAAACAGGAAGAGATGGTGGATGTGAGAAGCAAGAGGTGTATTTACAACGGGTGTAAAACGCGTCCAATCTATAACAACGAAGGCTATACAAAAGGTTTATATTGTTACGCACACAAGCAGGACGGGATGGTAAATGTGAAAGACAAGAATTGTATACACGAAGGGTGTAGAAAAATACCAAACTATAATGAAGAAGGCCATACATCAGGGTTATATTGTTCAGAACACAAGAAGGAATGGATGATTAATGTAAAAAGCAAGACATGTATTTATGAATTGTGTAAAAAACAGCCAAACTATAACAACGAAGGCGAAACAAAACCGTTATATTGTTCGGAACACAAACTACAAGGAATGGTAGATATAAAACACAGAACCTGTAAAACCTACCTGTGCTCAACACGAGTTACAGAAAAATACGACGGATACTGCCGATTTTGTTATATGAACCTCTTCCCCGACAAACCAGTATCACGTAATTACAAAACCAAAGAATATGCTGTGGTTGAATTTGTGAAAACAACGTTCGCAGAATTAAGTTGGGTAGCTGACAAAATAGTAAATAGCGGTTGTTCCAAACGCCGACCAGATTTGTTATTGGATTTAGGGTATCAAGTTATTATTGTAGAAGTAGATGAAAACCAGCACATAGATTATGATTGTAGTTGTGAAAATAAACGCATAATGGAATTGTCGCAAGATGTAGGACACCGACCTATCGTATTTATCAGGTTCAATCCTGACGAATATGAAAAAGATGGAACAAACATATCTTCGTGTTGGGGATGTGACAAGACTGGATTATGCGTTGTTAAAAAATCAAAAAAGAATGAATGGACCGACCGGTTACATGTATTAGAAGAGACTATCAGTTATTGGGTAAGTCCGGAAAATACCACGTCTAAAATGATTGAAACAATCCAGTTATTTTATGATGTATAAATCTTAATTTGTCTATACGCGTAAAAACCCACATAAAGTTTTTTCTTTGATTTAGTAATAAGAAAGACGCAATGTCATGCATTATATACTATAGTACACACTGTGATAAATCAAAAGCCGTATTAACGGCACTTTCTAAATCGCAAGTCAGTAATGATATTCATTTTCTCTGTATTGACAAGCGTGTGAAATCTGGCACTGGAGCATGGCATATTGTAACAGAAAGCGGCGAAAAAGTCCTCCTCCCGCCTCAAGTCAACCGCGTGCCCGCCCTCCTTCTACTTAATAAGGGTCACATGGTGCTATACGGCGACCAAATTCTCCAGCATTTTCAGCCTAAGAATGTCGCACTGAATAACGAGGCGACCGGCTTCAATGGCGAACCGAATGCCTTTGCTTTAGGGCGCGAGAGTATGGGTAGCGGATTCGGCGTCGCGTCGGATAATTACAGTTTCTTAGACCAGAGTGCTGATGAACTCTCGGCGAAGGGAAACGGCGGCATGCGACAACTTTATAACTATGCGACGATTGATGTCGTGGATAAAATCGAAACACCGCCAGACAATTATTCGCCAGATAAGGTTGGAAGTGTTTCTTTAGAGCAATTACAAAAACAACGGAACACAGATATACAACAACCGAATGCTAATAATCATATTGTTGGCGGCGGGGGCGGTGGCGGCAATATCGGGGGCAATAACAGAACTGCGGGTCCAACGGAAAATGTTGCTATGCGAGGGGGTGGTGGTATGAACTATGACGGAGGTGGTGGTGGCGGGTTCGGCGGCGGTGGCGGTGGCGGTGGAATGCCGAGCGGTTCTCAGCGTGGACAAGCGATGCCAGCCCAGCAACAGTATGCACCAGTTGGAACACCTCCGCAGTTTGCCGCACAGGCGGCGTATCGCGCCCCGCCTCAACAACCCGAGTATTCGCGTTTGGCTGGTGGTGGCGGCGGCGGAAACGGAAGTTTGCGTGGAACGATGGATATGCGCGCCCAACCGCGTGGAGGCGGAAGTTGGATTTAGCGTGATGAAATATTATTTTGTCGATGAACCTGTTTCGTGTAAAATTGAAATGTATAATTAAGAATTATATATTTCAATAAGAACAATATCATCACCCACCCTATAAAGTGATGGCTGACTCCGCCTCCGCCGCCCCCGCGAAGAAATACCGCACCCACTTCATCCGTTCTTGGTATGAATACCAGCGCAGCACCCCGTCTCATCTCCATTCCATCGAACATTATAATGCCGAGTGCGAAAAACACGCCAATCTATACGACGCTCATGTCATGGTTCTTCGCGAGAATGTCACAAAAATAACAGGTTATTACTGTTACACAGGCTGGTCTCCACAGAATTGTGCCGACACCGATGATACATACGTGGATGTCCGCACTGGAAAGAAATATACGCTAGACGGCGAAGGCTCGTTTTTCAAAGACATCGGCCGCTGATTTATTATTATGGTTTTTACCGAAGGGAATATATATATCCAGTATTTCGTGTATTTATGGATTCGCTTCGCGATTTATACGACAAGTATGATACTATCATCAAGTATTCAGCCTATGCGTTTGCGGGATGGTTTCTCTCGTGGGTGCTTTTTTTTATCATGCTTCCCTTCATGATTCGCTACTACGGTAAAGTCAAGGGCGCATCCCTGAACTATGGATTTAGCTGGTTTTCAATGATTGCCATTATCCTCGGTTTAGAGTTTGGGATGCGATAAGGGACCAGACGACGCCTCCATTTCCCAGACACCGATGGTGGAAGAGAACCGGATTTTTGTGTAAATACAGAAACCTCCAGAAAATATTCCGTTTGAAATGAAAAGTTTATAACCTTCCATTCCAAAAGTTCAGCATCCGAAGTTCCAAACACTTTACAGCCGAAAATATTCCGTTCAAAACATGATAAATCCAAAAGTTGGCATTTCAAAACTTGGATGTATTACTTTTCAAACACTTTTCAGCCAAAAATATTCCGTTTAAAAATTGAAAAATTATGAGAATCTAATCGGCGGGGGTAGAATTGTGAATATTATATTAATAATGAGACCATATATGGTGTGGTTTATTGTGCGGTATATGGTGGATGGTGTGGGCGGGGTGGCGGGGGGGTGGTGGGGGGTGTATGGATTGGGTGGATTGGGTTGGCGTCGGTTTTGTAGTCGTTGGGATAAATGTCCCAATAAATGTCCATTTTGCCCTTTGTGTGTGGAAGTTTTAAAACACGAAATGCAAAACATCAAAAAACGGGATTGTGACCATAATGCTCACAAAACGTATTTTTGGCTCCAAAAACATGTGACTGACAATTTTTGGGGATGGCGGTGGGGGAGGAGGAGGGCGTATATTTAGACGTTTTATTTTAGTCTTCTATACTATAACAGACTACCAAATGACTAACGAAAAACTGAGTGTTGGCTATACCTGTGAAATTTGTGACTTTATGTCGTATAATAAAACCGACTATGAACGGCATTTAACGAGACGTAAGCATCATGAAAACGTCAAATACTACAAAAAAACGCAAGCCAAACCTGAACCTAATGCTTGCCCTTCTTGTCACAAGATATTCAAACATCGGTCGAGTGTTTATAAGCATAAGACAGTATGCCTTGGACATCCATCGCCGCTGTCAGTTGCTACCGCCGGCACCTCCGCCCCCATGGCATCCACACCAACGGAACTTCATATAACCGATTTTATTGCAAAAAACCAAGAACTTACAGCAACAAACCAACAACTCACTGCAGCGATGTTGTTATTAGTTCAGCAAAATGCGGAATTTCAAAGTAAAATCATGGAAATGTGTAAGAATGGTGGGTTGGGTGGAATGACAAACAGCCATAACACGATTACCACGACCACCACCAACAGCCACAACCCCACATTCAACATGAACATGTTCCTCAACGAGAAGTGTAAAGACGCGATGAACATGAAGGATTTCGTGAATTCCATCCAACTGAACATGACCGACTTGGAAAATGTGGTTCGCCTCGGTTATGTGGAGGGCATGTCGAATATCTTCATTGACAATCTCCAGAAGACCGATATATACAAGCGCCCAGTTCATTGTAGCGACGTCAAGCGTGAAACCCTATACGTGAAGGAGAATGACCAATGGGAGCGTGAGGAACCCAACCACCCGAAAATGGTGAATGCGGTTCTAGCGGTCGAACAGAAGAATGTCGTCTTAGTCAATGAATGGGCGAAGGCCAACCCGCGTTGTATGAATAGCAGCACCCGAGAGAATGAAACTTACTTCAGGCTATCCAAGGTAGTCACCGACGGAGAGAAGGACGGGAATATAGATAAGGTGATACGCAAAGTAGCAAAAAAGGTGGTCATTGATAAGGAAGCGTGATAAAATTAGGCGTGTTTATACTGGAAATATTCCATTAAAAAATTATTATGTGAAATTGAGTAATTTCATATATTATGATTTCATAACGCAAGGTTTGGGTGTTGTAATCCTGAATTTCTGGCGGCGGAAGCATTTGATTGGCATTATGTCGTTATGTATTTATGCGCCCTTTCTTGGTTTGTACCGACATTACACAGTAACACATTTACACCGTTATTATTACGGGAGACTTTTTTTTTACAATGAACTTTCGAGTTTTTGGTTTTGGTTCAGTGCCGGTTTCCGTCAATGACAACGCGGATGATACAACCGAGTCCGTCTCATCATGGTCTTCTGGTGAGGTTATCAGTTCTTCTTCACTTGAATCGGCTAGTATTTGAACTTGGGATTTAACAATTCCGTCAATAAATAGCTGGGCTTGTTTTTTGTTGTTTTCAATCTCCATTTCCAACTGCCGGATAAGCGCATCGTTGAATTCGCAATACGCAACAATTTCTTGTTGTCGTTCGAGAGATGGGATTGGGATTTTTAATGTTTCAAGTGTTCCTTTGGTTATATTTGGAATACCTACCCCTGTTTTGAGTTGGTCTAATTTTTCATTATTTGATAGAATATAATAAATATACTTCATTAAACATTTATCCTTTATATCAATGATGAATATATGGTCTGACGCAAAGAATCTACCATCTGTTAAGAAGCAATTTCCAATAGTTCCATTCCTTGCGGTTAATATATATTTACCATCGTATAGATATTCATCTGTATAACCAGTAATTGAGCCTGTTCCATAATAAGGGTATAATGTCCCAGTTTTATTATCTTTTGGTTTATTTTTCCCTGTTTTAATTGATTCGCAAACTTCCCCCAGCCCCTTCACCACATTCTCACCAAATATTTTTTGATTACTCAAACAAAACTCGTTCAATTGCTTCAATTCCGCAATTTTATCATTACTTGTTTTGTTTGCTTTTTCGTATATGAAATCTAAATATTTTACGATTTCTTGTTGGCGTTCAAGTGAGGGAATTGGGATTTTAATTGACTTCAAATTTGTTTTTGAAATTACTTTTTGTGCAGTTCCTTGATATAAATTTATCAAATAATCATTATTATGTGAGAGTAAATAATAGATATATTTTGTCATAACATCTTTTTGTTTTGATTTTAGTGAAAATCCGTTATCTGTTAAATAATATGGTTTATCAATATAATTGATATTAATATCACCAACACGAGTTAGTGTAAGCTCATTACCATCTCTATTTTTTTGATTATGTTTTCCAATAATTTTTCCACCACCAATAACATTATATATACCATGAATCATTTCTGTTTTAGTTAATGAGTTGCCTTGATTAACTTCACAAACTTCTCCAAGTGTTTTCACAATAACGCCATCTTCATATTGTTCTTCTTCTGCTTCATCTTTCATATATTCCGCATAATTCAGTGAATATGAATTCGCCACTATTCTTTCAATCGGAACTTCAACCAAGAGATGTTTCACACCTTCACCCTCATATGGATTATAGTCATAAAACGCGACTTTCGTTGTTTGATGTGTCTTTGAAAATTTGTAATCGCGTCCAGTTTCTTTTTGAGTTTTGGATACATTGATTTTGGTTTCCAAAACATCACTTCCTTCGCGCTTTTTCACGAAATAAAACACGCATGTCTTAATGAACGTGTTCGTAAATATACCAGAAGGGAGATAATATATTTCTTTCAGGTCGCACGTTTTCATAAGATACTCGCGAATCGCCACAAGTGTAGTGATCGTCTTTGAAAACAAATCTTGTCCGTCTGGCAAAACAACCGCGCATTTTCCGCCGATTTTCAACATATAGATGATTGCTTGAATGAAGAGAGACACCGCATTCTTCGTCTTGATGGGGACATAATGAGACTTCAGTGGGGTTTGGAAATTGTCATAATCAAAGCCATCAATACCGAAAGGTGGATTGGCGAGAATATTGTCAAACTTCCGAGTAATCGGCTCTCGGATACTATCGCCGCATTCCAATCCACCAAACATATGACCCGACGAAATCAACATATTTGAAACTGCCAAATGATAGGTATCTGGTTCCAGTTCTTTTCCATACAACCCGGTGGTTGTGATATAATCCCAGTTCAGTGTAATATTGCGCGTTTTGGCCTGTTTCATTATTGTTTGTAAATATGAAATGAGGAAACCGCCGGTTCCCATCGCAGGGTCAGCGCATGTCTCACACGTTCCATCCTCGCGAACTTGCGGGTCGATGAGACGCACCATCATCTTCTTCACTAATGGCTGTGTAAAGAATTGTCCTAACACTTTACCTGTCATAATATCTTGGATAACTTCCTCATACGCTTCACCCAATACATCATAATCCGTTTGAGATAAGTCAATCGCGTTTAGTTTGTCTATTATTTTCTTGTATGTGGATTGGTGACGAATATCAAAGCCCCGCCCTTTCAAGAATATGCATTTGGTTGCTGGATGGCACGACAATATGATATCCCAAGTATATTTCATCAAGTTCGGAATATTGTCTTCCTTCTCCTTGGATAAATTGCTGAAAAGAACACACGTTAGTAGTCGTTGTTTGCTTTGTTCGATTAAACACTCGTCAAAATGCTCTTCAAGCCCCGCACTGAAATCATACTTCGCGATATCAATCGCACCTCCAGCCTGAAAGTGCGGCTCAAGCAGTTTCAAAATCAACAACGACGACATGTTTCGCAACGCCTTTTCGCCAGTAAGGCCTTCATTATCGCGCAGTATATTCAAGCACTGTCTAAACATATTGCTAAGTTCGTTCCGAATATCTGTCTTCTCTTCTTTCTTCATCACCATTTGTTGGATTTCGCCTAAAGAGACACACGCGGTCTTCTTACTCTGATGACGTGTAAAATCAATCTTCTGTTGGAAGACCTTTTTACATAACTCGCAAGTATATTGTTTTGATGACATCGTTGGCGTTATATATAACCAGTAGAAAATACTTTATATCATAATCGTGATTATTCACTTCAATTTTACAATAAAAAGTATTTATTACTTTCCCACACACCCCCGTCATAATGTGATGTTGGCCTTTCGTTTTTTGGGTATAACGATGATTTCGCTTAATTCGCGTATATTGTAATAATCGGTCCATAATCCGTTCGGTGGGAAAAGCGGGTCTAACAAACATAATTCCGCGCACAAATTGGCTAAATCTAATCCGTTGGTTCTGAGTTCGGGGTGTTTTGATAAACACTCGCCTACTTTGATTTTACACGTATCCGGGTCATAATAGACGCGTTCTATGCCTAAATAATCCACCCAGTTGGTAAATTGGCCGTTGTATGTTATTTCTGGTTCGTTAGTTAAACGATTATCACGGTCGCACAATTCGTAATACTGCTCGCGGTTTTTTATTCCGTTTTCTGCGATGATACGTTTTGCTCGCTCGTATGAAGTTCCGAGTGCGGCGCGCTTCACTGTCTTGAGACGTAGTTGTTGCGTAAGTTCATCATCGTATTCGCCGATGTCGTCGTTGTCGCTGTTGTCGTTGTTGTCGTTGTCGTTGTCGTTGTCGTGATGTTTCGGCTTTCGCTGTGATTTTTTGATTTCAATCCGGAACACCTTGATTTTTTGCGAGATTGTCTCGTCTTCTAACCCCATCTGATAAATGATTTCGCGCGATTTTCGCATATCTGGATTTTCATTATTGGATAACCAGTCATCTCTATTCAATATCGGCAGTATAATCTTGACGACTTTGTTGGGTTCATTTGGATTCTTTCTACAAGGTCGTAATGCCGACTGAACGATACGAATATTTGAACTCATATTTTCCGCAAATACCACGGCATCCAATAACGGAAAGTCCCAACCTTCACCAAGACAATACACACACGAAATTATGCCTTTCGCTGAGCGACCAAATTGCTCTAATATGCCGAGTTGTTCTCTGGATTTCATTTCACTATGATATTCGGAAGAATAGAGACCGGGAATGACAAAGTATTTCTCTTCAATAAGCATTTGTATATATTTGATGATTTTCGCGGAATTGGGAGTATTATTCGAATATATCAGCAAGTGATGAGAATGACCGTCATGTATGCTCTTCAGTGCGGCAAAAGCGCTCAAGAAGATACGTTTATCGGTTTCGACGGTAATGTCAAAATGTGACAGTTGTTCTTCTAATTGCTCCTCATTCGCAATAATACTCTGGATAGTGTAATCGCAAATAATTCCTTGTTGTATCGCCCATAGCACGCATCGTCGTTCTATGATTTCGCCGAAATGTGCGACATCGTCGTTTGATATAATCACATGGCGACTGTCACCGCTACCATCGTCGTCTGAAGTCACAACATAATTGTCGAGTTGCTTGATAGTGGCGGTCAATGATAGTTGTTTTTCGGCCGGAATCGCAAGCATCAGTATAAACGCATTTGTTGTTTGCGCTAGGCGAATATTCACCGTTGTCAAGTGATGACATTCGTCATTTATTTTCATATCAAAGACCGCTTTTGCCGTATGCACCTTGTGTGCGGAGGAATACGTCGTTATAACAATACATCGCTCATTATTGACGCTTATAAATTTGGATATATCTTCAACAGTTACACCTCCAGAAACGACGAGTAATGGGATGTCCTTGTATATATATGATACAACAGTGGTCCATTGGTTCAGCAGTTGCGTATTCGGCACACCGATAATAATACGATTTCTCTGTAATCGTTGTGCTACCCATAACGAAATAAGGGTTTTACCAATACCACATGTTAGAACAAGTATCCCTTTATTATTTGCTCTAAGATGTTGGACCGTTTTGTTGATTATTTCCGTCTGGTCGCTTCTTGGTATATAGCTACTGCCACTGCATTGCTTCAATCTGCGAATAAGCGATGAAAGGTGTATTTTTTTCATAATCTTGCGTATTCTGTGCTTTCGCAATAGTTCGGCGATTTCATAAACTGGAAGTTGCCTATATGTAATTCCGATTTGCTTGAAATATGGAACGATCCGTTGTATTATTGACTTATCATAAAATTCAGTTCCAGCGTCGTGTTTTACATGATGTTGGCAAAACTCGTTCTGGAGAAGTCGCTCGATAATGCTTACCCGTTCGGTTGGGACTTCAAACACTACTTCAAACATTCCTCTAATAATCTCACCCGTCGCATATTGAGAGTCTCTATCCGGTATATTTGTTGCTTTGCCCAATTTACACGCATTATACAAATCATATGCGGGGTGAGTTCGCACATAAATGTATCCATACGCCGACGTTGCTGCTGCTGTATGTGCTGGACTACGGTCCATTTATCTGTAAATATACAACGTGTAATTATAACAGTATTATAAAACAGTATTCAATTTTACCGATAATAAAGTATTCCAAAACGACACCCCGACGCTATCGGCACCAGAATCAAACGCGATATCGCAGTCGGAATCGCCCGAAGGGGGTGATGAATAACTGAAAATTTACGATTGACTGGGTGCCTGAATCTTTATAAACCGTCCCTCTGATAGATTCGGAATTATAGGAATGGATGGAAAACACGGAAAAATATTCCGTTTGAAACTCTTGATTTCAAAAGTTTCAAATCCAAAGGCATGGCCGTTTATGTTTCATAGATAAACCCGCCGAAAATATTCCGTTTGAAAATAGAAAAATCATTACGATATATGCTAATAAATTATATCGTAATATTTGTAATTTTATAAGGTGCGGAGGCACCAAATCCATTACCTTCAGGGGGGTCTTTTTTGGACATTTTTCTGGACATCCAAAAATGTCCATTTTGCCCTTTGCGCGCCGTCATTTTTAAAAAACACAAAAAAACACGGTTGTGACTGACATGCTCACAAAACACATTTTCGGCATCAAAAACACCACACTGATAATTTCGGGGGTTGGTCGCCGCGTCCAAATCGGGGGGGTTAAAATAGGACAGTAATATAGGACATTTATTTAGGAATGGTAATGGATAATAATGAAAAAGGTGCCGATGGTGCCGAAAGTGCCGATGGTGCCGAACTAAAAACGTGTAGTTTGTGTGACGTAAAATGCTCTAACCAAAATGATTTTGATACACATATTTGCCACGAAATACCAGTATGTGATAAAAAAAGTGCCGTAGGCGCTAAACAGTTCGTATGTGTAGAATGTGAATTCAAATGCTTTAAGCAAAGTAATTATGAGAGACATCTTGCGACAAATAAGCATAAAAAGTCGATGAAAGAAGCCAAAAAACGTCAAGACCGACAATCAGCGATAACCACTAATACATGCGCCAATTGTAATAAACGATATGCTCATCTTTCTGGGTTGAGCCGCCATAAGAAAATGTGTATTACACCCAAACCATTGAATGATGATATACCACGGAACGAGTATGGCAAGATAATTGGGCTATTGAGTGAATTGAAGAATAAACAAAATAACCACAGTATCTGTGACGGTGACGGTGACTGTGACGGTGATTGTGAATGTGACGGTGAGTGTGATTGTGTTAACCATGCCGATTGTGATAGCTATCCAGATGAAAACATTAAGATAACTTCTACCAAAAATCAAAATACTGTTATCGATAATAACGAGCTGCTAAAGATGATGATGATGATGATGACAACCAATTCCCAACTACAGTCACAGATGTTGGAAATGATGAAGGCGTCGCAGATGACAACTGTGACCGCGACAGGAGTTATTCCGACTATAAATGGCGACAGTAATACCATGAACGTGAACTGCCACAACCCCACATTCAACATGAACATGTTCCTTAACGAGAAGTGTAAGGATGCGATGAACATGAAGGATTTCGTGAATTCCATCCAACTGAATATGACCGACTTGGAAAATGTGGTTCGCCTAGGTTATGTGGAGGGCATGTCGAATATCTTCATTGACAACCTCCAGAAGACAGACATATATAAGCGCCCAGTTCATTGTAGCGACGTCAAGCGCGAAACATTATACGTCAAGGAGAATGACCAATGGGAACGCGAGGAACCCAACCACCCGAAAATGGTGAATGCTGTCCTAGCGGTCGAACAGAAGAATGTTGTCTTGGTGAATGAATGGGCGAAGGCCAACCCGCGTTGTATGAATAGCAGCACCCGAGAGAATGAAACTTACTTCAGGTTATCCAAAGTAGTCACCGACGGAGAGAAGGACGGGAATATCGATAAGGTGATACGAAAAGTAGCAAAGAAAGTGACCATCGAAAAAGGCAGGGGCGGTCTTTCAATCGAGGACGAATAGCGAGCACGCGAGCAAGCGACCGAGCGACCGAGCAAACACGCGAGCAAGAATATAAACCGATATGATTATGTATAATTATATCGCTTCCTACGATGAACATCGAATACCTCCTCCCAGTCATATGTTTTTGGCATACTATTTCAACCGAACTCTCAAAATACAAACCAAGCGCGGTTGTCAATAACATCGTTAGTTTCATTCATTGTATATCATTTATGGTTCATTATAATTACGATTACAATTTGAACTACGCCACGCATATGAGCATCGGTTTTTACATTTATGATTTACTCTACATGTTTTCATGTATTCAAGCAAATTATACCACAACCGCAAAAGTCGCCGAATTCAAACGACGCGCGCCTTTTATTATTCATCATTTCGCGGGGATGTATTTATTACGCTCAACAATATCCCACGAAAGTAACAGAGAGATATTAGACGCGTTTGCCATTCTTGAAAAATCGAACATTATGTTATATATTTCTTACCATTTACATAAAGAATATTCGAAATGGGTTCGATTGAACCGATACTCCGTATTTTACCAGTTTCTATCGTATTCTTATTATCGATTATTTCAATTGTCCTTGTATATATATGACAATCGAACCCAGTTTCATCGATTCCGGTGGGAAACACAAATCCTTATTATTGCGGTATATTGTATGGGAATCGTCTGGAGTTATCGATTATTACGAAAGAATATCGTGAATTACTATGAATCACGAGGACGAACCGCGACGAATGAATGATGTCCCCTAGCGTCCAGTGCCTCGACCCGTTCCATGAAATACACCTCGGCGGGATGAAGTAACGCACCCACGCCACTCTTACCGCGAATCTCTCGTATGACGATATCTATATCGCCGGAAGCACTGCCTCGAGTAGAGAGATATTCGTCGATTTCGGCCATCGTCGGGTTGGCGTTATCGGGGATGAGTTGAACCATGAATAATGCGTTATTGCGAATAAATGTATATAGAACGCTTTGTTTATATATTTATTATTGTTGTTTATTGTTTATTATGGCGTCGTTATCTCTCCCACTTCCAAACGCACATTTCATCTGGTATTGTGCGTGGTTGTCTATCCCTTCCGTGATATATGCGTATTCCGCCCCCGAATCCGCCCACCTCGCCGCCATCCCTGCATCTGTCTGGGCGACCTCCCTCCTTTATTGGCGCAACCCCCTCCGCAACTCATGGCGGCGCACGCTCGATATGACGTTTGTATTTTTCGGCGCAACATATCAAACATATTATGCGTTTAGATATATTACAGATATGCGATTTACCGCGGCTTACACGGCGATTCTAGGATGTTCGATAGGTTGCTATGGATTGAGCCATTATTTGATGACGCGTGGTCGAATCTGGCCATCAACCTATGCTCATGCGTGTGTCCACCTCGTCGGGAATGTCGCGAATATGGTGCTGTATCATGGCAGTCGCGGCTACACCAACAAAGCGAACAAACATATATAGACATAATAACCAGGTATTATATATATAATAGCGAATTCGTATGATGACGACGACGACGACGACGACGACGACCCGTCTCTCGAAATGGGCCAATGATATCCGTGCAATCAAAGAAACCAAACTAACACCAGAGCATAAACGACAAGCGATGATTCATCTAGAAGAAATCGTAGCATTCAACAATGCGTTATTTTATACCGGATTCTTCTTTTCATTCTTGGACGTATCCTATATTTTTCCATGGATAATGATGGGTCTTTCTATTAGTTCTCACTGGACCACCGTGAGTCACCACGTAAGCCATGGCGGATACGCCAACGACGCCGCCAAGGACGCCAACGCCAAGAGCAATAAATACAATCGTATTACATACGGCGTGAAACTACGCCGTTTTTACGATTGGATGGACTATATTTTACCGGAAGCATGGTCGTGTGAGCATAATATATATCATCATTATAAGTTGAACGAATACAATGACCCAGACAATGTCCAACATAATCTCCTCCTCCTTCGAACGATGAATGCGCCTTTTATCGTGAAATATGGTATCGTCGCATTCTTCGCATTAACATGGCGTCTCTTTTATTATTCGTCGAATTCGTATAAATATTATAAGGCAACTAAACTCAATTATACGATGAAAGACGAAGATTATAAGCAAATGACGCTTTTTGGAATGATGACGAACGAGTGGCCGTCATGGATTAGTAAAGTGGAATACTTCACACTGGTTCTATGCCCGATTATACTCTACCGCACGGCATGTTTCGCCCTTATTTACATGTTCCACGCGTATTTTCCCGCCATTTTCACCAATGTGCATCTATATAATGTAATCGTGAATTATGTTATGGCCGATTTGTTATGTAATGTCCATACATTTGCGATTATTGTCCCGAATCATGCGGGAAGTGATATGTATTTGTATCGAACGCCGGTGAAGGGGAAAAGTGATGAATGGCTCCTTCGCCAGTGTATTTCATCTGCGAATTATATATCGGTCAATAATGCGACGGATTATTTACAGGGGTGGTTGAATTACCAGATAGAACATCACCTCTTTCCGGATCTCTCGGCGTATGAATACCAAGTGATTCGAAAAGATGTTGCCGCCGTATGCCATAGACATGGCGTACCTTATGTGTGTGAAAATGTATTTATCCGACTATGGAAAACGGTGAAAATCATGACGGGACAGGAGAGTATTCCTTATTATGAAGGGAGTGATTTGGAGAGGGTTATGAATGAGCCCATTACCGGCGACGAGTAATGAACTGACCGCACCGACTACAATACAATACTTAATACGTATATTTATTATATTCACATTTGTCAAATATAATAACACGAAGATATGATGAACCAAAACACATTACTGGTGCTAATGCTTCTCTCCTATTTCGCACCGATTTCGTATATATATTACATAAGCAGCAGCAGTAGCAACGGCGCCGATGCCGCCCCCCCGAAGTATATCTAGCATCATAACCAGTAAAGAACCATTCACGACGGCATTCTCATGTGCGGATGTATTCCAAACGAGACACTTTATCGCCGCGTGTATGTTCTTGATGGCAATATTCACCATCCTTTACGAATACCAACGATGCCTGAAATCGCGAATATGGTCGTTGACCGCCATTGTCATTATTTTAGTAGGGATTTTCGGTGTTATTTATGTCGCGGAAGACGACCCTAAGCATTACATCTTCGCCGCGGCCGTATTCTTGGCAATCCTCGGGTTTATGGTGGGGCATACATACTACGGGTGTGGTGCCTATGCCGACGGTACTCGCGACAATCTCCGCATCATTCTTTACGCACAGATTCTTTTTATGGTTGTTACTGTTATCAGCGTGCTTCAAGATGCGCCGATTTTCGCCGTGGAGGTGCTTTTTCTCATGAATTTCGCTGTTTTTTACTTATACATTCATACCTGCTCCTCCTGCGACGACGGCTGCCTTTGTTCCAATTCGCCGCCGCCCATCGCCGACGCTGGTTCATGAGCATCGGCATCGGCATCGGCATCGGTATCGGCATCGGTATCGTCCAATATACGATGTCTCCGTGATGCTGCCACCGACGACCGATAATAGTAATCGGCGATATACTGATAAAGCAACAAGCCCCCCGACAACCCCAAAAACACCAGCGACGCCCCGATTATCGCATCAAACGGCTCATTAAACCATACGAAGGAATACGTGAGCTGGATGATGCGACGAATGAGGTCGAGGCCACTGAGCAGAATATTCGCGGGAATGATAGTCGCTCGATTATTGAGGATGTATATTTTATTGAACATGTAAAGTTGGAGCCCGAACGCGATGAAAAAGTACATGGTCATTGACCCCGCAGTAACGGGCGGTGTATGTTTCGCCGTATAAAACACCGCCCAAGGAGCCGCAAGCACGAAATACGTCCCCTGAAACATGATTTGGAAATCGATATTAGATATTACATCCCCGTGACGTGCCATCGAGTGCTCAATCATGTTATTATACGCAGAATTCAAGAAACATGATACGAAGATGATGGCGGTATTTTGGATGACGTCGCCGCCCGCGCCCCCGCCCCCAGAATCCGCAGAATACGCATATACATACTGTCCCACCGCGAGTGCGTGCGATATGGCCAATGAAGCGCAACTAGCGTAATATAGCCGAGACACGGGTTTTTTCAGGAGATACCTGAACCATGGTATATTGAATATAATGAATCCTGAACGCAGTATTGTGTAATAACTGAGTGTAACCGTTCGTAATGCGTAAAATACGAAAACGGTTTCGACGGTATAAAGCACGCCGGTTAGAATCGGGTATTTTAGGATGTGTCGGCGTTCAGGGGCGAGGTAGGTTTCTTGAATACGCTTCCATGAAAACGACCGAACGAAGAGGCATCCGTAAAAGGGGGTGAATAATAGACTCAGTAAAACATTGAACCATTCATTCTTGTATTCGTAGTTATTTGTAATGTATTTCATACAAATGAGGTATTCGGTGAGTGTCGCTACAAATAATATCGAATTTAGGATGAGTAGCCAAGCCATATACGACGAGGCAAGAACGTTGTAATATTACATAATATTCGCGGGATATGTCTATATAGGTTCTTGTATCGCAGGAGCATATTATGTATAATGATATAAACCTAATCCATGTATGTATGATATATAATAACGACCGTCAAACTCGCCGCCTCCGCTTCCGCTATGTCATCCAATCAACGAAACCGATATAACGCCGCCGACACACAGGCACCAGACTGCCAAGACTGGACACCAGTGACGTTGAGTAAATCAAAACCAACCTCAACGGCGGGTTCGTATAAAGACGCCGCCGTCGCTGCCGCCACCGTAACCAAGAATTCCGCATCCGCCGTCGTCGCAGCGATAACCGCAAAAAGTAACACTGGCACCGACGACAACGCGAAAAAGACCAAGTATGTCGCCAAAGTCACAAGCGACGCTATTCGAAACGCACGATGCGAAAAGAAACTAACGCAAAAGGAACTTGCGCAGAAATGTAATATGGACGCATCCATCGTCAGCGAGATTGAACGCGGCGGCACATGCGTCTATAACGCAACCCATGTGAATAAAATCCAGTCGGTGTTGGGTGTAAAGATACCGAGGGCGTAGATAATGAAGTTATATTTTTATTACAAGAATTATTGTCATTATATATAGTATAATAACAACAGTTCATAATGTCGGCGGCACAAGGAGGAGTAGCACCCGCACAAAGACTACCTCCAACCCAAGAAGAACTAGCCGATGCCGAGAACGGAATCTATCATGCCACCCCCCAAGATATAATTGTCTGTGTCGGCGACCTTGAAGGTAATAGTTTGAAAAAATTAATTAATCCAGACGGAGCAACCCCACAAAGTAATACAGGTGTTCTAACGGCAACCGCTTCGAATTTGACAGAGTTATACGCCTATTTGACCGTCGATCCGCGTGGTAATTTAATTCTTCAAGAAAATGTTATATTGGTTTATTTAGGCGACGTGATTGGTGACGGCCCTCACAATATCGAACTTGTAACATTACTCTTAAAGTTAAAAGAGGATAATCCAACGAGGGTTATAATAATTACTGGCAACCGAGATATAAATAAATTTCGTTTGGGTTGGGAATTAGAGCCAACGGATGAGTGTATGGCCGAATTAACAAGATATGTCAATGATTTTGTTTCAGAACGAAACTCCGTCGCATTTAATGGCTTTGAATTTGCGTTTGAACGTAATACAGAAACTGATTTTGATTACATGTTTAGTGATCATCCCAACTTAATTGCCTCTAAAACTAGTTGTCTAGAAAGAGTTATATACGTTCTCAATGATTCTATGGGCGAAAAATGTGGATGGCAATTCTTAGTGGATGAATATCTTACAAAACACGGACGTGAACCACACGAACTTACAGCCGATCTTATTCCGGACGTAGTCAAATCATATATATACGTATATCTGGTTCAAGCAATGTCTGGGGCTATTGCCTGCCGTGTTCCGGAGTTTAATAATATATTTGAAAAATTACTTATGGCAGGTCATCTCATGGCGTGTATTGAAACACCTGACCGAGGTAAATTTGGTCTCATGCATTCATTACCGCCTCGTATGTTGATCCCAACCGAACCCGGTAGGATTTATAAAGAACAGTTTGATAAAAATGCTAAAGACGAAGCAAATATTAGTGATGCTGCGAAAATTATTGATGAAATGATAACAAGTTCCAATAAAGTAGAATTAAATGTTGGATTAGCAGAATTCAACAGTTATGTAAAGAATCTATATGAGTATGCTAAGAATAAAGCCGACCCTTCTAAAAAGAGATTATTACTGGAATTTGTATCAGGAATAACATCTGGAAGTTTTGATATTTATACAGGAGAAAATTCTTTTTCTGGATTAAATCTGCCGGTATCGTACCAGACATTCAACAAAGCTGGGTTTGAATTGTTAGCAAAAACCGCTAAAATTCAGACGGGTGGAAAAATGGATGACTTAAAATTGGTTCCAGCAGTCAATCATATTGACATGAAAGATTTTTCTCGAATTATATGCAGTCATAAACCACAAGGATATATCGGTGCAAAAGTCAAATTTGGAAAACAATTATATTATTGTGTTGATGTGTCGAAAATAGATGAACAGGATTATGATACTAAAACCCGTTATGGGTGCTGTTTTTTAGTAATTGATTTATCTAAAGAATTTAAATTATCTACTACCCCGGAGGATTCGAAATACGACGACGTATTTATTGGACGCATAATGATGAACCAAAACCAATTTCCTGCGGGACATAATGTATTTGTAAATGATAAAGATGGGGCCATACACACAACCGCATTTGGAGCCGCCAAAAGCGCGTTATACGCTAATTATGTAAAAACCGACGACATGTTTCCGTTAGAAGTATCATCGTTTATTCCTAAACCTCCTCCCGGCAACTTTCCACATAGTATCAACCTTACCTACCTCGACAAATCATATGAATTTACATTTAAAAACGGACCCACATATACGAAAGAGCCCACACTCACACTCAAAGAACCAGCACCAGGCCGCGGCGGATCCCGCACCCGCAAGCGACGCAGTAAATACCCGAAAAAGTCCACCCGAACTACCCATAAACGTCGTCGTATTTCTAAGAAACTTAATCGAAACAAGAAGAATAAGAAGAGTAAATATGGAGCACGTAGATAATCACGGTAATTTGTAAATTACCCACCATCATCCGTCGTCACCCTCGATGAACGATGAACCGCCCTTCTGTGATACCCTCTTGTGTCAAGAACTCCGCAATTTCGGCGGAGAAACTACCCTGTAATACGATAAAATCCTTTCCCGTTTCTTTATCATTCGCAATATGGCCTCCGCATGAAAGGACGTCTTTACTTTTTAGTTTCTTGAGTATTTTGGAGAGATTGAACTTATTTGGAATACCTTCTATCTTTGTGATTGTCTTTTTTCCGCGATGGACGCTTATCATGATTTTATGTCCAAGGCCGTCGTCGCCGTCGTCATCACCACCACCGCCACCGCCACCGCCGACGACCAAACGATTGGCGGATAGAATGATATTTGATAGATTATTAGGAGGAGGGGGTATCGTTTCAGTAGTGTGTCCGGGGCTCGTCATGAATCGATGTATCCTTATATTATATGTAAAAATGTGTTTAAATATCATTGATTACATATAATACCAAACAAAGAAACGAAAAGCGACTTAAATATTTGGTCTAATAGTAATACATATTCATAGAATTAATCATGGGTGGAAATAAGCAACACAAGAAGCAAGGTAAATCGGGCAACAAACCGAAACCGGCGGGCGCGGGCGCGGGCGCGGGTGCCGGCGCGGCAAGAACAAACGATGCCAAGAAGCCGGTCACAATCGACGACATTTCAACAGAATTTCAAACGATTGTCCTCGATTTTCTGCGCGATATCGACTGTTCGTTCCCCGAATACCGTGAAACCCTTGCGAAGTATTTAGGCTACTCGCACGAAATGAAACCGATGCCAGACGAACTTTATATCGAGTTATATACACATTGTAAGGGGGTATATCCCGTCCGGTTTTTCGATATTCTGTATAAGAACGAGTCGCTGTTCGCGACAGAATGCGGCGGTGGCGCGGCAGAGGCGAGCAGTATCGAATTCCTTCCGGGTGTTGATTTTCGAGAGATTTGGGCGACCGACGATATCGCCGATAATACCAAGGATATTATTTGGAAGTATCTCCAACTCATCCTGTTTTCCATCGTGAATAATCTATCGGATATGGGTTCTTTCGGCGACACCGCAAAATTGTTCGAGGCAATTGATGACAATGAACTGAAAAACAAACTTGAAGAGGTCATTGGCGAGATGGGGGCGATGTTTGGAGGAGAAGAGAATGGAAGCACTCCATCGCGCCCGAATATGGACGAAACATTTAAGAAGGCGACCGAGTTTATGAATGACGCGTTTAAGGAGCAAGCGTCGTCGTCGTCGTCGTCCGGAGGCCCCAGCGGCCCCGCACCATCATCCGTCCCTGATGCGAGTTCGATTCATGAGCATCTCTCGGGTATCCTGAATGGAAAGATTGGCAAACTGGCGAAGGAGATCGCCGAGGAGACCGCTGCCGACTTGAATCTTGATATGGAGAATGAGACATCGATGAAGGGTGTATTTCAGCAACTACTGAAGAATCCGGGCAAGTTATCGGGGATTATTAAGACGGTTGGGTCAAAACTGGATTCTAAATTGAAGTCGGGTGAATTGAAAGAAAGCGAGATTATGCAAGAGGCGAGCGAACTCATGTCAAAGATGAAAAACATGCCGGGAATGAATAATCTTGCGAGTATGTTGAGCAAGATGGGGATGAATATGCCTGGGGGTGGGGGTGGGGGTGGTGGCAAAGTGAATTTCGGGGCGATGCAGTCGCAGTTGAATAAGAATATGAAACAGGCGCAGATGCGCGAGAGGTTGCTGAAGAAGGTTCAGGAAAAGCAGGCGGCCAAAGAGGCATCATCGGCTCAGGTTGTATCGGGTGAAAGCACGGCGGTATTCACATCAGGCGAAAAACCTGCGAAGACACCGCGTGTCCAAGGACAAGGAGCCGCCGCGGCAGTTACCCCCGCAGCACCAGTAGATAAACAGAAATGTGACTAACCAAGCACAAACCCGGCACTAACCAAGAACAAAACCGACACTAAACAAGAACAAAACCGACACTAAACAATACTGGGGTTTGTTCGGTAACTGCGGACGCGAACGCGGAAGCAGTGGACGAACAAACGAACAAACAAACAAACAATCTAGACAATATATAACTATATCGTTATCTTATATATTATCAAAACATACATACATACATAATGAGTAAAGACCAAGTATTTTGGGTAGAAGACCCATCGGTTCTTATGAATAAGGATTATATCCGTGAGATATGGCCACAAAAGGCGATGGAACCCCCCGCAAAACTGAACGCAATCACCCGTTTTATCATCCTCGCGACCATTTTAGGCTACCTCGTTACATCGTCATTCGCATTATTTATTCTAGGCGCGATTACTTTAGGAATTATTGTTATGATATATAATTTCGTCCATAAAGGGAAGGCGGGGATAGAGACAGACAAGGCAAAACGAGTTCTTAAAACGAAGGAGGGGTTCGCAAATAATATCGACAAGCCCGAAATGTATGACCTCATGCGGGATGAATTCACGGCACCTCGCCCCCAAAACCCGCTGATGAATCCTCTTCTCCCCGAAATCAACGACGACCCGCAACGCCGTAATGCCGCGCCGTCATTCAATCCGGCCGTGGAGGAAGATATCAATGAGTCCGCAAAACGGTTCGTGACGGGAAGTTTCGACACAAACGCGAGTAATGTGATTTTTAATGGGTCGAATGTTCCCGCAGAACAACCCAATCATACGCCGGAAGAAACGTATGGGAAATTATTTGGAACTTTAGGTGATAATATAGGTTTTGAGTCATCGATGAGGCAATTCCATCCCGTCGCGAATACACGCATTCCTAACGACCAAGACGCATTCGCGAAATTCTGCTATGGGGAAATGAAGTCGTGTAAAGAGGGGGATGAATTTGCATGTGGGCGAATTAATTCAAGGTTAGGGGCGGTGGTGGGGCAGTAGTTCGCCGGCGTCGACCACCTGTGTATATTTAGACGCCGCACATCCTGAATACATAAATACATAAATACATAATTATTTATTTATATCCATACATTACAAGGAAGACGAACGAACGAACAAACAATGGCGTATGTGAATAACTATACCTTTGACAATATGTCGCGCATAGGGTGCGACACAGGCGATCTCTCGCAACGCAACGTCCAGAACTTGAATGCGGCGAATTACGCATTAAGCAACTTCTTCTCCACGGATTGCCAAATGGAGCGTCCCATCCAATTCGCGACGAGCCAGCCGAATGTGTTTTATAAGGGCGGTCATGGTGGATTCGGTGGTTGCAATATCGACACGAACTCCGAGTTGTCGATTGGAAGTCTTAATACTCACGCAAAGTGTAAGTTGAGTCTTCTTGAACGCCCTTTCAAGACGGTTCCTTATTTAGGACGTGGGGCGGTGAATGTCGATTTTGAGTCGAAGATGCTTCAAGGTGATATGAATACGAATAAGAAGAGTATCACTCAACTGTCCGAGCAATTGAATGCGTCGCATGGCGACTATCCTCTTCAGGAGGAATTTAAGGCGACGATTAACAACCCGGCGAATTATGTGGAGGGTGCAGCGGTGAATGGATGGATTCGTGGTGGAGTGCCATCGCGTGAGTTGGTTCGCGACCAAGAGTATTTGTTCAATGGTGGTAAGTAAGTAGATAGTCGGTAATCATATTACATCATCGATGAATGATGTAATATTACATCGTCGATGTAATATAAAGATATATAACCCATTTTATATACGCAATGTCCATCAACAGTGTAAATTCGCCCCCTATTGTCTCTGGTTATGATTATAATCTCGTTCTCACGTATAAAATGATAGACGACGCAGACGACCAAGATACTTTATTTAGAATACAATTTCTACAGGCATTTAGAATAACGACCGACGACTATCAACCAGAGATTATTTCGACGGTAATCACCGATTTATATGAATATCACCGAGTGAATCCCGCCATTCGAGAGATTTTAGAATCACATCCATTGTTTCAAGCAGGAGTAGTTACATCTACGATAATCGACGACGACGACGACGACGACGACGAAGCCGCCACGATTCCATTGTCGCCATCGCCACACCGCAACCGTATTTCTCCTCCTGCTACCAGCGATAACGGCGAGATGATTTTCTGTATGATGTTTTCATTCCATTTGTTTGACTTATTCCACGCATGTTTGCGTCATGCCAAAAACAAGGAAGAGATACCGTCTCAATTACGGGACGAAATCTTGGAATGTTTTCGCACGATGTTTTAGTTTGTTTAGGTGAGATACGAATAAGTAAATAAATAAATATTATAATGATATAATATCAAATGGCATCTACCCGAAACAAGAATACACGCACCGATTTCAAAATCGAACAAAATACCCAGAATCTCGCACGTAATTACGTCGCGTTTGAAAACGGATGTGCGGGGAAGGCGTATGAACCCGCTCTCGCATTTGAAAGCGTCGGTATCCTTCCTACCAAGATGTCCCGTGAGCATTTCTCCCGTAATTCGGTGGATATCGAATCCGCATTATTCGGTATTAATTCCACAAACCTCGTCGACCCACAGGCACAGGTCGTCCCCCAATTAAAGCAGTTACCTGAGGTGAAATTCTTCGACAGGATGGCGATGTTTATGCCGGAACCGTTGGTGGTGGAGAAGGCGTCGAGGCCGTTTCAGCATGCGGAGGCGAAGTTGTTTTAGGGGGGTTGCGCCCCCCAACGGCGCTGGCGTCGCTTCGCTCCGCGGGGGGAGGGGGGGGGGTGGGGGGTGGTGGTGGTGGTGGTGGGGGAGGAGGGTGGTGGGGGTGGGGGGTGGTGGTGGTGGTGGTGGGGGAGGAGGGTGGTGGGGGTGGGCTAAATTTTATAACAAATAATATATTCAAATATTATTTATTATGACGATAAAAAATAGTAGCCCAGTTCGCCGTATAGTATTATAATCTCGAATACGACCTTCCAAAATATTTGTCTACTTGTCCTACGCAAATATCGCCATTTTTCACTTGGCGCGGCGTCGGGATGCTTGTGTGTGTCACTTCTGTTACGAGAATCTTCTTGTCGCCTTGAATCCAGTAGCAATACGGCGGGCTTTTGATGAGTTTTCCGTTATAATAATGATCGGTTTGATTCGATACGCGTAATGCTTGTGCGGCTTCAGAGTACCAGCCGAAAAACACCGATGTGTCTTCTGGGCATGGAGTGGATGCGGGAGTAGGCGGGTAGGGCGTCGTCGTAGTCGACGCCATTGTAATTCGTGGGTTGATAATACTATACCTATTATTATCAAACAATCTAAATCAATTTTATGCTTGGGGTTGCGCCCCCACACGACGCGGTGCTATAACTGGGGGTAGAACCTGTGCTATTTCCGGGGGGTATATGTTGGGGCGTGCTTTGCCTACGGGGTCGGCTGTGCTGTGCCGTGCTGTGCTGACGCCCACTTATCAATCAACTTCCAGTCCTGAAAATCGGTTATTCACCTTTACATGTCCAGTTGATTTTGCCCCTTTCAATTGAACGCCACTCGGTTCACTTGCGTCAGCGTCTGGAATCTGGACTGTCAGTGACGGAACCATACGTCCTCCCCTCGATGGCCTCATGCTACGAAATCCGCCAACTCCTTCACTATGATTCGACCTCTCAATCGGTCTCCTTTGAAATGGTTGCTTTCGTTGCGTATTCTTCTCAGCACCAACGTCGACGGTCGTCGAATCAGCCGACGTCGCACTCAAGCATGCAAGCTGTTGTGCTGGCACTAGTTGATTCACGTAGTCAATCACCGCATGCTTTGTTACAAAGACGCCACTCGACTTCATCGTCGCCAAATACACGTCATAATGAAGTTTATACATGTGCGTCTTCAACTCACGGTCATACTCCTTCAAAGGCTTTGCGATCTTCTTGACATAGTGTTGAATATATGCGTCATACAGTCGTTGTGTGTAATCATGAAGACGGTCACGGAACTGGCTGAATGTCCGCGAATGTTGCGGATGGTACTTCAAATACTCATCAATCGCGCGGTCTTTACGTAACTGAAGATATTGTGCCATCAGTTTCTTTTCCACCCCTTTGCGTTTCTTGATGCCCTCATAAATCGGGTTACGCTGCTTGTAGCAGAACCCAGTATCTTTATCTACGAAGACAACACCGGGCAGAGAACCACTTCGAGTCTCGGTCGACGCATACATTTTAATGTAATCCTCGACTGTGTGAGGATTGAATGTAGCACTCGCGCTGGTATCGGTATCTTCCAATACGCATGTCAAGGTCGAAGGCATATGTGAAACACTACCGCAAAAGTTGCCAGAAAAGATGTCACGGTCAACACGGATCACATTCACGGCATCGGCTTCGGTTTCGTGGGCATTAATTTCATACACAGCAACTAGATATAATCGAGGAACGGTAATGGTATTCACAATTTGATTCTTTGGATGTTGAATGACGAGAGAATAGCAGTATTGCCTAGGAATCACATCCAACCCGCCCGTGAGTAGGCTGATAACCTCGCAAATTCGGCGACGCAAAAGTTCTTGAACACCGATACGCTGGAACCCTTTGGATGAATCTGCTACTGCTGCTGCTGCGTCGTCGACACTCGAGACGGTCTCGGGTGCGGCCTGAGCCTGTGCCTCTGCCTGCGCCTGTGCCTCCGCCTGAAGAATATGGTCAAACGAAACCTCGCCAACACAACTCTTTGTAGCGATATACCACCGCGCCGTATCCGCATGCCAGAAGAGATTCGCCATAACACCTTCCACCAGTTCCTCGGCAACCAACACGCTATTCACTGAATTCACTTCAGCCTTCTTCAGTTCATCTGTCAACGTGAGCATCTTGGGTGGGGCGACACAACAGATACGCCCATTTTTGTCAAAGACAATCGAACGCAAACGACCGACCGTTTCGTATTGTTCATCGGTGAGTTTAGCACGGTCGTATTTCAACGTATAAAATACTTCATTGGTCGGCTGCTGGGTCTGGGACGACTCTCCCACAATTTTAGAATAATGGAGCAGAAATCCTTTCTCCGCGCACCATGAACTTAATTCGTCAAACTCGGGTTTTTCATGTGAGTGCGACTTTATCTTATTTGCGAACTCGGTAAGGTATGGGAATTGAGCGGATGATATCGAAAACATTACGACGATGATGTATATAATTGTATGTTTAATCTTTATATCGGTTATTATGTGTTCGTTGGAAAAAAAAACACGTATAAATATATAATAACTGGATAAAATAGTAACATGGATCCAGTAGAGGCAAAACCACTAATATCCGAACCCGCGGTTGATTACGCCGAGGGCGAGGGCGAGGACGCACCCGAAGCCGAGATAGTATCCTTGTCTATTGAACTCGGTGATATTATACGCATCATCGCCCCCACACATCAAGAAATCCATGACCATACATTTTTCGTTGATTATGTATCTTCTCGTAAAATCAAACTTATAGATACGGAATCCATCACCGACGCGGTATTAACACTTGACGCGACTGGAAAACTGACCGACGAAAGTATAACATCCATCGAACTATTAAGTCGCGCCGAAGAGAAGGGGTATGCGAGACAAAATAATTTAGTCGTATCTACGTGGGTTGATATCCGTTTTGGCGGAGATGTCCCAACGAGTATTACGGGTATGATTACGGATGTAGAAGAAGACATGATTGAGATACGCACATATCCTGAAGATGAGATGATATACATTAATTTTGATTATATGGGTATTCCCGAAAATTTGCCGATTGAAGAAATCCGGATACGCGCGCCACCCTCATCATTTGGCACGGAACGGCGTGTCGCCGACGATGCTACCTCCGCCGAATCTGGATTTTTATCGATGGGTATGGACGCAATATCCAGCGAACCCTTATCGGCCTTAGAGGCACGTCGCCGACAGCGTCAAATCGCACGAAGTGCTGAGGGAGGGGAAGACGCAGTAGACCAACCTGACGGCGATTCTGAGCATACTGTGTTGTCCGCCTCAGGTGCAGACGCCTCCGCCGATATTCGCGTTCCAATTGCCGCACTTCGAGAGAAGTTACGTACAGTGTTGATTGATGCCGACCAGATTCAGGTGGGTGAAGAATTAGAGGTTCTTGTCCAAACGGTGGATATTCCAGAAGCCAACCGCCGTTTTAATTTAGATAAGCAGTGCGATGATTTACTGGATACGCTCATGACAAATGTGCCTTCTGCTGAAAAAACACGCACGGTGATGTCACGCATACAGCGTATGGTGATACGATTTCGCGAGTTACGACATAAATTCTCGCAGTTTGACGCGAATGCCAACCCGTCCGTCCCGCCACCGAAAAGTGCACTTTATCGTCCGCTGGTCGAAACATTAATGCGGATGGATCATGCGCTTCGATGGATTATCCCGATTGTGAAGACGCGAAAGGTGATTTACGATATTCCAATCGACGAAAGAACCGCCGCCGAAATGGATATTGCACCCCGTCTAATTCAAGAAGAACGAGAGGCGGAGGGGCTCCTTCAGCGGCAGTGGTATGATGGGTCATTGACGTATTCCCAGTATATGACAAATCTCTCGTCGCGTCATTTTTCACCGAGTTATGAGCCCCGTTACACACAAGATGTTATAAGCACGCGACAGGTGAATGAGAATATCACCGCCGTTATCGATAATCTGGACGATTTTTACTCGTCGGTTGTCCAAGGCGAAGAAGTGAAACGGCGGAGATTCGTTATCCAAAAATATAATCTCGGGCTGTCAAAGGTACAGTCGCAAACGAGGGCATCGTCGTCGTCGTCGTCGTCGTCGTCGTCGTCGGGTGACGCAGCCACCGACATCGATGGCGGTGTGGGGCCGCTCATTAAAAGAACAACCGAATTTACGAATCTCACCCCCAACGACCGAATGAATATCGTCGGTTTTATGACATTTCCTGAACCGGTTATTTATCATTCGCGTATATCCCTTCCTAGTATTCATATTCTTGACAAATGTGACTTGAATACCAAACACATTCATTACTGGGAAATGCTGCGCCAGATGACGACGATTACGACGCACGATATCAACAACCTTGACAGACCCGTGGATTTAAATGCACATGGCCTGCTTCACGAAATCAAGCAGTTTGTCCTCGAGCCAGAGTCGGCCGCCTCGGCTTCTTCGACGCGTGACAAATACCGGAAATTCCTCGAAGTTATAATACCGAAAACGCGTAATATATTCGAGATGATGCGGCAGTATATCCACGGGCGTCTTACATTACAGGATGTGCTCGCCTTCATTGAGCCATTTCTCGTGTATCAAGAAGACCTTAATGTGAAGCAATATGATGAAATCGTGACGTTTCTTTATCAGCGAGTCCTTGAATATAAGCGGAATTATGCGACGAATTTCCGCAAGTTTGGGCGTTTGCGTGCGTTTCGTTATAATGTGAGGTATATGGGCGTGTCGATGATATATAAACTCATCGTGACGGGTCGAATGATGGATGCGGATGTATTTAAAGCGTATGGGTTTCAGGATACACAGGTGCGTTCGGCGGGTGGTAGTCAGCAAGAGCAATCGGCGGCGGCGTTCGATGAGCGTCAGCGTCAGCAGATGCGTGGTCGTGCGTATGCGGCTGGATTAGCAGAACAGACCGAATATAACGAGAATCTTCTCTCGTCGTCGGAGCTTCTCTCGCGGATGTTGGCGATAGATTATGCGAAGTTATATATGGACGCAGTCGCGATTACTACGACTGAACTCATAACACCCTTTGATTTTAATTTGGTGTTGGGCGAGCAAAGTCAGCAATTGCGTGATGCGGGGGCGATGCGTGGAGGTGCGCCTGGTGGCAGCGGCACGGCGGGGACGGGGGCAGGGGCAGGGGCAGGGGCGGGGCCAAGAGACGAAGCCGCCACAGCCGGCCCTAAAAGGTTTGGCATGGTTCTCGCAAAGAATTACCCCAACGAGGAAGCCCTTCAAGAAGACAATGACGGCGACCATCCCGTATTCTTTGATAAAAAATACGACACAACCGATTATGCGTTTATTGAGTCTTATCGTGACCAACAAGGGTCGATGAGTTCCGCCGAATTCGCCATGTTTATCGTGGATGAACTCATCAAGAAGAAGAAAATGACATATGAAGAAGCGAAAAAGGAGGCCGAAGCGATTATGATTGGGCCTGGAATGCGTCCTGTAAGTGATGGCGACTATGCCGTTGTCGAAGAGGAAGAATATGTCGAACCTGCTACGTCGTCGTCATCGTCGGGTCGAATGATGTTCCCGAATGAGGATGACTTGGGGACAACTGAAACAAAATTCCTTTATTTTAAACGAGATAATGGAAAATGGGTTCGTGATACAAGTATCCCTGCGATGATTCCAAGCAGTGACCGGAATTATTTCTGTAATGTAAATCGTGACTGTATTCCGTTGGCGGTTGAAGCGAGCGAACGTTTGCTGTCACAACAAGGCGTCGCGGGCGGCGGCGGCGGCGGTATGGCTATGGCACATATTACCACGAAGGAGGGCACTGACGCAGTCAAGAAGGCATTTCTCGACAAGATGAAGGTCGAATTTGATTCCAAGTATCAGGTTACTAGAGAGAATTTCACGGAATTCGTGAATAAGAAGTTCGAATACGACCTCAAAAATATCGCACGAATCCTAGAAATACAGAACAAGGAGTTTTATAAGTATAATGACCGCAAGTATAAGCTCGGGTTTCATACTTCGAAGACTGGCGCGGGTAGCGGCGACGGTGACGACGACGACGACGACGACCTCGACGCAATTATTTCGCCAATGGAGCCACTTAAAGACCGTATTATCGCCCAAACTGATTTCGTGAAGCGACAGCATGACCTTATGCTATTTATTACGAGATTCACGCGCAAGGCGAACGAAATCATGGACGAAGACCCGAATTGGTTATATTGTATTAAATCGAATGCGAAGTTATTGCCGTCGTTTTATGAGACGATTGCGGTGGCATTTCTTCAGTCGTCGTCGTCGTCGTCGGCGTCATCCGCGACATCATTGTCTGTAGTTATCGACACGATATGTAAAGAACGCGGAACAATAAGTGACGATGGCGAGGCGTGGGTGGATAAATATAGTGGTGCTCTTATTAAGAAAATCGAGCATATAACAGAAGAGGGTTTTGATGATGCCGGGTTTCGTCTAATCACGAGAGATATTATAGAAGCCGACTTAGGTGAAGGCGTTTTGAAAGTCGCGAAACCGACGACCGCGGCGGCAGGAGGAGGAGCCGCAGCAGCAGCCGGAGGCGGCGGTCTTACTGGGATAAGTATCATCGAAAAATACGATAGCCCAAACGCACGCATTATAAATAATATCGTGACAACGATGACCGGATATATGGGGATTGATTTACACGCAGAACGCGAATTCATTATTCAAAATACGCTGACACTTCTAGAGGCGGCTGTTCCGTCAGAAGACAAGTATCGAGAGAGGTCGGAAAAGTTCTTTCGAGAGAAAGGCAAACAACTTCCACCGTATAAAGAGATTTTTTTCCAGACGCTTCTTCTCCTCACGCTTTGCTATCTGTGTATTTCAATTCAATGTGCGATACCTACACCGAAGACGCGTAAAACTCACGCGGGATGCGTTCGGTCGTTTTCTGGATATCCTATCGACGGCGACGGCGACGTGTCTGGTTTGATGTATATCGCCTGTATTGCGTATAAAATCAAGACGAGTATTGAGCCGTGGAATACCTTGAAATCATTCAAGAAGGAGGGCGATATTCTCGCAAAGATGAAGACGCTGATGGATGCGTCCATCCTTACAAAACCGGTTATTAAAGAGAGATTACAAACGAAGCGGGATTATTTGCGAGACACGAGGGCTGGACCGGCAGGAGAAGGCATTCCAGAAGCGTTATCCGTGGTTCGATGGGCCAACTTTATGCCGCCAATGAAATCTCTCGACAACATGCCTACTCCCCAGAATGTGGCCGCGGATTTCACAAACCAACTCATCAGCGATATGAAGCGGGGGTATCATGGGCAACATGACAAGTTGTGTGTGCTCGAGAGCAAGTGTCAATACTTTAGTTTGTCTATTCAACAAATGATACATCATATTGTGAAGAATAGTAGTCCGTTATTGCTGAATATGGCGAATGAGCCCTTTCTCGAAAATGCGTGTTGTAATGAACCCACCGACCGTCGGTCTAGGCGCGTCATCGATTATTTCATGGAACGCGAGCAGAATATTCACCATCATAACCGCATTATCGGGTTCCTAACAAAAACGATGCGAGACATGGCCGTAATGACACGAGCCACTACAATCATCGACAATCGAAATACGCGATTTCAGTATCCAAATATTCCACAAGAATTCAACGAGCAGACGATATATCGTGCGTTTATTCACTATTGTCGCATGAATCAGCAGTATTCGTCTTCGACGGAAGACGCGGGCACGGGCGCACGAACCGATAATCCCGTGAGTGTTGCTATTGCGATGTATTTACATCCATCGCTTCGAGAGATTTGCCCACCGAAACCCCAAGACTGGAATTCTGCGGACGTCATCGATGATAAAATACGTAAACTGAAACGGGATTCAAATATATTTGACGAGACTAGTCTTGCACGCCTACTAAAGGCGGTGAATGGGCATAAAATGGTGGATGCCAACTATAAAACGGCGATTCGTCCGCAAGAAAATGTGCCATTCCAGAGATTTCAAGATGCGATTCTTCATTTGGAGCGACGCGACGATGCCGACAACGACGAAGGCCGAGCCGGAGCCCAAGCCCGTTCCCGAAGCGAATTAGACCAACCGATTATCCCGAGAGAATTACGTCACTTTATACTTGCGATACTTGAGTCGGGGTCGCCCATATACGTCCAAGAAGACACGGAAGAGATGCGTGACCTGAAGAATTATCTTCAAACGAAGAACCGAGAGATGCGTGCAGAGGTTGTCGGGTTTATCCAGCAAAACGCGAAACAACCCAAGTCTAGATTCCGTGAGATTGAGCGCATCATCGATACGATTCTCGACTTTGAAATCAATAAGAGCAGCACGGTTTTGATGTCATCCACGGACGAAACGCGTGCGAAATGTGTCCAATTTATGAAGAATACGATGACGCGTCTAATCGATATTATTCCGGCCGTCATTTATAACGGCATGGATTTTGATGATACGAATATTCCAAAGCATTGGGGATTCTCTCAAACACATATGAAAGATATCAAGGGAATCATTTCGTCGCATTATACGTCACTGAAGACGTTTTATAACGACCACGTCATCAAGGAGGTATTACGTCATGCCGACCATCATGTTCGCGACTTGAAGATTATGTTGGAAAATACGCCCTTCATGGCGGAAATATTCTTCGATGAAGAGAAGGATGCGATGATAGCGGCGAATGCTGCGGCGCTGGCAGTTCAACCGAAGCCAGGTGTGCCTCGGGAGGTTGATATTGAAAAAGAACTAGGCGGTCGCGTCGCTCATTCAACCCGCAAGAATATTTTCACGATGTATTCAGTATTTGACCGTAATATTGTTTGTAATTTGTATCTCTTCTACTTTCTCTCGTTTATGCGGACATTCGTCCAACTTGTCGCAGAGACGCCAATTTCGATTTACCAGACAGAGCCGACGAGAGTGATACGTCGTGGAGCGGCGGGAGCAGCAGCAGCAAAAGGCCGAGGCGCCGCCGCCAGCAGCAAAGGCAAAGGCAAAGGCAAATTCGCCGCCGCCAGCGCGACTCCCGGCGTTATCTCTCGAACGGCCGATTTCCGTGAAGACGAAGAGGAACAAGAAGACAACATCGACCCGCATTCCCGCCTGTATTCCGCGGATGTTGGAAGCACAGAGAAAGGCCAACTCATCAGTGATATGGATATGCTTATGGGGGATAAGAAGGCACTCGGTCAACGTGTAAGCGAACTTCTCGTCGCATATCTGCGTATGATTGAAAAGGATAAGGCGGCGATTAATTTCAACTTGGCAAATATCAAGGAGAAACTCACCCGTGTGAAAGACAAAGAGAAGGATGGGGTTGTCGAGAGAATCGGAGCGATGTCGGTTGGCGAACGTCAGCTTGAAAATATGATGAAAACGCATAAGATGGGTATCTGGAGCCGCGGAACGTCGCAGACTGGTATCGTCATTTACGACCAAGATTATTATGACGAAGAACGAGATGAGATGGAGAAGATTGCGCAGAAGGAGCGACAGATAGGCCGACGAGACTATGTAACAGATATGAACCGAGAGATTTATGTTATGGATGCTCTGGAAGCCGACCGCAGCGCCGCAGAAATCGAGGCACATGAACTCGATATGTCGTCGGGTATTCCAGAGGACGATGACGCGGGAGAGGATGATACCGCATATATCCACCGACATGATGATGAAGGTGAGGCATATGAAGGCGGCGGCGGCGGCGGCGGCGCCGGTGGGGATTGGGATTGAACAAGCCGCCGCGATGATATTTAGTATTTGAATAATAATAATAATATCGAAATGCGGGGTAATACTATCAAATTTGTAATATTGTAATATACTAGTAGGAAGGCTATTACAATACAATACATTACAATACCACACATCACATCACAGCGTCATACAGAATGAACACATTCATAACACTCATCCGCAATAATTTAGCAGGTGCGGCGATTTTGTTATACGTCGTCGTATTTATGCTGGTTCAGTACATGAACCCGTCATTTCTGTATAATGAAGACGGTTCGCTGAGAGAATTCGGTATTGGATATTCTAGTAAGACCGTCTTGCCGATTTGGCTGGTGGCGATTATATTGGGAATTCTCTCGTATTTAACAGTTTATTATATAACGAGACCTGCGACACGTATCCTCTTGTAATTCGAACTACGGTCGGTCGTCGCTACGCTCTGCTTTACGCGGTAATCGTAAGCACCTTATTCTTCTCCGCATCCGCCTTCTTCTTCGCGTCATCTTGATTCTCCTTAAGCACTTGTGCCCGTATCTTCTGTTGTTCTGGCGTGAATGAGCAACCGATATTCAGTAAATAATTATAGCTAATACTAACGACAAGCATACCGCATAATACTAACCAGACAAACTCGCCAACAAGCGTTTTCATCATTAAAAATTTCCGGATTTTCTCCAAGTCTTCTAATTTTGCTGATGGGCGGATAAGACGAGACTCTTTGAAACTGTCCCAGAACCGGTCGAGATTATCAAGATTCAGTTCATTCAAGACTATAGACTGGTCGGTATAAATTTGCTCTAAAGCCCGCCCAATATCGCGTTTATTCTTCACTTCATCGGCGGGTATGTCTGCGTTGTCTTGCAGCCCACCATCGCCCGCGCCTCCGCTTTGTGCCGCAGCCGCCGCCCCCGCTGCCGCCGCCGCTGGCGTCAAATCAAACTGCGGTGTCAATATATTGTTAAATACGTCTTTCATGTCTGTAACTACTGAAACGAAAATATACCCGAATGTATTACTGAAGGGGGACAACCATCCGGGAAACACGATAAGCGCCGATTTTAAAACCCCTAATACCAAGAACCATGGTAATATTGTTGCGATAACTGCGGTCTTCTCTTGGTCAAACCCGCAAATATCCTTCGACATCGCAAGATTAATGAAATATTCGCCTATGATGAGCACGAGGAAAAAGAGGAAGGTTATACCGCCACTTAATACACCGTTTTTGGTATATTTATAATATGAATATGCGGCAAATACCGCCAAAAAGAATAAAATCGCAACCGATGAACTTAATTCCGCCATTGAACGAGTAAATTATTGATTTGCGTGTAATTACATTATACACCGATTATTATACTAGACGTTATTACGCCCGATTGGGACTATTTCTGTCTGCCACACGCGTGTGTGCGTTCGCCACCTTTCCTTATTATTTCACAGTATAATAGCATAATACTGTGAAATAAATGGACAATAACGCACCCGCCCCAATTCTAACCGAACCGGGTGTCCGGTATTTTTTGAGTAAATCTCTCGAGAAGTGTCATAAGATAAAGGATTATTATCACACACAAACATTCAATTTCACATTGAGTGTCGCGTTTTTTGTATGTTTAGGCGTGTTTTTATATATACGTTACAAAGGCAAACCGACGCATGAAGAAGTGGAGGCAAAGAAGCGAGAACAACAAGCATACATTCTCTCGAAATTGAAGATGGTAAATGCCTCGCATTACGCACAAAGTAAAGGAATACCGATGGATTGTCGTGTCCATCCTGCGGGGAATGGAATGGGAATGCTGACGAATTTGCCAGTGTGGAAAAGTCCCGACGAGGATTATTGGAAACGTGACTACGTATAGCGGAGCGGAGCGGAGCCAGAGCCATAATTCTATCTATACTAATTATAGTAGTATAGAATCATGGCGACACAACACCACCACGCATCGATTTATCAAGATTTACATTCGGCGATTCAAGAACGTGCTACGCAATACGGCGGCGCAGCCGTCTCTCGTATCGCCGAGCAAAAGCGTGCTCAGGAGACGCGTGACCACCTGAAAAAGGCAACTCGGGTGTTGTTGGAAGTAACAAAGAAACAGGAGGACGCTCTTAAAAAGCATCTTCAACGTGCGGCAGACCCCAACGATTTCCGCGGCATGGTGTATCCGTATCAACTCATTCCAGAAGAAGAACGGGTGAAAATCAACGACGCGATTCACGGGTATTACTCCTTTAAAGAAAAGTATAATTCAGCACTTGAAAAGCGACGTCAGCGGTTGATAAACGACCCCGTTATCAACTGGAAATCCCTTTCAGCACAACAAAAAGCCAAACGTCTTGCCATCATCAAACCCGCGTGTATTGTGTGTAAGCAGGATGGTGGGTCGATTTTCACCGAAACGGACGGTAAGTTGAAGGCGATATGCGGAAATATCTCTCAGCCATGTGGTTTTCACATTGAAGTTTCTCGGGGAAAATACATAAGTTTAGAAAGATTAATGACCGAATCTCTCGAAGAGGTTCGCGCGACCAAGGATGAAATCATTCGAATGAAATTAGACCTTTTATTCCAATTTATAAGCGAAGACGAGCTTTTAGAGCAATTCGACGCAGTCCAGCATAAATTACAAGAGCAACTCAAAATGTATACCGAGTTTCGCACACATTATCTTAGTGTTACGGATAACGATGATGCGCAGAAGGATATGCTAACGCAAACGCGTGTCATCTCTGAGAGGGTCGCGCAGATTAAGGAGTTTATGACGGAATTCAAGGAGTCGGAATGGAAGAACCGAAGCATCATCGATGATATTCTTGTGCTTTACCAGCAAGATATTGAGCCCGCATTTATGAAGATGCGAGAGACGAAGTATGTTTATTCGCAAGTGGAAACTACCGAAAACGCCGAGGGGGCACTCGTTCAGATGTATAATGACCACGAGTTCTATCTCTCACAGAAGAAATATAGCCATCATGAACTCTATATGCCCGTGATTATGCCGATGTGGATTGCGGATAATCGCATCGTGAGTAAGCCGGTGGGTGCTGTCAAATTGCCGGGTGCCAGTGGCGGTGTCAGTGGCGGTCAGGTCGCCCCCGCCCCCCCGCGGACATAATAGATTATTATCATCGTATAATATACGAAGCAACGACCCCTCGACCCGCCACCCGAATGTTAGACATATTCAAACACGTTTCCCTTCCAGTATTCATCGTAAGCCTTTCTATTGGGCTATTTTACGTTTATATCTCGGTGCCCAACCCGAAGATTATCTACGTGTATCCTACCCCCGATAATATCCGCAATTTCCAATTTAAAGACAACGCCGACAATTGTTTTTCATTCAACGCGAAGGAGGTGTCATGTGCGGAAGCAAAAGGCCAAATCAAAAAGATACCTGTTCAGTAGCGGAGCGGAGCGGAGCGGAGCGGAGCCGACGAACCGAACCGAACCGAATTTATATATGTATATATTAGAATACTTGTTGTAATAGCCCCCGAAAATAAACGAATATGGGGTTTCAGCGACTTCTTCATACTGAAACCGGACGTATTATTATATCAATCGTGCTTGGTCTAGGCATCGCGTCGCTTTTTCGCAAAGTGTGTAAAGACCGGTCGTGTATCAGTTTTCGCGCCCCGCCTCTCAAGGATTTAGAGAAAGACACATATAAGTTGGATGATAAATGCTATGAATATAAGACGAAGGCGGTGAAATGCGAGCCGGGGAAGAAGGAAGTTAAACTTTCGAAATAAAATTGAATAATACTTAATGTATTCGTTATTGTAATAGAGAAAGACAATAACGAAATCTCGAACTCGCGAAATGGAACTTGTAACGGAACCTGACGTCTATACGCCCAATATCGATGACAACGGCAATTATGTCGATAAAATCCCTTCATTCAATACCCCCGCACTCGCAAATGGGCTTCGCTGTCCATGTGGAACACGCAAGGACAAAGTATATCTTTCGGTACAATTATTTACCGCACACTGTAAAAGCAAAACCCATGAAAAATGGATTCAGGGTCTCAACTCAAACAAGTCAAATTTCTTCACGGAAAACCAAAAACTCCGCGAGGTTGTTTATGCACAAAAAGTAATGATAGGGAAATTGGAATTGGAGCTCTCTAGCAAAAACATGACAATCAATTATCTTACGCAAGAAGTAACGAAGATGATGGGCGCTAGTCCCGCCACAGCAACTATTAGTGCGAATGATATGTTGATGTTTTAGCGACCGCGTTAAATCGACGGGTCTTCGTTCTTGGCATATGTATATATCGTATTTTTTATATACATATTTAGTATTTTACTATGAGCGACACGACCAGTATCGATGACCTGCCTTTAAGTAGTCAAACACCGAGTAATGCCTATGCCTATGGCGGTGGTGGCGGTGGCGGTGGCGGCCCGCTTATTTACTCGCCGAATATCGGCGGTGGCGGTGGCGGTGGCGGCGGCGGCGGCGACCAACAAATCCCCGGAAATGTAATGAATGAAGTGATGCAAGGCGTCCAACGAGCCAGCGCCAACGGTATGACAATGATACCTACGAGAGATATTCCAATGAACCCGAATTCATTTACGCATGATGACCAAGCACGGCCGAATTATGTTCCGCAGCCGCAGTTCACGCAGGACTCACGCGGCGGCGGCGGCGGCGGCGATTATATCACGGAACATACATCGATGGAGAGCATCGTCCGTGCCAACGCACGTCAATCGAACCAACTCGATACAATTGAGGCGATTTATTACGATCTTCAAATGCCGATACTTATCGGTGTCCTGTATTTCATATTCCAGATGCCGGTTTTCCGCGCACAACTGCTCCATTTTTTGCCATCATTATTCGGCGAAGACGGGAATTTCAAAATAACGGGTCTCACCGCCACGAGCGTCATGTTCGCAGGCACATTTTTCGTGATTATGAAGATTTTCAATAAATTGGGAGAAGGGTTCAGGTGAGGAGTAAGTCGTGTATGACAGATAACGAAGTTCGTTCTTCAGTCGCTACGACGTGCCCGCCGCCGAGTCCCTTTTGTGCTCTTTTTCTTCACAACACGCGCGTGTTCATACGGAATATACCGCAAAAACCACTCCTCGAATTCCTTCGAATCACGCTTCCCTTTCAATTCTTCGTATTTCTCCGTCTTCTCGAACCGCATCGACTCCAGCGTTGGTTGCTTCCCGTAACAATTAATACTGAAACGCCGTAATAATCCGGTCTGCTTCAGGCGGTTATGTTGCTGAACATCGAAGAGAAATTGCGACATACAAAGGATGCGATTGATGTCATAATAGACGCGGTTGGCGTAAATGAACGCCAGATAAAAACTCAACATGGTATCGATAGTCGCAATACGTATAGTGGCGTCGCCGTCAATCCGTATTGTATTATAACTGTGACATGCGAGCGGCTTATACAAAAACGCAATTACTTCATCGCCGACCCGAATATCATAATGCTCGGAAATCACCTCGCCGACGCCTGCGTGCTTTGTATATTTAACATCTTTATAATTATGCGAGGTAAGTTCGCGGACGACTGTTTCGCATAATTCGCGCGGGTCTTCCGAGAGAATATCAAAATCGGGGATTTTCTGGACAATGCGGCGCTGATGTTTCGGCATATACCGAGAGTATAATATATTCGCATATCCACCAAAGAATACTGCACGGTTTTTAATAAAGACATCGCGGACAATATTATAAATATCGCCTTCGGCGATTTCCTGCTCTCGGTTGCTGCTGTATGATAACCGTGATGTGCTGACAGAATATTCTTCTGCGTGCTTTTCGTTCGGCGGCGACCGTGACCGTGACTGTGACCGTGACTGTGACTGTGACCGTGACTGTGACCGTGACTGTGACTTACTGGGCGTGGGCGCGGGCACGGGCGTCGGCGTCGCATCTGCGTCTAATTCGCGGATTTTCATAGAATACAATACAAACGTATCATCCTTACCAAACAATCTCTCGTATATCGCAATCAACCTATACTTATGCGTGATTTTATCCTCTTCTATTGTATATTTAAAATCGCCGATAGTCTCTTCATGCGATGAAACCCCGTGATACAAATGTTTCATATACTTACGCAAATCGTGATATTTATGCATGATTTGACTAACGGCTTTTCGTTTGAGTGCTTTCGCACTTCCGCCGCCGCCGCCGCCATGTTTCACCGAGCGCAAGCGAGAGCGAGACGGCGACGGCTTCGCCGACCTAGTAGACCTTGTTTTTGAAATACTAATTTCCCCCGTATTCGACGCAGTCGCGCCATCAAACCCGCGCTGATATACTATTTTATCGCAATCATACCCCTTGAGTGGATAATGTGTATTTAATAGGGTAAGACGTTTCTGGACTTTTTCCCACCGAGATACATCGCCGTCGGGGCGCGATAATTCGAGATACATCGCCATGCGAAGAAAGTCTGGCGGAGCATACCGAATATCTTTCTTAATAATCGCATCACGAGAGATTGCCTTGAATAAATCGGGTTCCATTTGCGTAATATCGGCAATTCCTGTGAAATTCACGAAGACCTTATACGTGCCGTGATGAACACCGGATTTTGCTTCTACATCTTCGTATCCAGCCTTGTAATAAATATCGGCGAGTTCCTTCGCATTATCAAGCGCATTATTTGAATAAAAATCGTAATCGGGGAGTTCGACATCCTTATTATAAAACTGTGCGTCTTCTGGAAGAATATTATTAATGGCAGTCCCGCCATAACATACGAGTTTTTTGTCTGCGATGAATTTTTCGACGATGGATATTATTTCGCGAACCTTGGGGTCTTGTATCACCTTTTCACCCTTTCGTTTTTCGACCAAATCAACCGCATTACGCAATATTTCGAGTTCCTTTTCTTCAAAAGAGACGTCCTTCTCGCCACGATTGGGCTTTTTACGTGACATGGAGAACGTGTGCCTAAAATAATATGATGACGCTTATCATATGATTAGAAAATAATAGTCGCGTGTATATGACGCGACCTATGACGACGTATATTGCTCACGACGACGACGTCGACCTATCATGGCTATATAATAGCGTCGTGTATATGACGCGACCTATATCGATTACGAGTAATTTGCGGAGGGAGTGGAGCCGAACCCTTGCGGTTTGGCGAAACGACCGAAGCAAATTACATTATAAGGTAATCTTGACACCCCCCGCCGCTTCAATGGGGCGAGCCTCCATCGACGCTTTCGGGTTGGGAGGCGCTGGCGGTGCAATCGTAATCGGCACATACCGCAAATCCTCTGGTTTCAAAATGAACGCATACCCGACTGACGCAAACTTATCTTCATATGCTTTCAGTTTCTCATCACGCGCTTCTTCCTGAAAACACATTGTCGCAATTTGACACCCCCACGTGAATGGGCCATTATGCCCGTCATTGATTGGCCGACCTCCTTTATCGGGAATCACGAGGCACATATTTTTCTTATTCGAGTCCTTGAATGTTTGCGGGTCGGCGATATTTTTGACGCCAAAATACGTATATTTCGAGAGAAAAAGCGAGTTCGAACTCATATTCACCAACTCGAATAATTTGGTATTTCGATAGATTGGATTTGTTCCATCCACCATCAATATGATTTTTCCTTTAAAGTCTAGTAGATTTTCATTCCCTAAATCCTTCGTTTGGTATTCGCGCCCATACTTTGGGCCCAACAGATTTCGAGCAACGGTTTTGCTCTGTGATATTATCTTCGCAAGATTATCATACATTGTGACATTTCGCGACATTATTCGCATATGGATAATAAAGGGGTCGCCTGGATTCGGGCACTTCGACCCAGAAAATACATAACTGCCTAATACCTCAAATGCGTCGCTTACTGGAATATGATTGAATGTTTCTTTATAGTTGAATGAATTCACCGAAGATGACGCAATGACAGGTTGATTTTCTACGGAAAACACTTCAAAGTCGATAAACCGACACCCGCGTGCGATAACATATAATAGTGCGTCCATGCTCACGTTTGAATTCTTAAATTTATCCGGATTGAATGCGTTATATGCCGACTTAATATAATAATCGCGCAGTTTGAACTTACTCTGACTATCATCCGCATTAATTGATGTGATATTTTTATCGATGAACTCTTTTGTGTCTTCATTCATCGTTTCCATTCCTTCGGGTTCGTCCGTCATCGGGGGGGCAGGGGGCGGCGTCGTCGGGGGCGGCTTCATCGAACTTAATTTATCAAGTTCGGTTGCGGCCTTTTTACGTTGATGCACCGTCATGTCATTTTCTAGTGTTTCAGTCGTGAAATTCTCGGTGGATAATACTGGTTTGGAGTTAAGTAATTTTTCAAATTGTTCTGCGGGGTCGTCATCCTTCACCGCCGCCGCCGCTGCCGCTTTCGCCTTCGCTGCTGCATCTCTCGATTCTGCCTCGAAACCCTCCCGTCGTATTGTCATTGCTTCAAAACATCGGGTTTTAATCAGTTCGGATATATTCCATATTGCAAAGACGATTATAATCACACCAATGAATACGAATTCTATTTGGGGGTCTTTCATTATGTTGTTATATATAATGAAAGATTTTTATATAGAGTTATTCTAACATAACATATATCGACCGACGGCCGCGCATAAAACTATATACTAAATATGACTGGTGGTTTGTTGAATCTGGTTGCTACAGGTAACCAAAATGTTATCCTCAACGGCAACCCAAAAAAGTCGTTTTTCAAAAGCACATATCTTAAATATACGAACTTCGGTCTTCAAAAGTTTAGAGTTGATTTCGACGGACAGAAGAAGTTGCGAATGACCGAAGAGTCCAAATTCACGTTCTATATACCGAGATATGCGGAACTACTTATGGATACCTATATTTGCGTTACACTGCCGTCGATTTGGAGCCCGATTCATCCTCCAGCCACAATCAATGATATGTGGGCGCCGTATGAGTATCGATGGATTGAGAACGTAGGAACACAAATGGTGAAGGAAATTGTGATTTCGGTAGGCGGAATGACCCTCCAACGTTTCACAGGAAATAATTTGATGTCGATTGTAGAGCGTGACCTCGATAATACCAAACGGGAGTTATATAATGAAATGACAGGACACGTTCCAGAGTTATACAATCCGGGATGTTCTGGCGCACGATTGAACCAGTATCCTAATGCATATCGCACGGGTAATATCGCTGGAGCCGAGCCATCGATTCGGGGGCGAAAATTATATATTCCTATCAACGCATGGTTCACGCTTTCCTCGAAGATGGCATTTCCGCTTGTATGTCTTCAATATAATCAACTTCAAATCGATGTGACGCTGCGGCCTGTGAAAGAATTATTCACGATACGTGATGTGGGCGACCCAGGTAATTATTGGCCAGTTGTTCAGCCGGACTTTACGAACCCGCTTCACCAGATGTGGCGGTTTTTATACCCGCCACCAAGTATCGATTTATCTCTCAATTCTTATCCTAGTATTCGCACAGACTGGAACGCGGATGTTCATTTGATAGCGACCTATTGTTTTCTCTCGGATGAAGAATCAAAAATCTTCGCTGCCAACCAACAGAAATATCTGATCAAATCGTATTATGACTGGGTGTTTAACGATGTAACTGGCAATCGAAAAATCAAAATAGAGAACTCGATGGGGATGGTGGCGTCATGGACGATGTTTTTCCAGCGGAGCGATGTGAATATGCGAAATGAATGGAGCAATTATACGAACTGGCCGTATGGCTATTTGCCGTATGATATTCTTCCCGCACCGATTGATGATGACTGGCGACCCTCCGCTTTTAACGAGATTGTTACTTCGTCAAGTGATTTGGCAACATCGAATCCGGCGTTTCCACACGACAACTACTTCTTCGATAAGAATGGCCCGAAGAACGGGATTGGTCCTGGTATCAACCCGCGGGATAAACGGCTGACCGGGCTTCATATTACGGGCGACTTCCAATCAGAGAACCAGCGCGACATTTTACAGACGATGGGAATCTCTTTGAATGGGAAATACCGAGAGAATTTGCTGGATGCGGGGGTTTATAATTACGTGGAAAAATATACACGCACCCGCGGAAGTGCGAAACCGGGGATTTATTGCTATAACTTCTGCCTGAATTCCGACCCGTTTGACCTACAACCCAGTGGTGCTATTAATATGAGCAAGTTCAACCAGATAGAGTTGGAGATGGCGACGATATATCCACCGTTGGACTCTGCTGCCGAAGTGAAAGTGATTTGTAACCCGAATACACGAGAGATTATCGGCATGAATAAACCGAATGTGAATATTTATCTTTATTCATATGATTTACACATACTGGAAGAGCGGTATAATGTGCTGACATTTGTGTCAGGCAACTGTGGTTTGATGTATGCCAGGTGATCCACCTCGCGCGGTGCGATGCGACGCGACGCGAAACGCATTATCTCACCAAAATTATTATATCGTATATATAACCTGAATACATATACGATGGCGGATGACGAAGAAACAAATGTAGACGATGTCGGCGGAAATGAACAAGAAGAAGAAAGTACTTTTAGCAAAGTTGGTGGACTGTTCGGCGGCGGCGACGGCGGCGGCGACAAGGATGAGGACAAGGAGGCCGACGACGACAACGACGACAAGGCCAAGGCTAAGGCCGCGGCTGCCAAAAAACTGAAATCCGGCACCGCGAAGTCGCTATTTGACATAGTCGCGCTTAAAGAGTTTGGTTTAAGTGTATTGGCACTGTTTATTGAAACTATCATTATTTCGGTGATTTGTGTAAATATTCTCTTTTTTTCGGCACCAGAGAGTATTAGAAGTAACCGACTCAATATAAATAAACTCTTCCCGACAGAACGAGCCGCATGGCCTTATTGTTATACGAACGAATATACATCATGCGATGCGGATTGTCATGATGAATTTGGCGGAATCGTCAATGACCCAAACATCGCAACAGGCAAAAAGATATTCCTGAAAGCCGCCATCCTTCTGGATACATATGTATTCAAATGGTTCTGTCTTACTAAAGAAGACGTAGAAATGGTAGATGACAGCGTTAAAGAGGGGGTGACGAAGGTTAATCTTCTTAACTTGTCTTTCATTAAAGCACGATTTAAGCAATGGATTAACAATTCATTCATATTCTCGTTTTCAAGTGACCGTGCGATGATGCACTACGTATTCGATAAAATAACGAAAATGTTACAAGCAATCCCCGTAGAATTAAATGATGTCGTCAGCCCGCTATTTATTCTCTTTATGCCATTCGTGTTTCTGGTTTTCGTAGCATTTATGTTGATGGGAGGCCCCTTTTTCACGACAATTATCGGCATGGTTGTAAATAAAACCGACAATGGCATTGAAATGATTGGCGGGTCGTTATGGTCACTATTAACTGGATTTGGACTTGGTATAATACCGGTGATATCATATATTGTTCAACTCATTCAATTCATCGGCACCTTTTTTATTTACCCGCTTCTTCATTGGGACAACTATCGCGAGTTATATGCACGCTATGTCCCGATTATATTCTTCTTCTTTAATTTGGTGCTCATGTTTTATGCGTTCGAGTATTTGGATCTAAATGTCGCAGCGATCGTCATTATGATGTTGCTGATATTATATCTAACGCATTACTGGCAAGGAATTATGAAGTTTTTCACTAGTATACGTAATTGGGGGGCATAGAAACAACATAAATAATATCTTATAAGAAGTATTATATTCGTTATACGATATTATGGGCGGAAAAAACAAGTCATCGCTACATGGCGCCGCTACCGCTTCAACGGTCGAGAAATCAACCCCGGAATATTTCAAGAAATATCCGTTTGTAAGTGTTTGTACACCGACATTCAATCGTCGCCCCTTTATTCATTCGATGATTACTTGTTTTAACGCACAAGATTATCCACAAGACCGTATGGAGTGGATTGTTATCGATGACGGAACCGACCCCGTCGAAGATCTCATCGCGTCGCACCCTCGCGTGAAGTATTTTAAATACGATACCAAAATGACGCTTGGAAAAAAGCGAAATCTGCTTCACGAGAAATCGCGTGGCGAAATATTGGTCTATATGGACGATGATGACTATTATCCGCCTAAACGTGTTTCTCATGCCGTAGAAATGCTGGTTTCACATCCTGAAGCGTTATGTGCCGGTTCTAGCGAGATTTACATTTATTTCAAGCATATTCAGCAAATGAAACGGTTTGGGCCTTATGGACCGAATCATGCTACGGCAGGAACATTCGCATTCAAACGAAAACTGCTAAAACAGCATCGGTATAATGATGAAGCGTGTTTGGCGGAGGAGCGTGCGTTCTTGAAGGATTACACCGTCCCGTTTGTTCAACTTGACCCGATGAAGGTGATTCTCGTTTTTTCGCATGAGCATAATACGTTTGATAAACGCAAACTATTGGTGAATGCGAATCCGGATGTTGTGAGAGATTCGCCGAAGAAGGTCATGGATTTTATTAAAGACTCGGCTCTTCGTAAGTTTTATTTATCTGATCTAGAGAAATTGCTTGAGGATTATGCTCCCGGACGGCCAGATATGAAACCCGATGTCATCGCACAGACATTACAACTAGAAAAGGAGCGTGCAAAGATGGCGGCAGATGCAGCGGCGGCAAATGGTGGCGGGAATATTGTTTTACAACAACCGGGACAACAAGCTATTACGTTGAATAATCAACAAGTCGTCCAGATTCTGCAGAATCTACAGAGCGAGGTTGAAACACAAAAGACGGAAATTGGCCGTTTGACGTATGAAAACAGCGAGCTGGCACGCAAATATGAATTATTACAAAAAGAACTGGCCGCAGCCGCACCCGCAGCCGCACCAGCAGCACCCGACGACACCATTCCTGAAACGATTTACGTATAAATTCATGTCAATAATAACATCCGGTGTCAAACCAGATATTATTATTATTATTATATTGCCCACCTTGTGCCGTGCGCTCGCCTGTTACTTACGCTTTGACGATTTCAACTGAATTAATCTTCAAGCATAGAAAACTGTTCTTGGATTCGTGAATAATGAATTCGCGGGTTTTGTTGTATTCTTCGAATTTATCCTTTAGAATATGTTCAATCTCGCTTACGGGAAGGTCGTCGTCTTTGGTTTTATATTTTGACTCTTCATTGTGGCCGTCGTCGTCGTGACGCTTTGACTTCGACTTCGACTTCGACTTCGACTTCGATGCATCCGCATGATTCTCAGGAGGAAGATATTCCCAATCACCGAGAGATTCAAGTGTTTGATTATTCACATTAAATACGACGGAATCGGAATTGAATACAAGAGCAGAGCCGGGTGTATGATTATAATTATCAAGTTCGATTTCTGTAATGAGGTCAAACTCATCCAAAAAATGGGTTTTACGAAGATAACTCCTAATATAACCTGCGATTTCTGGTGTGATTTTTACGGTATAGGTCTTGTTGGCGTCGTCGGCGTCGCTTCCGTCGCTTTCACTGCCGCTTCCGTCGCTGCCGCTTCCGTCGCTCTCGTCGCTATCGCTGCTGCCACTGCCGCTTCTGTCGTCGCCGCCGCTGTGATGCTTATTGTTCTTTTGAACATTTGCTGCTTTTTTAGGCGAACTGGATGGCGGATTCAACGAAACACACTCAACCTCCGTATCTAAAATCAACCGATATTTTGAATCAAACGAAATCGAAGCACCCATCACGAATTTTGTTCTAAATATTGATAATATCTTTTCGGCATTATTCAAACGCATGGCGTCGCGCCGCTATACTACTAGTATATCACCATCCCAATCATCACACTCGGGCTCCATTTTTTCCATAAATTTGTCTAAATAACGATAAATCCGGTTTATATCCAATTTTGTTATTTCATACATTTCTAAAATCCGCGGGATTTCTTCTTCACTATACTGGTTTTTTAACGTCATGAAGAACGTAAAAAGGTCACGCTGATCCATCGAAAGTTGAATACATAAATTCTGTATAAATAATTGATTGTTATACTCAGTGCTATATTTGGTAAGCACTTTTGTGAAACGAACTTCCGTCGGGTGAAACCGTGCCTTTTTCGGGAACGATTTGTGGTATAAGTAATGATTATAAAACGTCTTTATGAGAGATGACAATTCATTAAATAGCCAAATCTGGTTCTGGAATGTGATCCGGTCGAAGTAGTCGGCCTGACAGATATTGTCGAGCACCAGTTTATAAAAAGGGGCACTTACGCTCACTGGCATTTTTTCAAGAACATCAATTATATTTTCATGCCATAAGAGTCCAATTGTGGTGCGGTCGGTCTCGTTGATAAGCACGTTATGTTCGGAAATAGGGTATTGCGTGTTTAGTAATTTTTCGGTGATTTTTTTGATGTCTTCGTTGTATGTTTTCGGCTGAAAAATTGCGTGAAGAATGTTATTGGCGAGTATATTATTAGATTTTTTACTCATCTCTATTACTGCCCCAAGTTTCCGTAAGTTACCCTGAATAAACTCGATGATATTCTTTCGCATCGTGGCGTCGATACTCGGCAACGTGAGGTCGATAATTTGCGTCATTTGTGTTGGTGTAGGTGTTTTTAGCTCATACACATAGCATACTTTCATGAGTTCCTTGATTTTCTTGTCGATGTGGTAATTCCCGATACATATGATGGGGTTCATCGTGATTTCCTCCTGTTTTTGTTTCTTCGTCTTTTTAGGGCGAATGAGTTTGATGAGAGATGTGATTCCGCCTTTATCGCCGTTATTCATTCCATCGAGTTCATCCATGACCACGACGATTTTCTGGACTTTACGCTGGAATATTGACATGATATTTTTATCCGATATATTGTGCTGCGTAATCGATTCAATAATCGACTTATTGCGTATGTCTCCTGCGTCGTATTTCACCATATCATAATTTAACTCCTTTAATAGACGGACGACGAATTCGGTTTTTCCGCAGCCTGGCGCGCCGTATATATAGATACCTCGTTTGAATGTGAGGTCTGCCTTGTTTTTCTGGAATGACGCCAAGAAGTCTCGAATATTGTTGTAGATAGATTCGCGGCCAAGAAATGCGGTATAATTTTCCATACCGATGTTCGTCTATCTATGTATGTAAATGAATAGTTTTTTTGTTTTTATATATTATAACTCGGTATATTCATAAAATGAACGCAATACAGGAATTATTCGCCCCTCTTGATAAGGATTATTGTTTATTGTTTTATTGGCTTACTGTCGCCAATTTTATTTTATTGGCGGTTGCGTCCCTTGGCTTCGTTTCATCGCTGGTTCTTTTATTTAGGGGAAAAATTTCGATAATGAGTGGACTGTATTCGTTCTTGATGATTTTGGTGTATGCTCTCATGTACTTCCAGACACGTCTGTTCTACTCGATGTGCGTGACTAGCAACATGAAGGCAGGCACGTATGGCATGGGCGGGGCTCCTTCCGACTCTCTTCCCGCAGTGGCACAACATGCATCGGGTGCGGCACCCGGTGCTTATCGCATGTAACGCACGCATCGACGCACCGATGCTTCATGACATAATACGCTGCTGATCTATTATGTCATATTACTACTACTCAGCGGTTAGATACATTTCAATGAACTAGCACGCGAATTTTTTCCATCGACGATACCCTCCCATGGGATATATCCTCCATCCACACCGGTTAGTCCGGTGCCAGTAAATCCTGCTCGCGCGTTTATATCTGTAAATTTACCACAGTCGTCATTATTCACAGGTAAGGCGGTGAATCCCAATCCGTAAGTATCTTCACATGTATTATTAGTAGCATTAAAACTCATCCGGTCAGGGCATTTGGAAATCTCAGGCGGCCACTTCTGTGTACTCTTGGACTTCCAGAGTAAAATTGCGACAGTTCCAACGGAGATAACAAACGCAATAACTGCCAATATCAAGACCATTTTTTGTATGGAAAGATTGAAAAAATTGCTAAACACGCCACCACTACCCGAACTACTTCCGTTGCCACTAGAACTAGATGATGAACTTCCAAACGCGGAAGTTCCGATATTTTTTGAACCCGAAATAAAATCCATAGCAGAAGTATAGATACTACCTATATAAATATATACTCTATATATACATACTATATACAATAACCTGCGCCGTTTTCACATGAACCGCTTCGACTATCGCACAATTCCAGAAGAAACATTTATTGGACAACCTAAAAACGGTCGTCTTGATATTATTACTCCGCCCATACAAGACCAGTTTGCGTTATATGACAAAAACCCGGTTCATCAATGCGTGACATATCGTGACGCATTGAACGGTATTTGGGAAAACACTCCGCTTTCAAATGCTTTCTTTAGCAAGGAGAATATGCAAATTATTCAAAACGGTATTCGTGCAGGTGTGTATCAGCGGTCGCGTGGCAAATACGTCATTGGAGAACAAGATTGCGATACCCTTCGTATCATCATGCGCACGATCTATCTTCAAAACTCAGCGAATGCTCCCACGGATATCCGCGAGCAGATTATTGAATTAAATGAATTAGTATTCGAATACTGTGTTCCACGCGTTCACGGTGAAGCGGAAGGATATATACAGTATAAGCGTGATGTTAGCAACATGTATACGCCGATGGCTCACCCGAACTTCTCGGATTACAAGCATAAAACGCTTGAGTTGAAGCCGTGGTTTTGAGTATGCCGCACTGCTGATTCAATTGATGCGAACGAATAATAATAATAATAATAATAATAATAATAATAATAAAAAATATTTTTGTTATTATTCATTTTCCAACGATTCGCCATAGAATATATACTTATTGTGCCTACCTATTTACGCCTTCTTGACGACCATCTTCTTCTTCGAGGCGGCTCCGGCTCCTCCTGCTGCTGCTGCTCCTCCTTTCGACGCCATACTTACAACACTAGCCTCCGCCGCCGTCGCCCATTTGCGATACTCTCCCTCAAGTTCATCCAAGTCACGCACCCATAATGCCTGAATCGATGTGTCTGTAAGTGCGGAATGTTGTTCCCGTTTGGAATCACGCTCCGCGAGAAGATGACGGACATTCTCATCCGACACACTATCCATCGGCATTTTCAACAGATATTTGAACTCAACGTCGCCGTCAATGTGTTCGTATCCATGTTCCGTCATCTTTGCGAAAATCGCCTCCTTCGTCTGTCGTCGCAGTTCCAACTTGTCGTCAAGCACTTCTTGGATGTATCGCGCACGGTTGGTAAGCACACGCAGTTCATTCGCAAGTTGAGCCAACATCGCCGCCTTGCGTTTGGCGTAAAGAGCAAGTCGCTCCACGTAATAATCCTCGATGATGTCATAGATTGTCGCATACTTACGCAGTTTCTCGTGCGCGTCGAACAGATTCATATTCGTCGTGCTTTGCGTTGTGAATAACCCGAGGAGTTTCTCCAGTTTGTTGGTTCCTGCTTCAGCATCCACGATTGCCGCCTGAAGGTCTTTCGGTGTGTGCGGATACGATGGATGAAATGTGACGGTGATATCCACGACAGTATCCGTCGACATGTCGCTATATTCTTTGAGGACAGGAGCCGATGAGGATGAAGCAGCAGAGGCACCGCCCTTGTCGGAAGCGGCAGCGGCAGGCACCTCCATCAACTTCTCCAAGAATATCTTGTAATCATCCGTCCATGTTCCAATCGGGAGTTCGGTAATACGCACTTTACGGTCGGCGACGATTTCATAGGTTCCTTTGACGAGATATTTCGGCAGTGAGTCCGTTGATGATATATTCTTGATGGTTCCTTTGAATCCCTTGAAGTAAGGCTCGATGATGGGGCGGTTGGTGCTACCCATTCCAGCGAGCATCGCACGAACATACGCGATGATTTGAAGCGGGTTATACTGGAGAACATCCGTGCTGAATCCCGTTCCAATTCCCTTCGTTCCATTCACCAGAATCATCGGGATTGCGGGTGCATAGTAGATTGGCTCCACCATCTGCCCATCATCATCGATATAAGTCAATACCGCGTCGTCTTCATGGCGATAGAGGAGTCGCGTCAGTTTGTTGAGTTGGGTGAAGATGTATCTTTCGCTCGCTGAATCTTGCCCTCCAGAACATCTGGTCCCAAACTGACCATTCGGTTCCAACAAATTAATATTGTTGCTGCCGACGAAGTTCTGCGCCATCCCGACAATCGCCGCATTCAAACTCGCCTCGCCATGATGATACGCCGAGTGCTCGCTAACATACCCGCTGAATTGTGCCACCTTGATTTCGGTTTTGAGCCCCCCCTTCTTGAATGCCGCATACAGAATCTTCCGCAGTGAAATCTTCAATCCATCCATCAGGTTGGGAATCGACCGTTCGTTGTCGTAGATGGAGAAGTGGATAAGACCGTGGTCGATGAATTCTTCATAAGGGATTTCCGGTTTTGATGTATCGAGAAACGCATCGCGTGAATAATTCGCCAACCACTCCTTCCTGTCATCCGCACGTTTCTTATTGAATGCCATATCTAAGTGGTCATCGCTCTCCTTCCCAGTATGAACAAACGACACCATCTTCTTATGCTCGAAATATTCCTTGAACTCCTTTCCAGTGCTGGTGCCTAAACCTTTATAATATTTGGTGTGCCACCCCGAAGGCACGACCGCGTCGGGGAATTGCTTCTTCCATGCCTCGAACTCGCCATCATTGTAGAAGAGCACCTCTTGTGTGCCGCGGCGGGCTTTCAGGATGGGCGTATTCATGAAGCCGATGAAACCGGGTATTTTCGTAAGTGAAGGCCACTCTGTCTGGAATAGATTAATGCCGAGACCTTGGATATGTGCACCGTCTAAATCTTGGTCGGTCATGAAGAGCACCTTACCATAACGCAACTTGGTGGCTACATCTGCGGGCGTGTATGTCTTCCCCGTCTCAAGACCCAGAATCTGCTTGATCTCCGCAATCTCGCGATTCTCCGAGATGCGTTTCGTCGTCTCGCCGTGAACATTGAAGAGTTTGCCTTTCATGGGATAAACGCCGATAAAGTTTCGGTCTTCTTTGCTAAGACCGCTGATAATACCGGCTTTTGCTGAATCACCTTCACATAAGATAATCGTACATTGCGCGGATTTGTCGGCAGACCCCGCATAATTCGCATCGACGAGTTTAGGAATACCGCGGATTGTCTTTGTTTTTGCACCATCCGTTTTCTTCGCGGCTTTCGTGTCCTTGACTTCAGTAAGCGCACATGCGGCATCCATCACTCCCATTTTCGCGAGTTTCTCGATGAATTCGTCGCTGACTTTACAACTCGACCCGAAATTGGCGACAGCGGTGCCGAGTTCGTCTTTTGTTTGACTTGAGAATGATGGGTTCTCGATATCACAACGCAGGAAAAGCATCAGTTGCTCCTTGATTGTATTCGGCTTCACATCGACTTTCTTCTTCTTCTTGATAACCTCTGCGAGTTTGCGCACGATTTGGTTGGTGATATACTCGACATGCTTGCCGCCCCGAGGGGTGTAGATGCCATTGACGAATGATATGTGCGCAAATTCATCCGTCGTGGTGAGACAGACGACATACTCCCAGCGAGGGTCGGGATTTTCATAGATACGCTTGACGCCGCCTTCGCTGCTGCCCGCAGCGCCCCCCTTCGCACCGATATACAAATCAACATATTGCTGAAAATGGCGGACTGGGACGACCGCGCCGTTGTATTTGACTTTCACGGTCTTATCTGTCACTGCGGCGATATCGTATGTTCGCTTCATGAATAGTGCGACCATATCAGGTGTGAGGTTATTGTCGGGAAGACCGAATCGGGTGTAATCTGGTCGAAACGACACACGAGTATAAGGCTTAACCTTCGATTTTGTGATGACAGGTGGGACGATTTCCGTGAGATTGTTCTTGAATTCTTGGACATATTTCAGCCCGCGGACGTGATCGACGGTCTCCACGCGCCCCCATACCGACCAAATGAGGACAAGTTTGAAACCGAACCCGTTCTTCCCGCCAACAATCTTCTCCTTCTTGTTCTCATCGTAATTGGTCGATGTGCGAAGATGGCCGAAAATCATTTCGGGAACCCAGAGTTTATGCTCCGGATGCTGGGCGACATCAATACCGTTGCCGTCGTTTGTCATATGGATTGTGCCGTCGGCGGGGTCGATTTCGACCTCGAGGGTGGTTACTGGAAGTGCGTCGGGCTTGCCATCCGCAATAGCCTGTGCCTGACGCACAACGTGGTCGCGCATATTCACCATACCTTCGTCGAAGAGTTTGTAGAGTCCGGGAATGTATGTGATGTTGCGACGGGTGAGTAATGCGGGTTCAGCGGCGGCAGCAGGCACGGCGGCAGCAGGCACGGCGGCGTCCATTACATATTCCATCGTTTCGGTGCGTTCAATCGTTCCGATATAGGTGTCTGGTTTTTTCAGGATGTGCTCTTGGTCGGTCATTTTTTGATATTTGCTCAGGTCTTCTTTTTCTTCAATTCCAGCGGCGGCGGTGGCGGCGGCGGCGGCGGGTCTAGATTTAGGCGGCATAATATAATAACGGTTCTTGATTTGGATAAATGAATGAATAAATGAATGGACAGCGTCTACAGTATATTCCAACCATCGTTTTAATTCATGTTCAATTTTATTTTACGATGGTTATGTATCTTTAACGACACATACATATGACCGCCCCACGCTATCGCACTACATTCGGGATGGGTCTCACTTGTAGTGATATATACCGTATCAACGACGCACTTGTCCAATATGACGCTCAAGGTAATCCTATTGTCATCAATAATCAAAACAACGATATTCGCACTCCGTATTATAAATGCCCAACCGTGTCAAACCCCACCGCGGGTATGAAAACATCGACAAATAATACCAATATTACGAAGAAGATGCGTTACGCACAGAATATTCGCATAGCCACTGAAACAAAAAATGTGAAAAAGGTGTATGCCGTGAATAATATAAATCGATTTGGAAGGTGGTCGGGTGCCCCCGGCGGGTTTGGCGCGCCAGTTACGAATTCCTTCTAATTGCGGCGACGACGACGACGACGACGACGACTTCTTCGCTTATCATTTTTTTCTAAGGATAGTTTATAACGCGAGAAATTTAGTAATATGGTGAAACGATGCGACCGCAGCGATGATGGTTTTTACCACATGCATGGAAAGAAATACGAAATGTTGGAAGGGTCTCGTGCCCAAGTATGGCACGGAACGGCTTACAAGACCCCGGGCGGACTCACCCGCGCAGAGTTAATCTTCAATAAGCATGGCCGTATTGTGTCGGCAAAGAAACATGTTACCGCCAAGAAAGAAAACCGTCTGCGCAAGTATGGCTACACTGCTCGTAAGGGCAAGTTCGGGGCGATTAAGATTAGTTCCAAGACTGGAAAGCGTAGTCGTCTTGTGAATACTCCTAAGAGACGTTAAGGAGGGGTGAACGAGTGTGTTTTATTATTATTATGGGTGTTGGTGTAATAATAATAATAATAATAATAATAATAATAATAGTGTATAATAATTGTAGTGATAACAACACACAATAATGACGAATATCATTATCAATTACATTTTAGAGTTTGTAAAAGAGAACAAGTTTTGGTTATTCATAACCGTGATTACCACGCTAATATGTAATCCAGTTGAGATGATAGTGCTCTCCGACTTATTTACCAATTTCACAACCGCCATCAACAGTCTCGAATACGATAACTCAATAACGATTCTTTGGAAAATAGCGGCATTGAGCATATTTATTGACAGCGTCTATATGGTGGGTAATTATTTTGATAAAATTTATTATCCAATGTTAGAGAAATTCATCCGGTTCAAACTAATCGACGTCATCTTCAAAAATATCGAGGTCAAGTATGAAAAAGAAGATATATCCAATCACATCGTAAAAACATTAAAGATACCGAATACGGTGACATCATTCACGGGTCGGTTTATATACTGGGTAGTTACGTTTGTTTTGACTACAATTGTTATTCTATGTTATATCTTATATTTAAACCCGACTATCGGCCTCTTCACTATCTTCGTATTCGCGTTATTTTTCGCGGTTTATTATTATGTCTTGATGGATACCAAAAATATCTCTGAGCAACGCGAAAGCCAAGAGAAAGATTTGATGTCGAATATCGACGATGTGTTGAGTAATTCGATTAGTATTATCTGCACAAAGAAAATAAAGGACGAGAAAGAGTATTTGACGAATAAACACGCAATATACGACAACGCTCATGAAAATCAATTATGGAACACATCAAAGAGCGGATATATATTGTCCATTTCGATCACAGCCGTCCTTGTCGGTTATGTATATTTCATACTTCGTATGTATAAAAAGCGACAAATAGATAGCGGTATCACCATAAAAATCATTATTATAATACTGTTTTTTGTGCGGTATATTAAGACCGCATCGCAAAGAAGTATTGTTGTAATTGCCGAGTATGGTAAATTATCAGAGAATGAGTCGAATATTCGAAATTTATTGGTCGGCAAGGATGAGAATGGGACGCAAACGAATATTAGGATTACGGGAAATATCGAGTTCAAGGGTGTATCATTCAAATACGACGCCTCCGCCGCCGGTTCCGGTGCCGGTACTACCGCCGCCGCCATCGACCCGCCGAAAACTCTCGACAACGTATCTTTCAAAATAAAATCTCTCGACCGCGTCGCAATCATCGGGACAAATGGCAGCGGAAAATCCACGATTATAAAACTGCTATCCGGATTCTTCAAACCCACCGAAGGTGAAATTCTATTCGACGGCGTGAATATACGCAACATCGACCGCGAATATCTACGAAGTAAATTATCGATTGTATCGCAAAAGGTGGTTTTATTCAATCGGTCGGTGCTGGATAATATATGTTATGCTACAAATACGCCAAAAGAAGAGGTGATTGAAATTTTGGACAAGTTGAAGGTGATGAACGTCTTCAAGAAACTGCCACAAGGGCTTGACACCATGGCGGGGTCGAGAGGCGAAAATTTAAGCGGCGGGCAGCGACAAATTATTTATTTATTAAGGAGTTATCTTAGCAATAAACCGATCACAATTATGGACGAACCGACCGCTGCGGTGGACGCGTTTCATAAGAAATATGTCATTCAAATGATAAACGAGATGTCAAAAACGACGACGTTGATTGTTGTCACGCACGATGCGGAGTTTGCGACGACATTCCCTGTAAAAATATACATCGAAGGGGGCAAAATTGTGAATCAAACGGGCGGCGGTGGCGGCGGCTACGTCTAATAAATTGTATGTGTATACAATAACAATAACAATGTTACTCATTATTACCCGCGAAACACCCAATCATTCCAACAAACTGCGCGAATTATATAAATCTCTCGAAGCGCGGGATATCCCGTATATAATCTCTCGAAAATGCGACCCCGATATCATCAAGCGTCGCCGAGATATATACGGCCTAATTATCCCCGGTGCTCGGTTTCGCGTCAAACCGTATGAAATCCAGCCCGACCTCGAACTTGAGATGTATTATCTATACCATTTCCCAGAGAAGCATGTTCTAGGAATATGCCACGGATGTCAGTTATTGATGGTATATTATGGAGGGATGCTTCAATCCTATACCAGTTTATGGACTGGCAGTCATGATGTCGAATTAGATCTCTCGAGAGACCAGTTATTCAAGGGGCATGAGGCGCACGAGAAACTCCATTTTTACTTTCACGAACTTCCCGTGTCCCCGCCGACCTGTGTTCGAGAGATTGCGTGGATTGCCAAGTTTCGCGACGGTCGACGTCGGGCTTGTGCGTTTGAATTCGTAAAAGACCGAGTATATGGCATGATGTTTCATCCAGAATTAGGGAAGGAATCACGCAGTATTCTCTATAACTTTTATGACATGGCGGCATCGGCATCGTAGTCCGTCGCCGCTATCGGTTCGCCATCGTCGATGACCCACCACTTTATTGTAATCATTCCATTTTCATCGATGTAATCCGCATATTCTTCCATGAAATACTTCTCAAAATATCGTTTGCTGATAATACGACGCTTCGCGGCAGAATAACAACGCCCACAATAATACTCATACGCATTGTATAATGGTTGTGGGAATGAAAGATGATTCGCGAGACATTGCTCTTTCCATTGCCGCAGATATTGATTGATTTCGGCGGTCTTATTCCATAATTTACAACCGACATTTAGTATATATTTATCATCTTCGATGACCACGTCGGGGTAAAAGTGGCGTAGCATACCGAGAAGGGTGGTGTCGCTTACGGCGGCGGCGGACGATGACGCGTACTCTATGAAGAGAGTTGAAAGTTCGTCGATTTCTAGCTCGATTTCGCGGTCGTCTGTAAAACAGTGCTCGCTCCAAAACTGGCGAAACTGGCTGACGACGGGGAGATACTTACTGGTGCGATTCGGGATTACGTCTATCGCCGCCACAGCGCCTGTATGCTCCGCTAGTTTCGAACGAAACGCCGCCGCAAAAAACATACATGGTAATCGAAACACCGAGAGATACATCTTCCAGAGATATAACATATTCGTCATAGATATCTCGTGTTCGCTTGATGCGGGTTCGGTCGCGTATTCCATGAAATCTTGGATGATTTGCTGGTCAGTGCGGTCGCGTAAAAACCACGCATGCGCACCGACTTCGGGCGTTTTACAATGAAGACGCAAGAAGTCATCGACACTCCCGAATCGGTGCGAATAATGTGCGGCAACACAGAAAAGGTCGATTACGGCTGATTTAAGTTCGGGCATATGCGAGAGACGCAGAAGGGAAGCAGTCGGCGTTTGTATTTGAATATCTACAACCCGACAATCCTTATACTGATGCTCGTAATATTTGAACTTGAATGCCGTACTGAAAGAATTGGCGGTTGAACCAAATAAGGCGTAACATTCGCCACCGAGGTCTTTGATGAACTCCTTGGCGGGAGGCGGGATAAAGTAGATGAGCGGCGCGGATTTCTTTAGGATGACATCACCGAGAATGGTGAGGAAATATTTGGCATGGTCTCGTGTGCGGAAGAGTGCGGGGTAGAGTAGGCCGATGACATTCTGGATGGTGCGGGATTCAGGGATGGACGAGAGAATATCTCGGCCTTGGATACTCTTGATAATCCTGTTCTTGATTTTGTATTTGCTCGTGCTCGCACTCGCGCCAGACCATTTCGTATTGGCATTCGTAGCCGAAGTAGAAGTGATATCTGTGAGTATCCTATGGTGGATTTCATCCTCGTTTATGAGAGAATACCGAACCTGATTATTATATGTGAAATAAAGTTCGGATGCTGAACAATAGAAATATTTCGTCTTGTTTAGAAAGGTCTCGGTGATTTCATCGGTGATGAGTTCGAGAGATTTCTTTCGTGTTTCGCGTTCAGCGTGAGCGGCTTGGTAGGTTTTGATGGATTGCGGGAGTTGGGTTTTCACATAGGCATGGATTCTCTCGAGAACGTGTTCGTTGGACGCGATGGCTGCGGCTGAATTCCATATCTCCGAGAGAATGGCGACGGTGTCGGGGAGGGTGGGGGCGGCGGCGGCGGACATTTATTATTATGAATATATATAGTTTTATTATTGTTTGGGGGAAGATATATAATAAATCAATGGCAGATACCGAGAGCACTGAAAGCGACCGTCTTGATATTTTGATAGATACACATACCGACGCAATAGATAAATATGATGCAGTGTCGACCGACAGTATAATTGCTGATGCTCTACTTGTATCTACAGCACTTGACGTTTTTAATACAACCCAACAAAAAGAACCGTTATTTGGTTGTTTATTCGATTTAATGAAAACTAGTCAATTACATTTTCAACGTGTGTTAGAAACCACTCCTGAAACAAAAGATGAAAAATTAAAGACTTTATTAAACCGGATATTTACTATAGAGAGTAAATGGTACACTACATCAGGTTCATCACCCGAATTTGATGATAAGAAAGACATGACTCAGGAGTTTGCGAGGTTAATTGTTTCTTCAATAAAAGTTCCTATACCGTCGTTATTGTTTCTAGAATTTTTTTTATATGTTTGTGAGAGTATTGTAGAACTAACACGCGAACTAACGCCTGGACTCGGTGAACCAGATAAACTTAATATCTTAATGTATGTTGGTTTAATTGGAAAAGTTGCAAGACTTACCGATAATGAATCGATACTTAATACTGGTGTTGAATTGAATAATATTGAAGTGCTTACACCAGAAAACACGAAACAAGTAAAAGATATCAAGGATAAAATAGTTAAATTACATAACAAAAATAGAAGAAATCCAAAAGGACGATTACAGATAACTTTGGCATTCGCGTCTGCAATAGGTTATTTTTGTGAAGAATTTATTAAAGGCAAAGTTCCGTCTGCTGTGACTGGACACACACAAGAGGACGAGGAGGAGGAGGAGAAGTCGCCGCCGTCTTTATTTGTAAGACATTTATATACTCAGCAATTTTTGAATGATTCTCCCGTAGTTCATCAAATAGCTAAACTCAAGGTCAATGGTTGGTGTCCATTTATATTTAAAACTGCTGGATGTTATGATAGGTCTCCATTTCATAATCGCAAGCATTTACATCCAACAAATTATATAGATAGGAGGAGATGCTTTTATGATATTCTAACTAATGAAGCGGTTATGATTGACCCTCGTGCGTGGCCAAACCTTTACAAATTTACACCTAGACATAATAGAGACGGGCCTCCAGCTAAACGGGCTCGCTGGGAACATAGTGGGGGAGTGGGTATGCGTCCCCGTATTATGTCCCGTAAATTAAAAAAACAATCTCAAATTTCTCGTAATACTATCACACATCACCGCAAACATCATACCCGAATTCGCCGACCTACATCTTCCAAACACGCCAGCACCCGCCGCCGCACCACCCGTCGTCGTCGTCGTTGAATCATCATTATTTTTCGCGTGAAATTTGCTAAAAATAATGAAATGAAATGAAATCATGGAATTTAGCGCGTCTTGCGTTGAGAACACTTCTTGTTCTTCCGGCCCTTCTTGGTGTATTTTTTGGTCTTATTGCCGCCTTTCTTGGATTGACGGTAGCGAAGAGAATTTATTGTGTGCGGGGGAGGGGGGTCAGTTTTTTACGTAGTAGGCGTGGATTCTCTTTAGGATTGGTCGCGTTTATATTCCATATCTTCGAGAGAATGGCGATGGTGTTGTTGAACGGTTCATGATAGTAACCTTATAACAGAGTAATATGGAAATAATAATCTAGAATAAGTATATACGGATTCTTTATAAATGTCCGCGAACAGAACATCGCCCCCATCCCCCAGCTCCCCCAGTTCAAGCGGGGAACAACCAGATAGTGACATTGACAATAATAGTATTAATAATGATACTCCAGATCGTCAAGCTGTTGTTCTTGGTATGCGGCTTCCACGTGATGAAAATGGGCATGATGATGAGAATGATCCGCAACGAGCACACAGACGGATACAGGAGAGGAGGGCTATATTCGGACATGAAAATAGGGCACACAGTCGCAGTCGCAGTCGCGGTCCCAGTCGCAGTCGCAGTCGCGACCGTAGTCGCGGTCGCGGTCGTAGTCGCGGTCGCGGTCGCGGTCGCGGTCGCGGTCGCCGGCGTATTCATATTCACCGGGACCGGGATATAAATAACGCAGGAGAAGATAGTAGATCAAGTGGATCAAGTGGATATGAGAGTGATTCCGGTAGTGATATGGGTGGAAAAAGAAGAAAAACAACGATAAAGCGTAAGGCTCGTCGTGGGGTCGCCAGTTCTAAACGAAAGCCAAAAGCAGCAAGACGCCGCACCGCCACCAAATCCAAACGCCGCCGCACCACCCGTCGTCGTCGTTGAATTATCATATTCATTATTTTAGCAAATATTACGAAAATAATGAGTATTTTACTTCCTGCTGCTTCGACGAGACTTCCTGCCGCTGCTTCGACGAGACTTCTTGCCGCTGCTTCGACGAGACTTCTTGCTGCCGCTTTTGCTCTTGCGGCTCTTACGACGCTTCGCGACCTTCTTGGAAGACTTGCCCTTCTTGTGCTTGGTGCGGCGGCGACCGCCTTGTTGGGTCGCTTTAAGTTCGGCTAAATTTTGTTTTGCTGTTTCTAGGGCATCTTGTGCTGCTTTTAGGGTATTTTCTGCGGCCCTTTTAGCATCATCATCATCACGAGTCGTTTCAACCGCCTGTTTTGCGTCTTCAACCGCCTTTGTTGTCTTTTCAACCGCTTGTTCTGCTTTTGCGAGTTCTTCTTGTGTTGGTACTACTGCTACGGGTGCGGATGCGGGTGCGGGTGCGGGTGCGGGTGCGGGTGCGGGTGCGGATGCGGGTGCGTCTGGGAGTGTGGATGTGACGTCGCCTACGGGTGCGACTTCGTCTGTGGTTACTATTGGTGCGAAGGCATTCGCAATTGCTTCCATTTTTTTTTCATCCCCTATTAAAGTAGTCAATTGAGATTTTAATGCCGCAGTGTTATTCGTATCCATATCTTATCCTCTTCTTATACATATTCTCAATATTATATTCATCCAATATTGAGAATTCAACCACGTTTTTCACCGCCGTCTCGTGGAACGCGATTTCTTCCTAAATACGCGCCTCCACCCACCCCCTCCTCGGGAAATCCACTAAATAATCCGCCCAGTCCTTCCACTCAGGGTGTTTCTTCATATGCTCTTTCACAATGAACGGTTCCCCGCATGGCGACCCCCAATGTGCCAAAAACGACATCCGTCGAATAGACGCACTATCCGCCACTTTTGTGTCATACGCGCCTACTGGTTTAAATGAGTCGGCGCCGTAGCCGTGTTTACACACCGTCCGTGTATTCGCCGCCGTTTTTCCTAAATGATTGTCATAATGGTCAGCAAGCATGCGTTTCACGACGTTGGCATCTATTCTCCCGCGATACTTCTCCGTGAGTTTATCCAATTGGACGCGGCGGTTGCCGATACTTGATGACACATCATGAAACCCGTCGGCATTGGCGGCACCCCCCCCTTCTGCATTTGACGCTTTTGATGACAACGCGCCCGAGCATTCTATCTTCCGTATTCTCTCGTCATATGTAGAATTAAACCCGATAAATACGCCGTCGCGTGTCGTTTCAATATTCACGTAATTCAAGCCGAGTTCGACACGCATAATGCGCGGGCCGCCACGCCCGCCGACATCCCCGAACATCCACGAACACGCATAATCCCCCGAGTTCCGTTTCTGTAATCTCTCGGCGTAATCTTCCAACGTCTTTCCGTATTGCATACACTCGCGGATACGGCAGCAAATGGGGTCACGCAGCATGAAGGCATTGAATCCGTGTATCGTCGTCTCGCTCCCCATGATTCCGGCGCCTGTGACGAAGAAGTCGGTCATGCTATATACACCACCAGGCATACTCTGCATCACCATCGCGAATCCATCCCCCGCTTCTGGCTCGATTCGTAGAATGACATTACAAAACTGGGCGTCGAGAAAGTTGCTAAAGGATGAATGCCCGCATACAATCCCGCCGTCTTTGGTCCAGCCTTCCCCCACCGCCATTATCAGCGAACACCGGTCTTTGAATTCGTCCAAGCGTGCGGCTCGGGCGGAGTGAGCGGCGGGATTTGCCGCGATGGCGTGTTCGTCGCGGATAACATCGGCGTATTTTTTCCGGTATTTGGGTGTATCAATATACCGAAGCATGTGTGTGTAAAAATACGGGATCGACATATACACATTGATGAAGATGACTTGGCAGACGCGAATACCCGCCCCCGCCGCAATCCCCTCCATCTCTCTAAATATTTTCGGGAATCGGCGTTTGATGATGCCCCTGTAAAAATCATCGCAGAGTCCGTAGAAAAACTCGATATCACGGCCATAGGATTGTCTGTGTAAAAAATCAAAAGCGGAGAACATATGCGTAAATCTCTCGGGGTCGGCGGCGACCACTTGTTTTCCGTGGGAGACGCCGCGTTCGTAGGGGGCGCCACGGATGGTAATACGCATCCATCCATCGTCGCCCCCGTCGCCGCCCCCGTCGCCGCTATGACGCAAATGCTTTCGTTTTCGGGTTCCTTTTATACCTTTCTTTTTGGTGATTCGCCTTGTATTGGAAGACATTATCGTATATTATACGCATAAATAGATATAAAGATTTATAAAATGTTATGTATAAAGAACATGAATTCAAACGCACATAGCGGAGGAGGAGCAGCGGCCGACTCCTTTTCTAATTCCGATAACGTCCTCGTTATTAAAACCGTCCAAATTGCGCCAGTTCGAACTCTTATGTGTGCGCTAAAGGAAATCCTCATCGAGACGAATATCACATTTCAAAAGGACGGTATTCGCATTATTAACATGGATAAGTCGCATACAATGTTGGCGCATATGTTTCTCGAAGCCGTGAATTTTGAATTATATGAATGTGCGCTTGATAAAATCATCATCGGTGTGAATATGTTCCACCTCTTTAAACTGATTAATTCGATTGACAACGATGATACGTTGACGATCTATATTGAGAAGAAGGACTACAATGATGGGGTGGTTTCGTATCTGGGGCTTAAATTCGAGAATGGCGATATCAAGCAATGTAAGACACAGAAGTTGCGCTTGATTGAGCCAGACCCCGAGGACTTGGTAGAGCCTCAAGTTGCGTTTTCGAGTGTCATTAACCTCCCGTCATGTGATTTCCAGAAGATTATCCGCGATCTCTCGTGTATATCGGAGAAACTCGAGATTAAATCGGTGGGGAATGAACTGATATTTCGATGCTCGGGACAATTCGCAACGGCGGAGGTGAGGCGAGTAGAGTCGGATGGAAGTATGGAGTTTCTTCATAAGAAGGATTCTGGGAAGATTATTCAGGGTGAGTTTTCGCTAAAAAACCTTGGATATTTCATTAAATGCACGAATCTGTGTAATCAAATTGAGATGTATCTTGACAATGATATGCCGCTTGTGGTAAAATATTACGTCGCATCGCTGGGGACGATTAAATTGTGCTTGTCGCCATTGCCGAGTTCGTAATCGCTCCCCCCGCTGCTTCGCCGGTCGAGACTGGGGGAGGGGATGCGCAAATAATATAAATAACAAAAATAACAAAAATAATACTAATAAAAAATAATAAGGCTGTCAAAATAGCATTATTATTTGTAACCACTTACACCCAGTCACCTCCAATCTCGAGCGGCGAAGCAGCGGAGGAGGGTTATCGCCGACGAAGCGAGAACGCGGGGGAGCGGACTCAATATTCAGGTGTATGTTTCTTAAACAAGCACCCGTGTGCTGTAATTCCTTCCAGTTCGCGGATAATCCCCGCGTTCTGGAAATTACAATTCGCCATCCAGATTTTTATAATACAGAAATTCTTCTTCGGTGAAATAGTGATTCCATTCACGATTGGAATAACGCTCATGTTTGTTGAAATCGTCTCACCTACCGTTACGTATGAAAGTTGCTTCCACGCACTATTCACCTCCTTATTCGCAACCTTATATGAAAAGCAGCCGCCATTCCGGTTCTGGGGGTCTTCCCACATAGGAACGATACCAGACCTCATAAGGAACAACATACAATTCATAACCAGCTTGGGAGGCAGAACCTCAAATATAGCAATCGCCTCTTCGGCAGTATCAAACTCGAATATCTTTTTATAACTTGACGCTGCCCAATTGGTGTCATGAGGAAGATGAGCCCATAATGTCCAACGTTGTGACAGTTTATGAAATGTCGCGGTCGCTGATGCCGATTCCGTTGCCGTTGCCGCTGCGATTTCAGTTGTTGTTGTCATGTCGTGAAGAAAATCCGTAAATGATGTGGATGGGATAATACACACCGTATATTATACTATCAATTTTTTTTTATACTCTTTATTATGACGTCTCTTGAATGATTTCAAATTCAGGGTCGGTGTCGGCGTCGGCGTCGGCGTCGGGTTCGGCGTCAGGGTCTGTGCTTGCATCGGCATCGGCATCGGCATCGGCGTCGGCATCGGCGTCGGCATCGGCATCGGCATCGGCATCGTCGTCGTCACTGTCGTCGGTATCTACGTCTGTGTCGGCTTCGCTCTCGCTGTCTGAACAATCATAAAAATTCGCAACTAGATTATCAATATCAAACACCTGATTTTCACCAGAGTCAAATACAGGACATCTCAAAATCGAATCAACCTTAATAATATCTCTGTTTCCAATAACAATGGATTGTTGGTCATTCAATGTAATCATACCATCACTATAATACATCGTTACTTTGTAATTATAAAACGGAGAACGAAGGTGATTAGCAAGGTCGCTTTTGCCGAATACATTGTACAATTTCCACTGTAAAAACTTACTGTCTAAAATCTCGTTCTTCTCCAAAAAGAAGTTATTTGGTCTTGTCAAATTCAGGGTAAACGTTTGCGATGGGAAACATGTATCGGTTTCTGTCTCGGCGACGGAGGCGGAGGATTGTAATGCAGGTTCTACTGTAGTAGAATTAGTATATATCGTAAGTTCCGCGCGGTCGAATATCTTATGCGACTTTGAAAACGGGCGATAGTGGTCGGTAATCAACGTATGCGTCTTTCCTGTAAAATCTCCACGATGAATACGAGCGTAAGGTTCGTTATCTATCTTATGAACAATGAAGTCGTAAATGTCATTATGCGTTTCATTAAGTTCGGGTTCTTCGTGATGATTGATTCGATAAAGCCTGCATTGTTTGTCAATCCACTTACATACACTATACTTTGCACGGTCGATTCGATATACCGTTTTAATATCACTTTTGTGGTAAAAATACATCGACGACGCTGTAAAAATCTCGCGGCCATTCTTTACAACGGTGTATGTGCTAAATGTGTATTGTCCAGTCATGCGAAGAACACCGTAATATAAATCGGTGAGCGATTCCTTGATATACGCGAATGAATCAAACACCCCACTTTTAATATACCGATAAAGCATCATGGCCGAACTTTTATCTCCATTAATCAAAATATTAGATAGTAGAGGAAACAGAACATATAATGAAAAAACAGCAAAATAAATTTGCGTGTCCGTCATGGGCTTCATTTGAACCGTTTTGCCTTTTATGATTGGAATATTCGTATCATAGAATTCAGGAATATACATAGAATAAGATGTTGCTATCTCTATGTATATAACGCACCAAAATCTTTTTATGTTGTTATTTGGTCGGTGGTGGCGGTGGCGGGGGCGGGGGCTGCTGCTCCTTTTGAACACGCACGTTTGATTTTCCGGGATTGATTCCAAACGCATAAAATAAAATACTACTGATGTATGTAAGCAGAATAAATGGAATAATTACGATAAACCATGATAATTTGGTGTATCCGTTCAAACATAATATATTCAATATCGCGGTGAATATGGTCATAATGATGAATTTTAACAACGAGGTTTCATAATCGCCTTGGAATAAATCAATTGTGATTTGAACCATTGAAAAGGCTAAATAAAGAAGTGCGGGTGAGCATATCCTTTCGAGCATATGAAATGGAATCGAATGGAATCGAATGGAATCGAATGGAATCGAATGGAATCGAATGGAATCGAATGGAATCGAATGAAAAATAGTATATATTACCACCAGAATATATTATACCAAATACCTGTTTATTTTTTACCCTTGTTGAATACAGCAACGCCGTTCTTGAAGACGCCAACTTCATCACCAACATCGTCATTCACGCATGCGTAGATGATTCCGTTTTGAGGGTCGGTTGTGAAGTAGGTCTTTCCTTTGATTTTGACTTCTGAAACCTCGATTTCGGCCTCCTCCTCCTCGGCTTCCTCCTCGGCCTCTTCGACGGCCTCTTCGACGGCTTCCTCAGCGGCCTCTTCTTCCTCCTCGACGGCCTCGGCTGTCGCCTCCTCGGCCTCTTCCTCATCGACGGCCTCGGCTGTCGCCTCCTCAGCGGCTTCCTCGACGGCTTCCTCTTCCTCTTCCTCTTCCTCAGCGGCCTCGGCTGTCGCCTCCTCAGCCTCTTCCTCTTCCTCAGCGGCCTCGGCTGTCGCCTCCTCAGCCTCTTCCTCTTCCTCAGCGGCCTCGGCTGTCGCCTCCTCGGCGGCGTCCTCGACGGCCTCTTCCTCATCGGCCTCTTCTTCTTCTTCCTCTTCCTCGGCTTCCTCTTCCTCGGCGGCTTCCTCTTCTTCTTCGGCAGCGATGTCCTCGACGGCCTCCTCCTCCTCCTCCTCTTCGGTATCTTCTTCTGCGTATTCTTCGGCGTCTTCGTTCTCCTCCTCGACAACGTCTAGTGCTACGCCGTCGACAGACGACGACGACGTTATAATAACATTCTTGTGCGTTGATGACATTGAGAACGAGGCGGCGGCACATCCTTCAAACGCACTGTTATCATCTTCATGAATTTCTAGTTTTACAGACTCTTCGTCCTTTTCGCCACCGCTGCCGACCTTTGATTCAAGAGCGATAATATAGCGATTCATCTCGGCAATTGCCGATTGTAATTGTGCGATTTCATTTTCATGTGAATTCGCGGCAGCGGCATTATTGGTCGGTGCTGATGCGGGGTGGCCCTGTTCCAATTCCGCGATTCGGTCTTGTAATTTACGAACACAGGGCAATCCCATGACCGTGTCGTGTGTTTCCTTATAAATCGTATATTCCCCGATGACGCCATTTAATATATGTGTAATGTGCTTTGACATGACTTGCGAGATATCTTCAATCATTGGGCGGATATCAATTGTCATTTCACCCGATGACGGCGAGGACGAGGACGACGATGAAATGGGTTCGGTCATTATGTTTGACTGTGCTGTATTCTTTATATTCTAATGTATTTATTTCAATTTTCAGCGAGTTCAAATTCTAATTTTCAGCGAGTTATAATTTTCATCGAGTTATAATTTTCTAATCAAATATAAAGCATAAAGTTTGAATAACAATATCTGTATCAATATGTCAGCATCAGCAGTCCCATCCCCCGCCACAATAGACACGATGGTTCGCGTCATTCTCTCGCAAACTGCCATGACAGAGGACGAAATCAAAACAGCATTAGTTCGAACCAATTATGATTTGAAACGTGTAATTCGCGAATATATGTCAGGTGTATCTACAGATACGGTATCGACGACCGCGACGGCGACGACGAGTAGTGCGAATCAACTTCGGTTTTCCGAAATAAGGAGTTTCATGGATAAGGCGGATGAGCAATATTATCGCCGTAAGGAAATGGAACGGGTTTATAATGAGGCTATCGAGAGAAAGAAGGCGGCAGCAGCATCGAAATTATAACCGATGAACAATACAGTTTAGATTTTGAATTCCAGTTAAATATTCTCTCGGTAGAAACTTTACTCCTGCGAATTTGCTGTCGGCGCAGTTCATTTTAGAAAAAAGTTCACGTGTATTGTATCGTTTGATTGGCGGGTTCAGGTTTTGCTGAACTACCAGCGTTTCGCCTGTGAGTGGGTCATTCTTCCAAATTATCGCCACATGACCATATTTATAGTAGGGTTTTCTATATTTCCAGAATAAGATACTTCCGGGGCGTAAATAATATGTAGCGGGTTTCGTATATGGAAACGAACAAGTCTCTAATGAAACCGCCGTATTCGATGACTTCACAGGCGTAAATTCACTAATTCGTTTGAATAAATCACTTGCGTCAACTACGTCTGGAAATGTTAAACCTTTATGAATCGAAAAAAAACGACGTATGAGTTCAACGCATTGGAACTCTATACCATATTTGGTAGGATAACTGGCATTTTTCGTTTTTTTGACATATACTACAATATTCGCCTCTTCTTCTTTTTTGTCTGGCTTGTATAAATGGTTGGACATTACGTAATATATTACATTGAGAATATATTACGCTCGCCGGCTCGCTCGCCGGCTCGCTCGCTCGCTTGCTCACTCTCCCCCACCTTGAACCACCATCGTCTTATACCGTTTCTTAAGTTTCAGGGTATTCGTAGGGATGACTTTACTATTCACAAGAAAATCATTATTGTCTTCATATAATTCTGGCAGGATATGTGTAAGGGGCTTATTCACAATATGTATCATTTGCGGGCTTTTTAATAATGACCGATATTCCTCAATTGTCAAATTCCCGTAATATTTATCAAGAAGGTAGTTCGGGTTCGGCGCGGGTTTGAATCCTTTATTGCTCGAACTTCCGTATAACAAATGAAGTAGATGAATACGCTCGAATTTAGTAGAGGTATCAAGTTGTTCTTTAAGTAGTGCCGCAAGAGCACATTCTGGAGAGCAGAAACAACCACTAACATGAAACACGCCATTTACAATCATAATCGGTAAATAATAAATAGGGCCATCGAACTCGCATGTGTCCCAAAAACACGCACATTTATGGTTTAATTTGGTTTGGATTGTCTCGCCGTTATGGAATGAATATTTCAGGCGGTTAATTTTTTTAGATATTTCCCGCTGGTATCTATCATTCAATACATGAAGCGAAGAATCCGTCGCGGCTTCTCTTTTTACATGGGGTTGTTGTGTTTTGTGGTTATTCTTGGCGTTGGTATTGGCGTTGGCGTTGGCGTTGGCATTGGCGGTGATATTGGCGGTGACATTGGCACTGGCGTTGTTCGGCATAGTATCATAATTCGAGGTCATCATATTCGCCGATACTGAAGTGAAATTTGACGACGGAATCGCGTGTTCAACGGTGTCATTATCGCAATGAGTTTCATAATCTTCGTTATACGTTTGGCATAGTTCGCTTGATTGAAGATTATTGTTTGTTAAATTATACGATTCAACTTCACTTATCGACGGTGTATAATCATAAATAGATTCATTCGTCTTCAAATCAGCGAGATGACACTTCAAATGTAGTATAATATTGGGAACTTGAGTTGCGTCATACAGCCCCGAATTAGAGTTCAAAATAATCCCGCCTTTCGGCTTACGACCGCGTTTTTTATTGATTTGCCCTTTATATATTTGGTTCGGTGATACCAAGTCGGTTGTTGTATCAGCGGCGTTTATAATAGTAGAACCACTAGTAGATAGACAATTCGACAGCGTATCCTCTTCGGTGGCGGGGTTTTCATTACACGCAGCGTAATTATTACACGCAGCGTAATTATTGTGTTTCACAATATAATTCTTGTCGGTTTGTTTTAATATAACAACATCAGGGAATGTTGGCGGGGATGCTTCACCCTCAGTAATGTTTGGCAAGGGGGGTATCTGTTTTTTCGTGTTTCTTGGTTTTTTAGCCGTCGCAGCAGTCGCAGCAGTCGATGAAAATGTAGGCATTAAACCGCGTAATAAATATACGTATATTGTAAATTTATGTTTATACTCTTTTGGTCGCGTCCTCAAGAATGAAAAGAACTTAAAGAAAAACATATATGTTCTATTGACGCAACAATTGACAAATAGAGACATACCTAATCATCATTATAATTCTTGAATACTACCTCTTTTTGGTACGCTTTTGAATCTGTCTCCAAATAATTCGTCTAACATTTGAATAATTGTCTTGTTTTCTATTTTCTTTACAAATTTGTATCCTGGGTCAATAAGTGGAATAACACAGTAAAGTCTATTGTCAAAGTAACATGGAAGATATCTACGATACGTAGTAGTGCCTTTATTTGTACCCCATGATGCAGGAACACTCTTCACCGCATCAAGTAGCGTTACGACTTCACTTGTTGTGTTTAATGAAGTTCTATATTTCCCAGATTCGTCTGTTTGCGGTTTTCGAAATGTTTCTTTTTTTATTACTTTTGTAATAATTTCTTTTGTAAGTTTCAGCGTTTCTTCATCATTTTCGCAACAAACAACCCGAAATGTAGATTCGTCTACATCGTGATTGCGTTGAGCTCGAGCGGGAATGATAGCGTTTGCGTGGTTTATTGCTTGAAGCATTGAGTTTGTACCAGGAATATTACGCACTCCATCAACCACTATATTGTGATGCTCGATATGGTCTGCTGTAGATTCATCTATCCAGTAATGAAATTCCCCTGGATATTGTGGACATTGTCGAACAATGCCGGCTCCTCGACCGGCCTTTTGAACTGCCGTTGATTTATGGTCTATTTTATTTCCCATTATCATATCAGTCCATATTAGACCCTCTTTTCCATCTGTAGTCAATACTCCATCAACTCCAGTGATTGGATTTATCGGGCGCGACCCTGCTCTTGGAGCATAATGAAATCCAATACCTCTGTCTACTTTACGACGACCAACAATAATTAACGGCCGGTCGTCTAGATGATTCATTTTATATATGTAAAATAACAACCTGTTAAGATTTTGTTTTCGCGTGGAATAACGTTTTCCGGTTCCATTAGTATATAATGTAACGCCCCACATATTGAATGTAAGAACATATGCTTTATCCGAAAATTTCTTGGCAAATTTAATCATTTCAGATTTCATTGGATCAGAGTTAATAATTATTTTGTGCTGATACAATGTTCCATCTCGAAGTGGCAGAGGACGGGCGAAATGTGAATCCCAATTTAAATCAAGGATTCTTTCTGCTATGTTATTATTTCGCTCTTTTGTGTTTGCGGTAATATAATGCTTCTGACACTCTTGATGATTAAATGACAAATAATTTTCTTGATCGAGTGGGTCGATTTCAATTGGATAACAGTGCGCGTTATAACATTCTTCATATTCTTCACCCATCAACTCACCTTCTGTAGCAGTAACAAATCCATTTCGGATAATCCGCCCATTCGGATCATTCAAAATCTTCAAGAAATTCGTTGTCTCTCCATTTACCGTAAAGTTCTTTTCTCGAAAAGGAGGATATGTAATATCGGCCTCGTCCCAACCCCCTCCAGCTTTGAGATACTTGTTTTTGTGATTTTTTATGTGAATTAATATCTTGATCAACTTTTCGATTTGTTTGCTATTTGAAAGTAGAACAATCAGTGGCATTGGATAATCATGATTGTATGCATACGCGTCTATATATGTTTTTATTTCATCAAAGGATGTTTTGTTGTTGCTAGACAGTTCGAATATTCTAACATTTCGTTTTTCTATTTCATAAGAAGTAAGTAAACCGTTTGTCGATTGTTCAGCAAGAGTTTTGTCATTTGAAACCACCAAGTAACTTACCACGCGGTCAGTCGGGTATTTTGAGATCCACTGTGCAATTTCACTACCAATTATTTTTAACTTTCCACGTTGCGTATTGAAAAGAACGAAGAAACATTGCGGATTTTGTACAAGTGATAGTAATATCTTTTTTTTGATAGGTTCGGCCAGTTCAACTATATCAGCCCATTTCAATCCACTCCGTGCTTTAAACATGAATTGATCATCTGGACAATGTAACATTTCTAAGAATTCGCAATCATATAATCCATTTAGCATTTCATCAAATATCCTACGATCTCCACAAAGGTCATCTTCGACTTCTTCGAATAATTCGTCGGATGACCATGCCTCCAGAAGTTGCGTTGGTCGCCCCCCTGTGTTCGTAATTTGCAATGGTTGTTGCATTTCTATATGATATGAACGAAATGTCTTTAAGTTAGATTCGTAATCGAACGCATTAATCACTTCGATTACGAATCAATTTTATATTTGATTACTATTGCATATTAGGCTTCATCTCCTTCTTCCGCGCCTCCTTTTGATAACATTCACGACAAAGCGGTATGTAATTCGACGACCCGATAACTACCTGACTTGTCTCATTCGTGAGACGAAAACTAAACATACCTGGTGTGCCATCACGGCATAAACTACAAAGCGATTTCAGTTTGATTACCTCGTCGCAAAAGGGCACGAGTTGGAGTAAATTCCCCAGAGGCTTTCTCTCGAAATCGCCGTCGAGCCCGCATATATAAACGCGCTTGTTTAAACCTTCGACGAGCCGTTTTACTTGTTCTTCTATATCTGGAAAGAACTGTCCCTCATTGATTAAAATCGTTTCCGCGCGGCCGATTGATTCCCCGTGGTCGCGAATTGCTCCTTCTATTGTGTTCGAGAGAATACATGGTATCATTTGCTTGTCATGCGTTGAAAGCATCGCCTCGGTAGTATATCTGTCGTCCCCTGCGTAATTAATAACCGCAACTGGAATATTACAGAAGACGCATTTCTTATAGACTTCCAGTAAATAGGACGTCTTTCCCGAGAACATGGAGCCGATGATTAACTCAAGATAACCGTGGGGTTGTTTTGTCGTTCTAGTTGCCATCGAAGCCGCCATCGAACGAAGTGTTATGAAATAGATTGAGACTTGTATATATTTATAATTACGCAAAAAGTATGATTCAATTCTTTCCGTAATTCGTATTCCATAATTCGTATTCCATAATTCGTATTCCATGATATTACGTATTCCATGATATTACATAAACGCATTTTACAATACTCATTATTATACCCGATGGATCCAGAACAAGACATTTCCCATCCCTCTACGACTGACGCATCTACGGCCGCAACCTATTCTATCAACAATGCGATGCCGTGGGTTGAAAAATATCGGCCATCTTGTTTTGACGAAATCGTCCTAGACCCGATGAACCGCACAATATTGGCCAATATCCTAAAAACAAACTATTTCCCGAATCTTTTATTCTATGGCCCCCCCGGAACAGGCAAAACAACCACTATCATCAATCTAGTAAATGCGTATCAGAAGAAATTAAACATGCAAAATAGAGGGCTAATGATTCATTTAAATGCGTCGGATGAACGTGGTATCGATATTATTCGTAACCAAATCAATAATTTTGTCAGCACAAAGTCGATGTTCGGCAATGGTATAAAATTCGTCATATTAGATGAAGTTGATTATATGACGACGAACGCACAAATCGCACTACGATATCTTCTTACGAGCTATACCGACAATAATGTCCGGTTCTGTCTTATCTGTAATTATGTATCGCGAATCGACGAGTCGCTCCAGACCGAATTTGTTCGCATGCGGTTTAATCAATTACCTGAAACGGACATATTTACATTTCTCTGTAAAATACGCGACAGCGAGCGACTTAAATTAACCGACGAAAATCTCGTCTCAATACAACGCCAGTTTCATTCCGATATACGAAGTATGATTAATTATATCCAGACAAATCAAGACAATCTTCGGGAATTACATGTCATATCGAACACGGTTTGGGATAATATGGTGATTTTATTCCAGACTTCAAACGAGCCGGAGAAATATTTTCGAGAGATTAGTTTGAAATATTGCATTGACCCAAGAACAATCATCAAACAATTTTTGTATTATATCGTAAGACATCGTTCAGCGGAGTTTGTATCTACCGACATTTTAAATAGTATCGAACACATTATTCATCTGTATCATATACGAACGGAATACATTATTCCGTATTTTATATTGAAATTTCAAGGGTATTTCGCTCATCCGGCGGCACCCGCAAAAAAACGCACCATCAAAATAAAAAAGAAATAAAGTATTCAATAGCGTGGTTTATGTATAAATTGAAATAAAATGTATTTGTTTTATTATGTAGATATCACCGGACTGCGTTGTTAATAATGTCACTCGCACCCGCCGCCGCCGCCGCCGCCGCCGCCGTCGAACTTGATACGGAATGGATGAAGTATATGTCTCGTATATCCCGACAACAAAACTGCGATAATGCTGATAGCGACGCTGACGACGATAATTGCGAACCAGCCGTGGGCGAAGAATGTCGTAGGTCGTCTTCGTGTGCATTTTCCACAACACCTACTGCCGCCGCTACAGCCGCCGCTACTGCCGCCGCGTTGGCTACTGCGAATGGTAATAAGCATAAAAAATCGTGTATTTCGAAAAAGTCGCAGCGGCGAACGTATTCGTTTATTGACGACGACGACGCCGCAGACGCCGCCGCAGACGCCGCCGATAATAGAATCGCAGAGGCCAAATCGGTCGCTAGCAGCAGCAGCACAGTATCCGCGATCGGCTCAAAAATTACGCCAATCTATATATCCACAAAAACAAAGATCGCGTATTTAAATCAGCCAGTGAATATCTATGAAATGTTCTGGAAGATTCCTGTACAGCACTACTACGAACGACGCGAAGGTGTCATCAAAAAACAAATCAAGTTTCAAACAACCGACCCCGCGTTTATCGCAACCATCAAGGAAAAACTGGAACAACAGCCCCGATGCTACGACGAATTCGTGATAGAACATATTGATAATCCAGCCGGACGCATCCCATTTAAAGACCAGCGAAAAGTCAGCATTGGTCTTTGTAAAAAAGACCTTCAGGGCGGAAATTCGAAAAAGAAACGTGCGTTCTTCAACTGTTTTGTCCTGATTCTTCGTATTAATAATGGCATCGCCCCCCCCGACGAAAGAGCACCCGAAGATGATATATTATACAAAGAAATGCACGTTAAAGTGTTTAATACTGGCAAATTAGAGATTCCTGGAATCCAAGAAGACGCAACACTTGGTCGCGTTCTTCAACTTCTTGTCACTGTATTACGTCCGTATTTAGGCGAACAACTCGATTATTTACGAAACCGATGCGAGACCGCACTTATTAATTCGAATTTCAATTGCGGATTTTATATCGACCGGGATAAACTGTTCGATTTGCTCAAATTCAAATATCGCATGAACTGTAACTATGACTCGTGTTCGTATCCGGGAATTCAAAGCAAATTCTACTATAGTCCAGAGAAGTGTCTCGGCGAACAAAACGGACAACAACCCGTCTCGATGGAGACGCCATACTATGAAGTGTCTTTTATGATTTTTAGAACTGGCAGTATATTGATTGTCGGGAAATGTAATGAGGAAATCCTTAACGTGATATATCGATTTATCTGCACAGTTCTTGAGACCGAGCATGCGGTTATACAAATGGGAGATATTCCAACCGATGAAATCGGTAACGGAAAAATGATCAAGAATACTAGGAAGAAGAAATTAGATATATCGAATATTCGGTTCTATGAAGCCGCTGAATGATAATATTTAGCATAATTCGCACGTTCGTTCGTTCGTAAAGAATATAAAGATTTTAAAATTTAGTATTCTATATACGCTATATTTTTTACTCATTATGTCCACGACTCAAAATGGAGGTGCTGCTCTAGTGCCATCGTCTGCGCCTAGCGACAACCAACAGATTAGCCGTATTCCTACGTATGCGTGTTTTCAGCATGCAACAAAGGTGGCGATTTTAGAAGACAAGCCCATCGTTTTGGATTATTGGACGAGCTCTTTAGATAAAACTTGTCTTATCGGCGTTCGTTCTAACAACGAGAAGCTTCTGGTAAAGAGTGAAGATGAATATACCAGTCCTATTGCGAAGATTTTCAAGGTGGATACCGAGTATATCATCGTTACCGCAAATTCAGTATATGTTGTCGCCGCTGATATCAGCACTCGACGCATCAATTAGTTCATTACATAGAAGATTACGGCACGATAATATTCTTATAATCGGTATTTATTATAAGAATTCGTATAACAATACATCGAAATTGCGTATGTCATCGTCTATTATCTATTTAAGTGATTGTACTCCTTTATATACAACATTAGGAGCACCGTCACGTATTCCGGTCGTATCGGGGACTCCATTACAAAGGTCGGCACGGTTGGAATGGAGTGTACCGCCAAATACGGAAAATATACCAGTCGATTCATATATCGTTCGCTATAAACTCACCGGTGCGCCTCTATCACAAACACTTAATGAGGTCCTATCATTTTTCCCCAGTATCATAATAACCAGTCTTTCCAACGGAGTTAGTTATGATTTTTGGGTCGTCGCGAAAAACCGGTTCGGCGAAAGTCCGCATTCACCGACGATTAGCGTTATTCCTGGGGCAGCACCTTCCGCATGTGAGATTGTGCGTCGGGCATATCATTCTACCGTTGGCGGTACTGGAATTGACGTCGGCAATCCGCAAAAGGTCGGTATCGAATTTACACCACCATTCGCACAAAATGGCGCACCATCTCTTACATTTACTGTGAAATATACGCGGGTGAACGAGAGCGGCGCCACCACCGACGTGTCCTATACAGAAACATACAGCGTTCAAGCGAATGAACGTATACTAGATGTATCTGGGCTACCTGCGATTGTTACAACCGGCGTCAAGGGGAATTATATACGAAAGGAAATAGTTCCGCCGAATAATGTCTCGCCCCCCGCAGCATTTCAAAGCGGTAATTATCGATTCGAGGTGTTTTCGCAGAATATATATGGAACATCTGCGGCGCCAGATCTCTCGTTCTCCGTTTATTTATACTCAACCATCGACGCAAACGACAATGCGATTGCCCGATTTACTTCGCCAACATTTGCTTCGTATAGTAACCCGTCCAATGGCGATATAAGCGGTGTGCTTCCGAGCGACTCAACATTCCGTTTTACATGGAAGCAGTATCGCGGGTCTGGCACTGGAAGCACCGGCACCACCGCTTATGCGGGATGGGTGTATCGTATTCAATACACCGACGATAAAGACAATTGGTATTCTCCGCCCGCGTCGGCGTCTGCGCCATACACCGCAAAATTCCCAGAATATACCCGTGCTTATGATACAACTAGTGCCGGGGCTGATAGTGCTAATTTTGAATATTCTATCGATATAAGTCGAAATGTTGTTAATGGACGTCGATATTATGTCCGGTATTGTGTCGTATCTGCGTCGGGAGATACCAGTCAATATACGCAAGTAACGGACACGAATTTGTCGCTTGTTTCATGTATTCCGGGAAAGTTGCCCGTCCCGCCACCAATATTTCGCGCCAGTAGCACCAACCGACTTGTTCGTCTTTATTTCGATTGGAACACACGACCGCCAAGTTTGGAGCTTACTGGCGGATTACCTATTTTGAATTATCGTATCGATAGATACGTTGTAGCACGCACGAATGGTAATAATCCAACCATTATACCAGCTTCACTTACTATAATCGATAATGTACCAGGGCCATTTTACGAAGACGGGTTTGCCATGAATAATGGCATCGAATATGAATATCGGGTTTATTCTCGAAACGCATTCGGCATTTCAACCGGTTTCACTAGTGTAGGCGCCGTTCCATCCCGTCCATCCGATGTTGTTCGAAATGTAACGGCGTCTATCGATATCAGCCAAATCACCCTTAGCTGGAATCAACCTAATGTTCTTGAACCAGAAATGCCAATTGTTCAATATTATATTGAATATAAGGAGTATAACATTTTCGATGTATCGGTCGTTCCGTCGGGTAATATTATAGGGCCGTTTTTGAGTCCACCGACTATTTCGAATACGGTTCAAGATATGAATTCGATTTTGGTAGATGACACACTATGGGCAAAATTAACTACAACGGTTGTTGGGGTCTTTACGAATTCTATTAGTCTGTCATATACCGTTCGAGACCTTATTAATAATAAACCGTTTGTATTCCGTATTTCCGCGGTTACGCAAGACCGAACACGACGCAAAATAATAGGGTTGTCAAAGGTAATCGGTTCAAATTCCCCTTATTTACAACGTCCTGTGATCATTGGAAGAGTGCCTCGGCGGTTATCTAATGTTGAATATACGAATTCTAATAGTTCCGTCATTATTAATTGGACAAGCACCGATATCAATAACACCGAAGACCGTATTTTACGATTTATCGTGGATTATGACATCGCCACAGCTAACTCGGTACACGTATATTCACAACGCCAGACTTTCGATTATTTGAATAGCATCGTATTCAACGACGGAAGCACTACTGTCAATTTTAGTGTTACTGTTACTGGTCTCGAAAATAATGTGACACAGCGACCAGACTCGCGAACGAATAGTTATGTTATGCGAATTTATGCGGAAAGTTCAATAGGTTTAACAAATGAAGAGAGCAAAGTGAAATTACAAGACCTATCATATACTGATATATTCGAAGGTGTTTCGGTTCCACGCGTCGTCCGTCCAAGAACGACGCCGTCTGTTATTAGCGAAATACGAACATGAATCGTCGCTGCGGTATATCGAGTATTTTTTCAATATTTTTATTATGTATATCTGTATAATAGAAATATCCACAGGGTTGACCTTTACATTATATGTCGTCATTTCCCCCGACGTTATCTAACTTCACGATTGCCCCTCGTGTAATTATACGGGATGTTTCGTTTTCATTAATAAACCCATCATCCAATAATACAAACCCCGCCGCCATATTTACATTTACCAGTAGCGATACAAACGTTGCGGATATATCCGGCAGAATTGTCACAATTAGAAATGTCGGCGAAACAACCATTACCGCAACACAGGCGGCCACGACAGGATATACGACTGGAGAAATTTCATCGGTCTTAACCGTTAATCCTGTAAACGAACGTTTTACGATTACGCCAAAGGAATGGAGTTTGGGGTCGTTTGAACTACACCCCCCGGCATCGAACAGTCTGGGACTATTTACATTTGTAAATTTAACTCCAACCATTATATCTATATCGAATCGAATCGTCACTCTAAAACAAGTGGGAAGTGCTCAAATCAAAGCAATACAAGACGCTTCCGGTATTTATCCTGCTAGTGAGGCGATTGCGTCATTCGATGTCCTGACGAGTATTGTTCGCCCTGGAATTAAAAATCAACTCGATTTATCGTGGAATATTCCCACAGAAAATGGTGCCACTATCAAAAACTACTTTTTTTACACGGAAGAACGACGTGCTGATATTACCCCCGCTCCCGCAGTAAGTTCCGTCGTAACCGCGAATTCACCTACAAATCAGTCATATTATTCTTATGCTTTGCCGGTACCATACTCAACTCAAGTAATATCAGCGAATGGGCAGCCTACTGGCATCGACATCAACTCCACCGAGGTTTCGTTTACTATTACTACTTCACCCCAGCATACAACGTCGAACTACTTTGATATGGGATATTATGGCGAAATAGAAGTAAATTGGGTTTATCACAATGACCGCCCAATCGATAAACTATCATCGAATAATAATTATTTTGCAGCAACGACCATGACTCTTACTCTTCATAAACGTACAATCACACAAGACGGTGTAAATCGCATCGACCTAGTACTTAATACAACTCGAGAGTACGATTCTCGAGACAATTGTTATGGTCCAATGCCTCAAAATAATAACAAAATAATGACCGATATCTTCACAATTGATTTTCCAGGGTCTTCGACGACATCACGTGAATTAGAATTCATGAAGCCGGCCGATATTATATCTGGCGATGTGCGAATAAGTAATAATACGTATATTAACGACAGCGAGCAAGTGAAAACATATAGCATCATCATAAAAAGTATCCGTATCGCCCCCTTTCGTTTCCCGATTTCGAGAGATTTCACGTCTCTCGGGTTTGGATTGGGCGACCATACCAGCGGCTTTTCTGTTTCAACTTTCAACGCATTCCCGGATATCAGCGGAGGCATATTATATCACGCCCCAAAAATGTTGCGACCATTAACCAACTACGGTAAGGCTTCGTGGTCATTTTCATGGAAGTATGCCGCCAATCTCGCGAAATTAACGACAGATATATCATATTTGCCTGTCGGCGGCGTCATTACTAACCTGAATATCCCGTTTAATATGCGAATTCGCGTATTCTCGCGCCCTTACTCCAAAACCGTCGACCCGTCCGTTCCCGCATTTTTGTCGAACGTCGCGGGTGAGAGTTATAATACTCGATTGTTGTTTGATGTTTCGGTTAATCGTACTGCGAATTATAATCAATTATTTACAGATATATCCGCCATCACACAATCCGTTACATTTGATGTATCCGGCGCTGCCGGGTTTGCTTCATTTATCGCGGGGGGAGCCGACAAGACTCACAGTCAATTTGTATTTTTATTTAGCATGACAATAACCGACCCGAGTTATAACGCGTATTTTAGAATGACGTCGAATACACAGACAGAAGCGAATTCATTTCAAGTGAAAATGCTGTCGCAATCTTTCACGCCATATCAGCAATACCGATTTGCCGGACCAGATCCAACATTGGCGTCGTCGCAGGCGTTGACAAGCACAACGAATACAACCTATGATATCATAGATTATTATACACCATTAAAACCATTCTACCAGTTTTTCGATTTATCGAATGGCAATTTTTACTCTTATCGTATTTCGTCACAGAATATTGTCGGGACAAGCCCCTTTTCCGCATTATTAACCCGCCGATGTGGTTCAGTTCCAAACACAATTGAAAGCCCGAAAATTGAATCCGAACGCACATCAAATCGTGTAAATATCTATTGGAATAAACCGAGTTTCACTGGGTACGAAATTCAGTATTTCGTTATCGAGATGATGATTGACATTTCAGGTAGATGGGTCAATTTTATCGAATATACTCCCGATCTTGCGGCGAACGAGGTGATATTTGATATGTTTAATGATACTATTGTTCCGGTAGTAAGCGACGGGAGTGACGGCGAACCTTACGACAAATCAATTACACAATATACGTATAAAAACACGGCGGCTCAATCGAGATTCAATAATACGTTACTAGGACTGAACACGCCGTTATCTGGGTCGCTTCTCAATGGATACAAGTATTATTTTCGCTTGGCAGGTGTAAATGAACTAGGATATTCTGCGTATTCGCCAATTATGCCGGGTATTCCATTTGCGAGGCCAGATAACGCACCGATTATATTTACAGGAGACCAAATCATTGGCAGCCAATTGGTTATTCTTACATGGAAAATACCACAAGACGACGCGGGTTCTCCTATTTTGAATTATATTATTGATTATGAAGAGGTTACCGAAACAATATCACCATCGACGGGGAGCATCGTAAAAAAATACAGTAACCAAAAACGATATATACAAGATGAAATTGAGAACGGATTTTATGTAGAATCAGATACTAAGAATCGAGGTTATCCAAAAGATGACTTTTTTAGAGTATATACGGGTTACAATAAATTTTCGGTTCTTAATGCCAATGAGCAAGAAGCCATCTCGAAATTACGGGCAGACATAACGAAATATGTAATACATCCTAGACCCATCGTATTAAATGATCCAGATAAAGCTCTCAATACTACCCCCCCCGCCCCTCCAAGCGATTTATCGAAGAATATTATACTAAATTATACGAACAACACATTCACATATAAAAGTAACTTACTAAACCAAAACGTGTTTGACCTTTCATATATTCAATTAAAATGGTATTACACGCAAGATACGACGGATGGGGGTATTCCTTGGTCGTCGAGCGACATTTCGCTTTCGTTTCATTTATCTATCCGCGGGCATTTAGAGCATAATAGCAGTAATCGTTCTAGAGATATATCTGGAATCTTCGATATTTCGGGAACATACATCGTTACTACGTCAAAGACGTCACTGCTTAATCAGCCGTATAATTATATTAATTACTTGAATGGAGATATCATTGCAGACGGGCAAATTAATTCGAACGTCCCTGCGAAATATGTTCGGTTAGAAACATTATCACCGCCGACACTCTTTCGGCTTGACCATACCGCCAACAAGGGATATTATTTGAAAATGGATTATACCATCAGTAACATTTCAAGAAGTGATTATCGGTTTAATTTTTTCTCTGGTAAGGTAATCATTAATGGCATCGCGCCGGTACGAACGTATGCTGGATTAAATACCGAATTTACAGTCACGTTGAAAAATAGCATTTATTCCCCATTTTTCGATAGTAAAAAATATCTATTTACCGTAACGCCGTTCAATCTCAACGATTTTTTCCCTGACCCTTCAAAAGAAGGCGGCAATTATGGAAATGGTGTAAGTCAAGTATCATTAACGGTGGGGACAGAAACGAGCGAGCCTATTACGGATATGAGCTATTCTTTAATATCAACGAGTCAGGGCGGAAAGGTGGTATTCCAATGGAGATATTCTTCAAATCCTAAATATTATATCAACATTACAATACCAAATGAATATAAAAAAGACGAGGTTTACCCAGAAGAATACCCCATAATAACACAGGCCGATGATACAAAACGGTCTATTTTGACTCCAAACCTTGACTCCGTTTCAGGTATTGTTACATATACGATACCTTCCAACTTACAAAGTGATATCGAATCCTCTAATGCTCAATTATATTTGAAGTCGGGTCGCGGGTATCATATTAGTATTTCCCCCGTTCAAACCTTTATCGATAACCAAGGCAGCACAGTATTTATACCGGCAACAGCAAGCGACATGTATACGAAAGGAACATACATCATTCCATTTCGCGTTCCACTGCGTCCGCTGGAATTCATATCGCAAGGATATAACGGTTCTGTCGTTTTGAAATGGCGGTTGCCAGATATAACGAATGACCCCAATTTTTATACCACATCTCAAACGGAGTCTTATTATCAATACAAATATTTTACACTGGAACGCGTCGAGCCGCCGAATCAATGGGTAGATATTTCAAACGAAATAGCAATACCGTCCCAAGCCAATGGTGGAGTTGCTGGATATCAGGCACAATTTACTGTCGGCAGTCTTACGAATGAAATACCACAGCAATTCCGTATTCGTATTGTAATTATTAATGACTATACTGGCCAGCGCACGTTTTCGGATTATACATACATGAGCGTTATTAATAATGTGCCGCAATTAGAAAGTTCCGGAAATACGGTCTATCCGTCCATTTATCCTTATCGGCCATCCACCCCTTCATTACGATTTGCGAGTATAACCGCGGTTACGTCCGGAGTACTTAAGGGTTTAACGTTTATGCTTGATTACCCGTCGTATAACGGAAATGCCGACTATTATGAATGCGACGTTTATTATAATTATATACTGCCCGGCAGTAGTAATAGAAGTGAATGGTATGGAATATTTGACGTAACGAATGGTATTGCGGATCTCTCGAATAACATCAGTATAAATGGCTCTCAATTTACAGTAAATCGAAAGTTGCGGACAACGTCAGCGACGTCCCCCGGTGGTAATCAAATAATTACAGTTGTATCGCGGAATAATTTGCCGGCGTCTTACGGGATTCGATTACGTTTATATCCGCGTAAAAATGGTTTGGACGGTTCTTATCCATTACTCGATAATTTATATACCGACTATTCTAACGACGTTGTTCTTTCATAGTAATTACAGCCCGTTTTGAAGTGTTTGTATTTGCTCCATTGATAATGTATCGGGAAACTCTATATTGAATTTTATTTTGAGCACGCCAGATTCGCCGTTTTTCTCTAATCCTAAACCAGGTATTGTCTTAATATTACCCGGTTTAATCACGTTGCCTGGTTTGTTTGCGAGTTTGAATACACGCCCATTAAGATGCGTTATCTCGAATTCGAAGCCGCAGAGGGCGGATTTAAGCGAGATTGTTTTTTCGATTGTAAGGTCTAGATGTTCTACCTTGAATAATGCGTGCTGTAAAACATTTATCACAATGCGAATATCGCCTTTCATTCCCGCCTCGTTCATATGCCCGCATTCATTCAAGATGATGGTGTCGCCCTGAAGCACGCCTTTCGGGATTTGTGCGTGGATTGTTTCGCGCTCTATCTTTATGATATCATTATCTGGAACCTGTCTGTCAATCTCAAGCGGAACTGAGCAGCCATTATAACACTGCTCGAGTGTGAGAGAGACCGTTTTGATGATTGTTTCAGGGACTTGATATACGCGGATATTTTGCGGAGGGGGGGGCTGCTGCGGGTGCTGCTGCTGCATGAAACCATTCATCCCGTTGATATTGATACCGCCCGTGGGACGACCATTATGAAATGTTTGAAATACCACTTTGGGGCCTGGGGCGCCGCCGCCCTGTTGATGAATATTAAACCCTCCTCCGCCGCCGCCGAATAACATATGAAGCAACTCTTCTGGAATACCTGGCGGAAAGCCGCCACCGCCGCCGCCGCCGCCGAAATGAAATACATTCTGCGGCATACCCCCTCCTCCCCCTCCTTTGCGCATCATATCATAAGTTCGTCGCTTGGATTGGTCGGATAATGTCGCGTATGCGTTATTAATCTCTTGAAACATTTGCTTGCTTTCTTCTGTATTGCCGTTTTTGTCTGGATGGTGTAACATTGACATTTTTCGATACGCTTTCTTAATCTCGTCTTCGGTCGACTTTTCATCCACGCCTAGAATTTTATAATAATCCTTGTCTTTGTCGATATTGTTTCCATCCATGTCTGGAAAATCATCGGATTCAAAAAACATTTCTGGGCCGTGACCGGGGGGAAATCCGGCTCCACCGCCGAATGGAAAGTTGAAGAACATAATGGAATGAAATGAAATGGAATCGATGGTTATTACTTAAACATTACATTACATTTAATATAGTTTATTAGGACGCACCACATAATAATGGCCGCTACATGTGTTTCGCCAGATATTCCATTTATCGCAAAATATCAACCATTAAAAATACCCGAATTCGAACAACTTGATGAAAATACGATTACAATCATAAACAGTCTCATCGAGATGGACAATCTTAATATTATGTTTTATGGCGACTCTGGCTCGGGAAAAACGTCCATTATTAATGCGATGATTCGCGAATATTATAAAAAGTCTGGTAGCAGCAATACCCTCATAAAGGAGAACATTCTTATTCTAAATAGTCTCAAAGAACAGGGCATCCAATATTACCGAAATGATGTTAAAGTATTCTGCCAGACGATGACGATGATACCCGGACGTAAGAAAATCGTCTTATTAGATGATATTGATTTAATCAACGAGCAGGGACAACAAGTCTTTAGAAATTGTATCGATAAATACAGCCATAATGTTCATTTCATTTCTTCTTGCACAAATATTCAAAAAGTGGTCGATACGTTTCAAACCCGTAATATTATTATCAAGATTAATCAACTGAATCGGGTGTGCCTAAATAAAATTATGCTAAAAATAAAAAATAATGAGACATTGATGATAACGAAGGACGCTGAAGAGTTTTTACTCCGTATTTCGAACGGTTCGGTGCGGACTCTCATCAACTATCTTGAGAAAATCAAATTGATAGGTCGAGAGATTACCATTGACCTCGCAAATAAAATATGCACGAATATCAGTTTTCATCGGTTTGAAGAATATACGCGTATTATCCTACATAGCGACATCGACGCAAATACCCGTGTTCGCGACGCAAATACAATTTTATTCCAGTTAAATGATGAGGGGTATTCGGTTCTCGACATCTTAGATAACTACTTTTTATTCGTTAAACTCACACCATTATTCGACGAAGATATCAAATACCGAATTACGTCGCTTATCTGTAAATACATCACGATATTCCATAACATACACGAGCATGATATTGAATTGGCGTTATTCACGAATAACCTACTGGGGTTGCGCGTGGGGTTGCGCCCCCAAACGACGCAGGGCGATAAGCCGGGCGCATAGGCCGTGAGATAGGCCGTGAGATAGGCCGGGCGCATAGGCCGTGCGATAACCCGCTCGTCATATGTGTGGGGTTGCGCCCCCCTCCCGCGTATTTTGTGACATGTGACCCATTATGTTGTTTATGTTATGCGTTCGGCCTATCGATCGGCTTATCGCACTGCGTCGTTTGGGGGCGCAACCCCACTAATAAATACTTCCCAATAAGCGTATGTGTTTCAAGCACCTGTTTCGGCGATAGACGTGCGAACCATTGAAATTTACTACGTTTCAGTATCTCTTGTTCTGGGATATATAATCCTACCGCGGTGGGCGATAGTGGGACATCCGTATCTGCCAGCAGTTCTTCCAAGAGAACCGGTTTATTCGTCGTCGTTTTCACGCCAAGTTCTTCAGCGGGGATGATACTCAACGCCGATGGCGTCGTCAGCTGCTTCGCAAGCCACCATCGAGATGTTTCACCTGTAAAATCCATCTCTTGGGTTTGGTCTTGATTATTAATCCCCATCAAAAATTCCATATACTCCTTCATCACTGGGTCGAACTTGCGGCATCCCATTATCTTCGGCGATGGCGAATATTGTTTCTCCGCCGCGAGAGATGAAGTCGTGCGGAGTTCACCCATCACGACATTGGCATTATCCAAGTGGGCGTCATATAATGACCGCATGTCGTGGAAACAAATAAACGAACTCGGTAGTATGAACCCGCCGTATATATGAAGTATGGTTGCGAGCCCAAGGTCACGGAGATGACTACGAAGTGGTCGCGGAAGATGCTCTACGCGAGTTCGCCATTCTGGTATTATCTTCGCAAATGCTTCATCGTCAATAAGACATACATTGAAGCTCTCGCCGCAGTGTTCGATAATATTACGAATCGTCAAGTATTGATAGGGTTGATTCAGGTTGTCGTTCGTTCTTGAACTAAAACTCTCCCAAGACCTCGCATTCTTATCGAATTCAATATGAACCCATAATATCGGTTTGTTGTTTCGTGTGATGCTGCTATCGTTCAAAAGATACTTTTGAATAAGTTCGCCATCGTTGTATTGCTCTTGAATATCGATTGTTTTCTTATATTTATTATAAATGAAACCAATCAACATAATAAGAAGGTAAGCAATCGCCAGTTTCACGACTTTGTTTTCGAGCATTATTGTATTATCGGGATTGATATCTATTATATAGCCGAGAGATTAAAACTCGCGTCGCCGTCGCCGCCGCCGTCGCCGGTCAATTCTCCAACCGAAACATGTCGGAATACAACTTCTTATGGATATCACGAGAGATTTCGTCCTGTTTGGCTAAAATAAAGGCACGGCGAGTATCCTCTTCTTCTTGGCGCATCCTTGACTGTTGGTAAATCCGTTCCTGTTCGACTTTACTCGTCTGTTTGTGTAAATCCCGCCGTGATTGGTCTCTAAATGTCTGTAGTTCATTTACATTATTAAACCGTTTTGTCTTGTAATAGTCTTCTTCCGTGACGGGAATCACGCTCTCCGTGTGTGCTTTCTTCAGGTCTTCGTAACGGAGATTGCCGAATATTCCGCTTGAATATTCTTGAGGTCGTTCTCTCGTAAGGTCGTATCCGCCTCCGCCGCTGCCGCCACCGCCGTCGCCAGCATATTCCAACTCATGTCTCTCGACGAGCGCATATTTATTCCGTAATGCTTGCTTTCGTTGATTCAATCGTGCGACTTTATCCGCCCATGACCCGCTATCATCGGCGTCACCACCATTCGCTCCATCTGCGGCGTCGGCGTCGGCGTCGGCGTCATCAGTAGATGTGCCCCTGAACCACGCTTCATACCCCGTCTCCAACTCATCATCTTTCAAGCGATATTGCTCGAATTTCTCATTAAACCATCGATTAAATTCGCCCGCTTTTACCGTCGCATTCTGTTTCGTCGTCCCCGTCCCCGTCCCCGTCCCCGACATCATTTCATCCAATCGGCGTTTCATTCTCTCGTGTGTATCTCTCGCATACTCATCATCTGCTTCATGTCGGTAACCTTCGGTCTGCATTAAACGTCCATAATCTACCACCGTTTTTGCCGCCGCCGTTGCCGCCGTCGTTCCATCAATCGGTATATACGGCTCGGCCAGTGTATCTTTGCCGACACACCGCAATGACGGAACCGCCGATGTGCGCGGTGTTCTCTCGGCGTATTGTGTATAATGCTCGTTGGTGACGGGGTGGCGAATCGTGTATATCTGATGCACAATGCGATATGCCTTCGTAAAAAAGAGGAAATACTCCTTCGGGAGCTTACTTTTATCCGGATGTGTCATTAAAACTGCGAGTTTTGCACGCTTCAGGTCGTCTTCGGTAAATAATGTCGGTAGTTTGAAAAGTGCGAGGATGTCCGGCAAATTATAATTGTCGATGTTCAAGTCGAGAGATTCCATTTGTGTGTATTATGTATAATTATATTATCATTCTAATTTTATGTTAGTTACACGTACTATACAGTAAATAACATGAATTACAGTCGGTCGGTCGACGACGACGATGACGACGACGACGACGTTTTATATCTTCGCACATCGGGCGAAAAATGCGGCAATATCGGGCGGGCTAGCACCAGTTACCGAGTCGTCGGGAATATATTCGGTATTCCCCGACTTATAAAATAGAAATACAGGGATACCATTCACCATCTTGTTCTTCTTCATAAACGCGTAGAAATCTAGGGAGTCGTCTATATTCACTTCATAACACTCGACGGGGCGCTCCATCTTCATCACGATATTGGCAACTTGCTGAATGGCGAGTTCCTTAATTGTTTTACACGGGCGACACCAATCTGCCGTGAGTTTCAGGATAGTGTGCTTATTTTGCTTGGAATTAAACTCGAGGAGCCCCCGGAATGATTCGCGGGTGAGTTCGAGTGGAGTGAGAGACATGGCATATGATAAAAGATAGATAAGAATTGTCTCGAAAATACGCAATACAGATACATTACTGAAAGGCCTAAGTAAGTAGTTTTACTATTGTTACACCTCCCAAGGAGCCTTACTTGGGGTTGGGTCAAAATAATGAATCTGGCTTGGGTCGGTGATATGATAGCTCAATTTCTTCCATGATGGAATGAAATTCATCGCACCATACCAAATTTTACCCTTTTCAAATTCGGGAAAATATACATTCTCCGCAAAGAACGCTAGATACCCGATAACCGCGGAAAAAGCCCCGTGTGATAAAATAATATGCTTACATGTAGATGCGAATTGGATTGTTTTTATTTCGTCATAAGGAATCAACACAGAACTCGGGAATTCTTTCAAGAGTGTGTCTATATACTCGTGATTCGGCGATTCTGTTGAAATATACAACTTATCATATTTGACATTTTTAATTGCATTGATGTAATATACGAGTCCTGGATTAAACCGTATCACGTCGCCCAATCGAACATGGACATATAGGTCATTGTTATTATTATAACGGTCTTTGAATGGATTATACGAAATAATTTTGGACTGTACCTCGTGCGTGCGTAAATGATAGTATATCAGGTCTATGATTTCCCTTGTTTGTAAATAACTATAATCCGTGTTTGGGTTTAAATTACAAGTTAGGTTGGCTGAATTATAAAATTTGAAATAAGTTGAATCAGTCATGAATGTTGTGTCTTTATGAATCGTCGTTCCGCGAAATAAGTCAATACCCAAACTTTCTATCATACTGTAATTAGAATATTCTACATATAAATTGTGCCTTTTGGCTACTAGCGATATGGCTATATCTCGAATGAAATGATTGCCGAAACGCCCATAGACGCGAACTGTAGTCATAATATGATTAACTGAATAATCCTGCGAATAATAATAAAAAACAACTAGTTGACTTTATATTCGTTTGTAGTAAGTTACTCCCGATTATCGGTCATATGATACGCTTTATCGATTCGTCCATCTCGCAATATTGATGCGTCTAGTTCATGTAATGCGTCGCGAGAGATGTTCGACGTTAGAATCAAGATTAAATTTGGGTAAAATCCTAAGTCGGTGACTTTATCCAACATACTATTCCAGTCGGATTTATCCATCATCGGTATCGGAATATAGAGGTGCGGTTTCACATTGCCTTGAATTACATTCGTGATGAGTTTATCACATTCTTCTAATACTAGAACCAACGGTTTATCATCATCTGGTGAAATTGTGCTATATACTTTGGATAAATAAGAACGGTTTATATAAAAATGGCGGGTTCTGGAAGAACGGCGAAAGCCTGAAATGTTGGTTATTGGCCGAAAATATTCGGTTTGAAAATGTGAAAAATATATAAAATCTACATATCATGGACAACCGAATGGAATGGAACGGGCACTTTTCGGCCGAAAATATTCGGCTTGAAAATGTGAAAATGAATGAATATACGTCATAAACCTATGATAACTGTAGATAACTACAATCTCCCAAGACCGTATATCATGTGGCGTATGTTAATGTGTATGTAAAATATTAACTGTCAGTAAGGCAGTGCCTTCAAAAAAACCCCAAAAAACGGACATTTCTATAAATGTCCATTTTGGCTATAGCGGCCGAGACTTTTGAAAAAACATGTAAAAACACGCCTGTGACTGACATGCTCACAAAACGTGTTTTTGACTGAAAATATTGTGACTGACATTTTTTGTATCAACCGCTGGGTAAGCGACGCCAACGTCCAAAAATGGACATTTTTTATTGATGATAACTGAAAAAACCCCTCTGCGGGAATAACCGTCATGGGTAATGGTAACTCGTATGATTATAAACATGCGGCGTAATAGGTCTGGGATGATGGTATATTGGGATGTTATTCGTTATATATTATTCAACAAAATCATAATAAACATTTTCTAATTACATATACAACAAAATGTATCGGTGTGATATGTGTAATTTTATTACAGTAAATAAGAAGGATTATACGCGCCATGTACAAACGGTAAAACACTTAAAAAATTTGAATACAAAGCCCGAACATAATGATGATGAACCATTCAATTTTATTGTAAATAATATACCAGATATACAGTATCACAAGTGCGAAGCATGTAATATGACATATAAATATAAATCCGGACTATCACGTCATTTGCGTTGTTGTATAAAGTATATTCAATTTAGTAAAGAAAATAACATAATATCCAATAATAAAACGTTAAACGATATCAATAATCTCACGCATATTATTATGGAATTTGTGAAATCTAACAATGAACTTGTGAAATCAAACAACGAAGTTGTTAAATCAAATAGCGAATTAAAAAAAAATACAACCGAAATAATTAAGAGTAATCAAGAGTTGATAGCAACCCATCAAACAACAGCTGAAAAAGTATTAGAAATATGTAAAAATAATGCGGCACCTGTTACGAACAACATATATAATCATAAGGGGGATAATAACCACTTCAGTATAAATGTATTCCTGAATGAGAAGTGTAAAGGTGCGATGAACATGACAGATTTCGTTAAGTCGATTGACTTAACAACGGAGGACATGGAACATGTCGGTCGTGACGGCTACGTGAAGGGCATATCCACTATATTTATCGATAATTTGAAAAATACTGCTATTCATAAACGACCGATTCATTGTACTGACCGTAAGCGCGAAATTTTGTATGTAAAAGATAAAGATAAATGGGAACGCGAAGACATAAACTCTCGGACGATGATTGATGCTGTCAGAACAGTTGAGCATAAGAATATCCAACTTATTAATGAATGGGCTAAGCAACACCCGGAATGCGAGAATAGCGATAGTCACTCGAACGACATTTATATGAAATTATCGAGACACGCACAAGATGGTGAAGATGATAATATAACAAAAGTGATCAAAAACATTGCCAAAGAAACGGTCATCGAACGCAATATCTTAGTGGAATAAACGATTATATGTAAACTCGTAGTTTGGAAGAACTGCGAAGTGTGAAATGTTGGTTAATGGCCGAAAATATTCGGCTTGGAAATAATTATAAAATATATAAAATATGAGATGATACATCCAGTTGTTTTACAACACATGTAATAATCAATTATAGTTCAATGTTGCTACTTCAACCGTCTCCGTTTGCTACTTTTTTTCGGACATTTCTATAAATGTCCATTTTGACTATAGCGGTCGAGACTTTTGAAATAACATGTAAAAACACGCTTGTGACTGACATGCTCACAAAACGTGTTTTTGTCACGATAATTTTGTTACTGACATTTTTTAGGTTATTGCGTTTTGTCCCTATTAGCCACATCGGTTCATTTAACCAAAGTAGCATAAAGAGAATGTAGCAGATATAATATCATATCAGTAACTATTTTATATCATACTAATATATATATCATAACAATTATCGTAAGGAGATTCGGCATGAGCAATACTAACTACGGGTATCGTTGTGACAAATGTAACTATTTTACTACAAGAAGGTTTAATTACATGAAACATATTAACACCGAAAAACATACATTTTTATCTTCGGAAAACACAGAGAATATTATAATACCTTCGGTATCATTGACAACCCAAGTATATTATAAATGTCAAAAATGTGACAGAAAATACACGTTTAAACGGAATCTATGGAGACACTTCAAACAATGTAATGAAGACGGATGTTCTATAATATCTGGTGTAAATGCCTCCATCTCGACTCCACATATTGAGACTGAAATCGACCCGAAAATTCCGATAACTGTTGATTATGGTAAAATGTGTTCTGAAATGTTAGAAGTTATAAAGTCAAATCAAACATTTCAAAATCAACTTCTTGAAATAATTAAGAACCAAAAACCAAATGTAAATAATACGGTTATACAAGGTGATGTTATAAATAACCAGACATTCAGTATAAATGTATTCCTGAATGAAAAGTGTAAAGATGCGATGAACATGACCGATTTTGTGAATTCGATTGAGTTATCCACGGAAGATATGGAGAACGTGGGGCGTAATGGCTATGTGAAAGGTTTATCGAGCATATTCATTGACAATCTGAAAAATACTGATATTCATAAACGGCCGATTCATTGTACTGACCGCAAGCGAGAAATTTTGTATGTAAAAGATAAAGATAAGTGGGAACGTGAAGACATAAACTGTAAGACGATGGTTGACGCAGTCAGAACAGTCGAACATAAGAATATCAACCTGATTAATGAATGGGCAAAAAAACATCCTGAATGCGAGAAAAGCCACACTCGTGCGAATGACGTTTATATGAAATTATCGAAGCACGGGTGTGACGGCGACGATGATAATATAACAAAAGTTATCAAGAACATTGCCAAAGAAACGGTCATCGAACGCAATATCTTAGTGGAATAAATAAACAATTATATTTTGCCCAAAAATAAAACCACCTTATAATAAAATGAACAACATTGTTGATATTATTATAATCGGTAGTGGTATTGCTGGATTATATGCCGCTTACCAAATCAAACGTCTTGCACCCGCGAATACAACCTTTCTCATTTTAGAGAAAAACCCGAAAAAATGGATGGGCGGTCGTGCTGGCAATGAAACCTTCTACGGCGCGGATGTCGTTGTTGGTGCTGGCGTGGGTCGAAAAAAGAAAGACCACGCGCTGATAAAACTCCTCAAAGATACCAAGACGCCTTATTCCGAGTTTGAGTCCACGCGAAATTACGCACAATCACCAGCGGCGATGTTTCAACCCGTCGATATTACGCATATCATGCGAACCCTGAAAGCGGAATACAAAAAACACACCACCAAACATCAAGATAAAACATTCAAGCAATTTTTCATAGACGTTCTCGGTAATAACGCATACAAAGATTTCGTTATAACTACGGGGTATACCGATTTCGAAAATGCCGACATTTATGAAACGTTGTATCATTATGGCATGGATGATAATGTGAGCGGATGGACGGCACTTCATGTGCCTTGGGGTGACCTCGTCGAGAGATTGTATCATGAAATAGGCCAAACGCATTTCCGGTTTTCGACCGAGGTGGCCAATATAGAACAACAACACCCGTCGGCCGACCACCGATTCGAAATCACGACGACCACACCCACCACCACCAAGGCTAAAACATACTACGCAAATAAAGTCATCGTCGCGACCACAATCCAAGGAGTCCGGAAAATCGTCCCAGGCGCGTCATCCCCAACGAGTTTATACCGACAAATCCACGGGCAACCCTTTCTCATCGTTTATGCGAAGTTTGACCGCGCCAGCACCGAAATCATGAAAAAGTATGTCCAAACATTCACGGTGGTTGCGGGACCGCTTCAAAAATTGATACCGATGGATCCGGATAAAGGAGTATATATGATAGCCTATACAGATAATCAACACGCAACACGACTAAAAGCGAAAGGAGCACTCGAAGTTCGTGAAATGTATTCAAAATGGATTCAAAACGCACTTGGAATACCGAAAGAGACGCCGCCACTGAATATAATGGCGATTCGGGATTATTACTGGAACGATGGGACGCATTATTATGCACCTCTCACGGGCGAGTTCAAAACGCGCGGCGAATTCATTCGTAAAGCACAAAACCCGATGAAGGGGATGGTCGTTGTTGGAGAGATGGTGAGCCGTCACCAAGGATGGGTGGAGGGTGCGCTGGAAAGCGTGGATGCGGTTACGAGAGATTTCGAATTCATAAAACGGTAGTATTCCTTTTTCCGCGAATCTCGTCATACAAATCCTTCATTAGAATACACGCGATTGTCGCACCTACAGTAATCAATGGTAAAAATTCAATCATCTACAATATATTATATACTGTAGATTATTATATAACGTCGGGTATTAGCTTCGCCTGCGAATACGCCTATCTCGATTATTCGTGCGTAATGTTTTATTATTCCGCAATTTACTGAAACGACGTCGTGTATGTTTTCGGCGCGAACCGCCACGCCTATTGCGTAGACTCCTCCTGTTCGACTTTGGCGTGGGTGTTGGCTTTGAGATAGTAGGTCTAACACTCGACCCGTGGCGGCTCGCCTTATTATCGGGCACCGGCCGTGGTCGTTTTGTTCCTACCACGTCTTTATACTGAATGATTTGGTTAAATAATTCTTTTGATAACTCACTTGTACCGTCGCCTTTCAAATAAAATGGGAATTCCCTCGTCCAACATGTAAACGCACTCTCATGCGATTTCGTCTGGTTATAACAATCAACTGCTTTATCTCTCACTTTTGTCGCAGACATCACCACCACTGAATCAGTTTCAGAAGTAATGGGGTCGATTGCTTTTACTCCGCCATCTGTTACGTCAATTAACGGAAACAATTCTTTCAGGATTTCACAAGAACCCTCTCGTATCCACGTTAACTTGGTTGCGTCATCATCTTTATTACCAGCCACTTGAGTTATTGAAATTTGGCGTACAGTGTCGGGAAACGACGTCGCGTGGACATGCTCGACTACTTGGGTGACTGGATGTTCCCTCTTTTGAATGATATAATCGACGCCTTCGCGATAGTTTTGTAGACCAAGTCTATGGCGTATAAAGTCGGCTTTGGTATCATGTTCGATCGGGTTTGCTCTAGTACGTAATCCTCCGGCTGGTCCGTCTCCTAATAAAATTAAAGCACATGTACGACCAGCACGTGCCAGTTTAATTGTTTCTTGAATAACCTGAATATGACCGGAATGTGGCGGCGTAGCTCTACCTACAAAAAAATAAAACCTTCTTATATTTGCGTCAACTACGGCGTATTCCATTATTACTATAATATACATTCATATTATTATTATTTCACATCCCCACCACCACCTTTTCCAAGTCCGCGATCCGGATATGCGGCAACTCGGTATGCGCCTCCCAGAAATACTTACAATATGACCACTTGAAGTCCAGTTTATCGCAATAATAATGCGAGTAATAACGCTTCAACTTCTCCGCCACCGCCGTAGGCAGTAATCCGTGCGACGCCATCGGGAGAACGTAGCAAAGTTGAACCAAATCGCGCACCGGGTTCTTTACGGCGGCCGTTTCAGGGAATAACGCGGTATCTAAATCCGGCATATAACGCATCAAATGAACGAGAAGCGGTGCGTAAGCGTATTCATACGTCCATCGCCAATCCACGCACCCCGTCGAATAATATCGCATCGTCCATTCTAAACCTTCGATATAATTCACACAAATTCGCTGAAGTCGGTCGATGGTAGGGGCGCCGCGCCCGCTGTTCGCATAAATATCAATATTAAATAATGCGTCATAATAGCGGTATTCCCAGTTCTCTCGAAATGGATCGATATATCTCTCAACCGCACGCTCCTCCATCGGGATTGTCATAAAGTCGTTGAGAGAATGGCACTTCTCAACATTCGCCACCAACTCGACTACACGCTTACACGCAACTTTTGTAAGGTCGCGAATATCAACGACTACTGGCGGTGTCGTGGTTATCGATGACCCACCTCGAAGGTCTAGTTTCCCGCCGCCATCGCCACCGCCGAATCTCTGCTTACCTTGACGGTCACGAGTCTTATGCTCATTCATAAACCGATTATGCTCGGTCTCGGCCAGTAAGCCTATGAACGCACGCATTGTTTTCCAGACGATGACAGGTCTGCCAGATACACGCGTAACCAAGTATTCTTTACTGTTTTTAAACATATTCGCATACGTTTGAAGCAATACAGTCATCCCGTTGGTGCGTAAATTCAAAGACGGAAAGTGCGGCATGAAATCATTTCCAAGCATGAATGTCATCACAATATAATCATCAATTGCCGCAATGACGTCAGGTGTTATTTTTGAAGCCGTCGCTGCTTCCGTCAGCCGCATTGCCGCCTCCGCCGCCTCCGCCGCCTCCGTCTTAGCATCAGATACATACATGGTGTTACCATTGCCCGATACCGTGCCATTTTCTTTCGTTTCACGCATTATTGCCTCAAGCGAACACGCAAATTCGGGAATGTCCAAATAATACTGTTCGCTACTTGAAAGTGTGCTATCCAACGACTGGATGAAGTCGGGTGTATCGCGATACAAGTAGATATTTTGAGAGACATGAAGATGATTCAAGCAAAGCATAATCAAGTCGGCATCCAGACCATAGATAAGCGTAGTTGTATCTTTATGATATTTCGCATTATCGCGGATATATTCGAATATTTTGTGCTCGCCCTCGCCAGCAGTATCACTACCTGAATAGACATACTCGACGGTATTTCCTAGCACACGCGCCTTCATTTCGCAATAATCCCGCATCCGCGTGTTGAGTTTATTCATGAATAAAGTGCCAGGCGTAATCGCGGAGGTATTCCATGCTTTATGCACGCCAGCGGGCACGGTCGCGGTCGCGGTCTCGGTCGCGTCCTTCAACGGATCCAACAACGCATTTTTTTGTGTAATCGTCTGCTCGACCACTGAAGTAAACCACGACTTGTATCGCCTCTCGCGTTGCTGATTCAATTTAGCAACAGGAGCAACGCCATCAAACGCAATGAATACTTTACCTGAAGGGCGAAATAACTCGATATATTCGGTTATTTTATTACAGACTGTTTCGATAAGTCGGTCTTCGTAATCCTGATTTGATATACCTCTGTTAGAGCCAACAACACGAACCGCGTCATAGATGAGACCATTTGTATCCATATAAATATTGTGGATGTGTGGAAGAGACCCCAGTTTTTTAATGATGGACTTGTGACGTTTTACAATATTTGAGAAATAACTTGGAATACCCATTTTATGTGACGATGACGGCGATGACAGCGACTACGATTATATTCTATACGCGAATCTGTTTATATATCAATTTATCGGCGTCGCCCCAGATTAAAATACTAGGAGTATATAACCATAACATAATGACACTTCAACTTACATTTTCGAATGTCGTCCAAATATTCAGTATATTCGCACCTTTATTTTTAGGCACTTTTCTGGTTCTTGTATCGATATTCAACCAGAATATTAAAGGAATGATATATCTAGGTGGCGTCTTAATCGCGTCGGTGATTAATTATATGGTAAGTATGGTGATTGGAAGCGAGCCACTTGACAATGAAGGGTCGATATGTAATCTCGTCGAATTTCCTCTCATTCCCTCCCGCTATAATGTTCCAAATTATAATAGTATGTTTATCGGTTTTACGCTCATGTATCTGCTTCTCCCGATGTTGAGTAATAATCAAATCAACTTCTGGATTGTTGGCACGATTGTGAGTATATTCGCGGTGGATGCGTATGTCAAACTCCAGTATTTCTGTACGGTTCCACGCGGTATTACGATTGGCGGTATCGTCGGTTTAACATTGGGCGCGGCTTGGTATTTCATGTTAAAGTTCAACAATTTCGAGAGTCTGCTGTTTTTCAACGACCTAACAAGCAATAACGTGGTGTGCAAGCGCCCGCAAAACCAGACATTCAAATGCTCGGTTTATAAGAATGGTCAGGTGATACAGGAACTCTAGCTTTTTTGTGGATTCTCCACTCCCTCATTCACGCATTCGCGTAATTTCGGTCGTTGCGATTCAACAAAAACTGGTAATCATTGTATACATTATATTGTCATGATAATGTATATAATCTCCACTACATGGTCTCCAAAACACGAAAAGCACCAACGGCTAGCGCAACCTTATTCAAACCAGGAACAACCAAAACCGGCAATGACGGAAATAAGTGGACCATTATCGCGGATACACGCGGCGTCCAACGATGGCGGAAAATCGATGCAACAACAACGCGTAAACCGACTACAATGAAACAACGACGCCGAGGTAAATCCGCGCGGGCTCTAGCGACCGCGGCCGACCCTGATTCGGTCTGGGGCAAGAATAAGCCTCTCGAAAAGTTCTGGCAAGACCTCGCGTCTGGTCGAAAGGTCGTCGTAATTTACGCGAAGCCGAGTCATAAAATAGTCGAGGTTCCAACCGGTAAAACCGCCATACGTGCGGCGTTTGATGGCTTTGACGCCGACCCGAATATTGTCGCAGTTTTGTCGTCGAATATGTCACAGGACGCGTATGAAGTTTATCTATATCCAAAGGTGCGGGACAATAGTGTTGAATATGTTATCCAGAATTATAAAAAGTTTTTCAAATCATCGGGTCCTATGCCAGCCGACCTCGTTGAAAAGGGGGTTCCGGCGCAGAAAAAAGTGCTGTATCCAGCGTAATACGTGGACACCCGCGCATGCGTAGCCGCTAATTATAAAACTTCGAGTAATTACGCACCATCCACCCTGAAAAGTCGGAGAGAAGCAACTGCTTTTGAAACCCATTCGCAAACATTTTTAAGTTGCCGCCGTTTGAACGCTCGCCATATATTCGAAAAAAATACTGGACAACGTCGTGTGTTTTAGCACGCTTATATTTTTCATCCGCTTGTTCGTACGTAAATTTGGGGGTTTGTTTACGCGCATTGACCGTATTATGAAAATCCACTAGGAAATAGTGAAGTTGTTCCTTTGTAGTTATCGATGCGATAATGCGTGAGTTTGTTTTCATGTAATCAACCGCGTGTTGCGTGCATTCGGGGCACGGCAGATTCGCACAAATACGCTGGATATATTGTATTAACTCTGTCTTTATTTCTGCGAAGTTTTCTGGAACGGCTTTATACGCAAGTGTATGAAATAGATACCATACACATGGCCCCCATACGCTTTTTGAAACCATTATTCGAATAACTGACCTTATAGATATGCATTATATGAATATAAAAAAAACACAATGTTATATTCATAGATTGAAATGACGCCGGGGATTATATACGAAATTGAAGGCGGTGTAGATTTTTTCAAAGAGTTGAAACAATTTGGGTTGTCGAACCAACCAGCCACCGCATCTTCTTCTTCTTCTTCTTTGACGCATGAGGAAGAAGTGTGTTGTCTTATAACTCATGAAAAACTGCGAAAAGACCACATCGTGTTAAAATGCGGTCACCGATTTAACTATGTGCCTCTTTTTAAAGAGGTTCTATTTCAAAAATGCTCTTTATTGCCTAAAAATCTCTCGGCGAAGATAATTACAACCTATACAAAGCCTGCGAATACCGCCGCCCTCCCGACGAATACGAATACGAATCAGCAGAGTAACGTCGCGTCCATACTATATAACAGTTCATATAATTTAGAAACTACGAAGTTGAATTATAATGAGATGAAATGCCCGTATTGTCGTGCGATAACACCTAATATACTTCCATATTATCCATACCCTGATATATGTAAGGTAAAGTATGTAAATTTTCCGTTTAACTTGGCACTGCCTAGCGTGTCGTGCGAGTATGAACAATTTGTCTCTGGAGTGCCGGAGGTTGATGATATGGACATCGACCTAGACCTTGTTATCGAGCCCCGTACATGTCATTCGTTATGTACGTATAATGAAAAATACAACCTCATGCTATGTAATAAGCACTTGAATAAACTCGAATCATCGGCGTCTAAAAAAAAGGGGGGTAAAAAGAAAAAACCAACGCCGATGTGTATGAATGATGAGAACGTCATTATTTCACATCATAATCCAGCAACGGCCAAATGTTCGTTTATCTTGCTTTCGGGGCATCGTAAAGGATGTCCGTGCGAGAAACCGCATTGGGTGCCGAAACTAGATACTTTGAATAACGCCCCCGTTTCAACAAATCCAGCAGCAACATATTGCAAGGCACATTATAATAAATGTATTTCTACATTTTCATGAAGACATTATTCACGCGAGAGTTGCCCGGGACTGGCTGAAGCCGACACAGGGAAGTTACGGGAGGAGCCGCATTTAATAATTTCGCGCGCCGAACAGATATAGAAGAGGCGCCCACACCAGAACCCGCGGTATAGGACGCGTTTTTGTTGTTGTTATGGACATCCGCCATCAACGTCAAACGAGCACGTTTCAGCATTTTACAATAATATAATACAATAATATAATACTATGATAAAATAATATATAGTATTATACCATGAATTTCATTACACGGTATCTGCCGCCTACATTATCCAGACGCGATAAGGCACGCCAACGCAATGAACTCACCAAATCACGGCGATTATACAAACAGAATAAATATTACACACGAAAATCCGTGAAGTCATTCAAATCAAAACCGTCTAAACACGTTGATAACGCACGACGGTTGTATCGTATCCAAAATATACGACCGACGAGAGAATTATCCGCCCGAACGGGGTGTTCATTGAAAGGGCTCCGGCAAATCGTTCGAAAAGGGGAGGGGGCGTACTATTCGTCGGGGTCGAGACCCAACCAGACACCGCAATCGTGGGGGTATGCACGCATCGCAAGTGCGATAACGGGTGGAAACGCGTCGGCGGTCGATTTCCATATCATCGATAAAGAATGCGACCATCGCAAACCCGCATATCGTTTAGCACAAAAACCGCGAAAATAATGATACATTTTTTTATGTTTATAACTATAATTATAATCATATGAACACTCCTACTCAACAATATCCTCTTCCAGTCCTTCCGTCGTCGACCGACGCCAATATGACGTGTCTAGACATCGTTGCGGCAGATACGAACGCCACGCCGCATGTAACGAAAGAGCAATTGAAGGATTACCTGCGCCAGTGGGTTCGTGTCGAAAACGAAATTAGCACGCTTACAGTTGAAATAAAAAAGCGAAGATTGATTCATCAACAATTATCGGCATCGCTTTTAGATGTCATGCGTAAGAATGAAATTGACTGCTTTGATATCACAAATGGTCGCATTGTTTATTCAAAAACGAAGTTTCGTGCGCCGCTTAATAATGGACAGTTGAAAACCGCGCTTACTACGTATTATAAGGACGATACCGAGAAAGCCAGTAGTCTTGCTGATTTTTTGCTGGCATCTCGTGTGGAAAAAACGCGAGAATCCGTGAAAATGAAAGTCCCAAAAAACAAATAAATAGATATGTTATACAGATATAAGTGTTTCTTTATAACAGGTATGTTTTATATAGGCGGCGCTGGTAAAAAAAAGGCACTGCGAGAGATATTTAAAGTAAAAGAGACGAACCGTGACAGTGACAGTGAAGATGAAGATGACTTGAAGCAGCATGACAAAGATGACCGTACTAGTTCACGGTCGCGGTCACGGTCGCGGTCACGGTCACGGTCGCGGTCACGCATTAGCAATAGAGCAAGCGACGACACCGAAAACGATGACGAAAGCAACGAAAGCGATGACGAAAGCAACGAAAGCGAAGAACGCGAAGAGAATCATGATTATGTTGCCACCATAGGTACTATTCAAACCGCCGGGTTTCATCATCATTATAAATTCGCAGATGAAGAGTTGGAGTATGACATAGCAGAATTTGCGGAGCAGAATCCGGATGTTACGCAATACGAGTTCGTAATTTATAGAATAAATACTAGGTGTGTTAGTCCGTTCCTCGAGTTTTTATTTTATTACGAAAAATCTGTGTGTAAATTGCCATACTATAAACATGAACATAAAAAACATATACGCAAGGAGTGCGATAATGTGATGCGGCATCTATTCACAAGCAAATATCGGTATAAAGGATACCTCCACGATGAACTTTCTGGGAAATGTTTTGTTTTTTATGAAAAATACTTCCGCGAAGAACTTGCCGAGCCAATGAAATTAACGCTACAGAAGCCGCATAACTGGTATTGGGTATGTACTACCGAGATTCTTCACCGGAAACGTTACATGACAATACCGATTCAAGATGGTGCGGTTGATTTATTTGTGGCATATCCAACAATCGGTCTTCTTCAGGCGGCTATTCCTAATCCGGATACACGCGTCTCTCGACGACGGTTTCAAACGGAGCATATTGAAGCGCCAACTATATTATATTACGGTTCTACCTTATGTTATGCTGAAAACACGGCGTCATATGGACTAAAACGCGAACCTCTTATATCTAGATTTGGGCCATTCTACTATTTCACTTCTTTAGAACATTCATATTATTGGGCGTGTTATCATAATACGAGCAAACACGATAATAAAGAACGAAACGCCGACGGCGGTTTATCGCGATACGCGGTATTCACGAAGCGAATGAAAACCGCATTTCAAGACGAAGATTACGACGTCGAAACGGTAAAGAAGTTTATCGAGCGGAAAAATATCTTTGAGACCAAAATCAACCAATATCGCCAAACACAGGAAATATATCATCCAGAAACGTATGATAGCATATACAGTTACGATTATTCATGGACGGTCGACTTCGACACGATATATAACGGATATTATAACAAGGGGAAGGTTATTCGTCCGGTATGGTGTGTATGCGAACATCGCAATTTCCAACTACTCTCATATTACGCGGTTGATACAGAAAACATCCCAACTACATATGACCCCGAATATACGAATTATACAATTATGTAAAATATTCACTGGATATATACTAGTACGGCGGCAATTACGAGAGAATGGGGTTATTCGATAATAAGATTTACAATTTTATCATGCTATTTGCCGTTAGTGGTATTATTGTCCAAATTATGACTTTCTTTGACGTAGAATTCGTATTCTATATAAGTTATCTTCTTTGGTTTATCGCAGTGGGTATTTTTGTGATTATTCTTCCAAGAGGGCAAAGTTCGGTTATTTAGCGAAGATTATAATGTGGAGCATATACATAACGCACATACGTTTATGATGCCACCGAAACCGATTACATATAATAATGAACTAGAACGCCTACTTAAAGAGAATTCGGAGGAGTGTGAGTCACTTTCGATTCTTCACCGAATGTCATACGAAAAATACAATAAACTGTCGAACTATATTAACATTCCGGTAATTATATTGAGTAGTGCGATAGGTTTTATTACGGGTATTGATTTACAATATGCCCAAATGAATATAATTCTAGGTGTAGGAAGTGTATTTGTTGGTATTATTAAATCGGTAGATACATACTTCCAATTGGCGAAACGCGCCGAGTCTCATCGAATTTGCTCTTTACAATTTTCACAGATTTCTAAAAAAATTCAGGTTGAATTGACGCTTCATCGAGACCAGCGACTTACTGCCGAAAATATGATGAATATTGTTAAAACCGATATAAAAAATCTACAGGATATTGCCCCGCTTATAGACGACGACGTGATAGAAATTTATAATGGTAAATATCGGCGATATAAACGGGTGAAGAAGCCCAATTTCGTGAATGGTCTCACGGAAGTGAAAGTAAATCCGCATAATAATGAACACGAATACGAATTTGCGAGTCGGCAGGGAAGTCGCGAAGCAAGTCCGTCGAATAATCAAAATGACGCTTCTTCTCAGGACGATGCACCGCCGTTACAGCCACCTGCTGGAACTACATCGCCAGAGCAAGACGAGCCACTACACGATGACGATAATAAAAGCATCGACCCAATTCAACCGACAATCGTACCGATTGTTCATAACGAAACCTCTTCGGTTCGTAAAAGTCCGTCATTGGCATTACCCATTCAAAACACGAATTCGGTTATTGACAATAGTCAGTTACTACAGTTATATCAGCAGTTACAGGCACAGGCACAGGCACAGGCACAGGCACAGGCACAGGCACAGGCACAGGCCTTCACCCAATCACCGCCACATGCGGTGTCGTCTGCTATTATTCCATCCGTATCTCCAACACATAGTATTAGCAGTAGAACGTCAGTTCCGCTTGGACAAATACAAACAGATAATCTTGGTAATCAAGTTGTAAATATATGATGAAATAAATTGAACGATAATGTAAAGAAATAATAGATATACAAAGAACGATTACATCGTATATCTATTTGTAATGAATTCATCGGCGGCATCGGCGGTATCGGCGGCAGTAAAGTCAAAGCCGGTATCTTCGAGGAAAAAATCATCAGTCAAGGTGGATGAAACTGATAAAATAACTGAGAAAGTTGAGGGTGGAATTATTGTTCGTAGGTATCAGGGAAAGAAGATAGAGATAGAATGAAAGAAAGAAGTAGAAGAGGGGAAAGAAGTAAAGAAAGAGAAAAAATTGAAATGGTAAGAAAGGAAGAGGTAAGTATCGAGTGTGAAGAATGTTGAGAGGGA